AGTGCCACCACGCATAGTGCCATCGTGCCGGGCACCAAGTTGACCGGTGGGGCGGCGGGAAGCGCGATGCCCTCGACCGCACTCGGGAGTTACATCCTCGGCCGTTCACTCAGTATTCTGGCGGCCAACGCCACCGGCATCATCACGATGCTCATTACTCATCAGGGTGCCGGCTCCACGGGTGCCGGTCCGTCCGCGTAAGGAGGCGCGACTACCATGAAGCCACTCGTCATCCGCAAGTCGCAGCCGACCTATACGGAAGTGCATATCGACACGCCACTCACCACCATGTCGGTGGCGTTCGCGCAGGCGGCTGATTCCTTCATCGCGGGCCAAGTATTCCCCCGCGTGCCGGTAGACAAGAAATCCAACAAGTACTTCACCTTCCCGCGTGAGTACTTCCTAGCCAACCATGCCCAGAAATGGGCGATTGGGACGGCCGCCGCGCGGTCCGGCTATCAGATTTCCAACGACAGCTACGAGGTCGAGCGGGAAGGGCTAGAGACAGCGATTCCTGACGAGAATCGGGACAACGCTGACGCTGGGCTCAACCTCGACCGTTCTGGAACGGAGTTCGTGACGGCCAACCTATTGGTTGCCGTCGAGGTCAACTTCGTTTCCTCGTTCTTCGCGGCCAGCATCTGGGACAATTCGATCACGCTGTCCAATGGAAAGTGGAATGACGCCAACTCCGATCCCGTGACCGATATCAAGGGCATGAAGCGGACGGTCCGGGAGAATACCGGCCAGGAGATGAATACCGGCGTCTTCGGCCGGCTCACCTTCGACCGCCTCACTGAGCACCCAGACGTGATCGACCGGATCAAGTATTCGGCCGGTCCGGGGAATCCCGCCATCGTCAACCGCCAGACCTTGGCGCAGTTGTTCGAGCTTGAGCGGGTATTCGTTGCCAATGCTACCCGGAACACGGCAGCGGAAGGTATCACGCCGAGTTACGACTTCGTGGCTGACGAGGATGCGGCCATGCTGGTGTACGCGGCTCCTCGGCCGGGCATAGAAGTTCCGTCTGCCGGGTACACGTTCACTTGGCGCGGCACCGGGAACAACATGGGCCTGGAGTTCGACCGCTACCGGGAGGACAAGACCAGGTCTGATGTGATCCGGGGCGGCCTCTGGTATGACCACAAGGTCGTATCGGCCGCCCTCGGCTGCTTCAACGCCGACGTGGTGGACTAAATGGCCTTGCTGGCGACGCGGGCCATGCAGTTGGCTGGCCATGAGGTGCAGCCCGGTCAGGCCGTAGATGGGCTCTGGCCGGATCTGCGCGAACGGACCCGGCGGGCGCTGCTGAATACCCGTCGGGTTGTACAGGACGAAGGGGAAGCGGTGATGCCGGTCGGGGAACCCGCCCCGGCCGTGGTCGAGGTGGTCAAGCGCAAGCGCGGCCGGCCTCGGAAACACCCACTCCCGGAGGCCAGCAATGGCTAAGGGTCGGTACGTCGGCAAAGGGGGCCTGTACGGGTACGGCTCCATCGTCCAGGTCCATTCGGTCACGTCCACGGCGACCGTCCTGCCCAACTGGGGGATGGTGTCGTTCGGGAACGTTGCGGCCAAGACCTGGCGGATGAAGGACCCGCTGCCCGGTCAGACTGTCGTGCTCTACTGCAACGACGCGGCTGGCGGGGCGCTCCAGACGGTCAAGACCTCCTCCACGCACAGCTTCATTTCTCCGGGCGGCACCCGCACGAGCCTGATCTTCTCCGGGGACAACCAGACCGTGACGCTGATGGGCCGCACCACGGCGGTCTACGAGGTGCTGGCCTCGGCGCGGGATGGGGTGACCACGGTTACCTCCACCGCGGTCAAGTTCCCCACCGAGGGCGTGGTCTCCTTTGGCGCTACGGGTGCCAAGTCGTGGCGGATGCCGCCTCCGATGGCTGGTCAGCGGCTCACGCTCTACTGCAACGATGGGGCGACGGGCGCGATCCAGAAGGTGTTTGCCAGCACGTCGAACGCCACCAACTTTGCCACCACGGGTGGTCTCAAGAACGTGGCGCAGTTCGACCACGACCACGAAAGCCTGGTGTGCCACGCCCTGAGTTCGGCGGTTTGGGCCATCAGTCCCAACGCGAGCATCACGTACAGCACCGCGTAACCCTTCACCCGAAAGGAGCAAGGCCGATGCGAGGCCCTGTTCAGCCCGTAGTACCGGAAACCGTCGTGAGCGAAGCGGAGCCCAACGGGGGTGGCGCATCCACCCCCAAGCGGCGCCGCGGCCCTAATCGGATCAAGAATCTCCTGCCCCCGGAACCCGTGACGCGGCGATCCAAGGTCGCCATCATGGGCTACACGGAGCATCGGAAGTACGCCCCGTTCCTCCATCCAGACTGGGAAATCTGGGGCTTGAATGACTTGTACCACGAGTTGCCGGACGGCTTGACGCTCGACCGGCTGCGCTGGTTCCAGATCCACGAATGGACGGAACAAGGACTCCGACCCGAGAGCCCGACGGACTTTCAGGCGGGGCCGCCACATCCGCGCGATCCGAACCACGTTCCCTGGCTCAAGGAATGGTCGGCCAAGGGGATGCGGCTCTACCTGCTGGATGCGCGCGCGGAACTTCCCAACGCTACCGTGATGGACCGTGAGGCCATCTTCCGCTACTTCGAGGACGGGACCGGCCACCCGATTCGCTACTTCACCAATAGCATCTCCTGGATGCTGGCCGTTGCCATCATGGAACTCGCGCCCGATCATCAGGCGGTTGCGGGTGCCGAGATAGGCATCTTCGGCGTAGACATGATGATGGCCGGCGGCCCGGGCAGTGAATACGGGTGGCAGCGGCCCTCCTGCGAATGGCTCATCGGCTGGGCTCGGGGAGCGGGCATCACCATCCATCTGCCCAAGGAATCCGATCTCCTCAAGACGGCGTTCCAGTACGGGGACAAGCAGGGCGAGTACTTCCGTAAGCGGGTCCAAGCTTACCGCAACGAGATGAGCCGGCGGCGCGGGGAAGCGGATGGGGCGATAGAGCAAGCCAAGGCTGCCCATCACGAGTTGACTGGGGCGATCAACTGCGCCGATTGGATACTCAAGAGCCACATGCCGAGCGATCCGGGGGAACCAGGACCGGGTCGGGTGCCGGTGCCGGATAGCCACAAGGGGTTGCCGACTGGGGTTACGACCCCGGAGGAGTAACATGGCGAAGGATCGCGTCATCACGACCTGGGGGCCACATGCCCTCGCGACGCTGACCGGCACCACGGCGGCGGCGGAAACGGCCACCGCCTGGCATCATCTCGGGCCGGCCCTGGCCAACCGGATGTACTTCAAGGCCCGGTTTTCCGCGGCGGGGGTCATCAAGACGAGTGCGGGGAACCGGCTCACGGTGCGTGGGGCATTGGCCCCAACGAGCGGGGACATCTCGACGGCGCATACTACGACGCTGGTGACCCGCACCAGTACGAATCAGGCCACGCAACTGGCTTCGACTGTGGCGCTCATGTTCAACTTCCTGCGGGTGGAGAGCACTGCCCTGGTCAGCGGGATCGCGGCGGACTGCTTTGTGTCGGCCATCCCATGACCTACTGCTGGGGTGGGGTCTGGGTCTGGCACGGGCCGCTAGTCGGGAGTGAAACCCGGTGAGCTGGACGTACAGCGGAGACCCGGCGTCGTCGAATACCGACGCGGTGCGCTTCCTCTGCGGTCAGACCTCGACTGCGGATTCGGTGCTCTTGGCGGACGAGGAACTGAGTTACCTCATTGCCCAGACGCCGACGGTCAACTATGCCGCCGCGCGGGCCTGCGAGAGTCTGGCGAACCAATACGCTACGCGGTTGGCCGAAGGCGAAGCGGTTGGACCGTTCAGCGCGGAATGGGGAGATCGGGCCCAGAAGCTCCAACAGCTCGCTAAGGCGTTGCGGACACAAGCAGGCTTCAGCGTCACGCCGTTTGTCGGTGGGAGTCGAGTAGCGGACCGGGATAGCCGGGTGGACGATACCGACCGCGTGGCCGATCAGTTTACGGTGGGCATGATGGATGAACCGGGGAGTATCCAGACGGAGACGGAAAGCACATGACGCTCTGGCGCACGCTCGCTGGACAGTTGAGTCAGACGGCGACGCGGAACGCCTTTGCGGGCTACAACAGCCGGGGCGATCCGAGTTTCAGCACGTCGGCGACAACGTTCCCTGTGCGCGTGGCCGGCAAACAGGGGCTCACGAAGGGGCCGAGTGGGCGTGACGTGCTGTATCGGCAAGAGGTCTATGTCGGGCCGAGCAGCACGGGCGGGACGCCGAACTTCACCGTCCAGGATCGGGTCACGCTACCCGATGCCACGACGCCCCCGATTGTGAACGTGGGGACATTCCCGGAACGCAGCGGGGTGAGTTTCCAGGTGCTCTACTGTGGCTGAGATCCTGAGTCTCACGATGACGGGCGATGCTGCCTTGCTGGCCAACTTGGAGAAGCTGGCCACCGGCCAGAACCTCGCTATCGAGCGCGGCTTATTCCGCTGGGGCGAGGAAGTCATGGCCGAGTCCAAGACTCAGTACGTGCCGGTGGATACCGGCGCCCTTCGCGCCTCAGGGTTCGTGATGACGCCAAGCCTGCGGGACGTTCCCCCAGGAGCCGTGCCGAGCCCGGAAGCGATGACGGCCATGCAGCCCCGGACTCAGGATGAAGTTGTCGCCGTGCTGGGCTACGGCGGCCCAGCGGCCCCCTACGCGCTGGCGGTGCATGAGAACCCGCGCTCCGGCAAGACGGGCGGTGTCTCGCCCCAGGGTAAGCGATACAAGCACTTCGCCCGGGTGGGGCAGTGGAAATACCTAGCTATCCCGGTGCAGAACCATGCGAGCCGGTTAGCTGAAGTGGTGGCGACCGAAGTCCGGGCGTTCATCGCGGGGTTGGGGCAGCGTGGCCGAACTCGTTGATGATGTCATTCGACGCCTCAGTACGCAGGGCGTCGGGACCACGAGCAGCACGGCGACCTGGCGTATTGTGGCGCGGGATTTCTTGCCGGGAACCATCGGCTCGAGCAGTCAGGCGAAGATGATTGCCGTGACGGTGACCGGAGGATTCCCGCAGATGAGCGCCGAGGACCTGACCTATCCGACGTTCCAGGTCCGGGTCCGGGACTCCGCCACGAGTAGCACGGGACTGGAAGCGAAGATGACGGCGACGGTGACGGCACTGAATCTCACGGGCGGGCTGACGATCAACAGCCGGAAGTATCTGGATTTCCGGCTTGAGGGTGAGCCGTTCTTTCTGGGACGGGATGAGAACCAACGACCGCTGATGGCTGCGAACTTCGTGGCGTGGCGGTCCCGGACGACGTAAGGGAGGCAACATGGCGACGAATGCGTTTAACGGCCGGCTCATCCGCTGTCAGGTAGCGGCCACGTCCAGTGGGTCGCTGGTGAGTTTCGGTGGGCTTCAGGGCGCAACCCTAACACTCGACCGACCGGAAATCTCGGTGGTGCACCAGGACACGTCCGGCTGGGAACAGACCTTGGCGGGGATTGCCAAGTGGACGGTACGGGCTCGGACGGTACATCTCTCGACGGCGGCGACTCAGGAACAGGACACGCTCCGGGCGGCGGCCCTCGCGGGCACGCGCAAGTGGTTTGCCTTCATCAGCAGCACGTCAGCCGGTGGGCAGACGTGGAAGGGGAATGGCTACGTCTCTGGGTTTGACCTCGACGGCGACCAGACCTCACCCGTGATGCACAACTTTAGTGTGGCCGGGGACGGCGCGATTACGGAGTCCTAATGGCGACGCTGCAACTGAACGGGACGAGCTACACGCTGGCCTACAAGCCGTGGGGAGTGATCCGCCGGCTTCACAAAGAGCAGGGCGTCAATCTCCTCGACTTGCTGGGGGATGAGCAAGCCGCAGATCGGATGATGGACCCGACGACCTTGAGCGCCCTAGTCTGGGGGGGATTGATCCATGCCCACCCGGAGATGACCCTGGAACAGGTAGAGGGCTGGATGGGGTTGGACAATCTCGCAGTGGTCTCTCAAGCCGTGGCGGGCGCGATCAAGGAAAGCCTGGAGGGAGCAGGGGTCGCCGCAAACCCTACGACCTGATCCCACGGCTGGAACGCGCAGCGATGCGTGCGGGGCTGCGTCCGTGGGAGGTTGCGCGATGCAGCCCCGGTGACTTGCTCGGCTGGTGTCAAGCGCACTACGGGGAGGACGCCCCGGATGACGGGATGAGCCAGCAGGCGAAGGCGGACGAACTGATGCGGAGGCTGCGTGGCCCAGGTCGGTGATGTCTTGATGACGGCGCGGGCGGATGTCGGACAGGCGAAGCAAGCCTTCCGCTCCCTCCAAGCCGATGTCAAGCAAGCCAGCGCCGACTTCAAGGCCGGGGTCATCTCCATTGGGGATTACCAGACGGCTATTCGTACGGCCCGACAGGAAGCCATCAGCCTGCGATCCGCCGGCTTGGCTCCCGTCGGTCGGGAACTCTCGTCATTTAGTCAGGTCATGGTTGCTACGACACCGCGCATTGAAGGGGCGCGGCGTGGGTTGGGGACGCTCCGCGGTGCGATGGTCGGGCTGGCGGGTTCGATGGTTGGGGTCCGTGGCCCTCTCAATGCTCTCGTTTCTGGGCTGCTGTTGTTCGGCACGGGTGGGGCGATTGGGGCGGGTGTCGCCGCCGGGCTGGCGGCCTTGGCATTCGGCTTCAACAAACTTCGCCAGGGGGCCAAGGACGCAGCCGAAGCGGTGAAAACGTATGCTGATGCGTGGCGAGCTTTGCCGGAACAACAGAAGGTACAGACGGCTGCGGATCTTGCCAAACTACAAGCACAACAAGCCGACATCAACTTGCGGCTAGCGCCGCTCCTTGAGAGTCAACGTCAAGCAAAGGCTGGCGGGATTGCTACGCCGGCCCTGAACAAGCAGATCGAAGAGCTCCAAAAGAAGTTTATTGAGGTTAGCACGGCTGTCGCTGGGGCGATGCAAAAACTCAGCGGCTTCCGAGAAGATGTTGCGAAGACCGGCACCACGGTGCGGGAAGCCCTCTTGCCGCCTCTGGAAGACATCCAACGGGACCTAGACCGTTGGAACGCGAATCTCCGGCAGCAGGCTGAGGCTGTGAAAGACGCGCTTTCACCCCTACGAGAATACGAACGGGCACTAGAGAGCCTGCGTGAATTGGAAGCCTTAGGGCTCATCGGTCATGAGGAACGCCTTGCACGCGGGGATCAGTTACGCCGCGCCGCCTCGGACGTCGGTAAGCCCATGTTTGCCAGTACCAAGGCACAGATCAAGGCTGAGTTTGATGACCTCGGCTTGACCGCAGCGGGCGCGTTTACCCGAGGCTTCATCCGCTCGGCCTTCGAGGGCTTCAAGGGATTCGGCTCGGTGCTCAAGAACGTCTTCGCCTCCCTGTTTGAGGACGCGTTGATGCAGGCGCTTCGACGGCTCGGTGGTGGTGGCGGGGGGAGTGGGATACTCGGATTCCTGTTCAATACCGGTGTTGGGTTCGCTACTGGTGGGCCAGCGGGCGCGGCCATTGGGGGAGCGGCCAGCATTGGTATTCGACCCCCGGGCCCGCCTGAGTTCAGCGGTATGAACATCAACGTCGGCCCGGCCCGTGATCCGATCAGCATTGCCCGGGATGCTCAATGGTTGGCCGCTCTCGCCGCGTCGAATCTTCAGCTTGAGGCCGGCGGCTTCCGGTTGGCGAGGCGCTAATGGCCAAGTTCGGGAACGCCGCGATTCTCTGGACCTCGACGGAAGATGCCAATACGTCGCGCGTCTTCCTATTGGATCAGCCGTTAGTGGAAGTGACACCGCACCACAATCAGACCGTCTACCGCCGGGAGTCGCTGGATCGCTCTGCCGTGGAGACGTACAGTGTCGGCAGTGGTGCCTATGAGCTGACCGGCACCATTCGCTACTCCGCTGACCCGGATGGCCTGACGGAGATGCTGAAGGCCGGAAGTCAGGGCAAGACACTGACCTACATTCCCAACCTGAACGACATGGCGTTGCAGAACAACGTGATCTTGATGGACCCCATGAGCCCCACGCAAGCGACCCTCGACGCGCAGCGGGGAGGCTATGCCGAACATCAGGTGTCGGTCCGGTTCCGCAAGACGGATGAAAGCCCGTTCACGGGACAGGTCAAGGGGACCGATGTGATCTTCGCCTATCGGGCAGGCGGGAGTCTCAAGCACGGCGTGGCGACGGCGACGTTCTCCCGCGTCACCAGCACGAGCGCCCCGGCGAGTTACGCCAGTATCTCGACCGGTGATCTCGGATTCGGCACAATCAGCACCGCGGCAACCAACAAGGCGCGGGTGAGCTGGATGGCGAATCCTACTAGCGTGGGGCCGCGCACCTTCCCGACGTTGCTATTGGAGCCCAGCCGAAAGAATCGGTTGCCCGAGTCAGAAGATTTCTCCGCGTGGACGCAGTCCGGGGCTGTGACGTTGACCACCGGACAAACGGACCCGATGGGGGGCAGCAGGGCGACTCTGATAGCCGACAACCTGACGACGGGTAGTGCGAGCGTCTACTACCCGCTCGGAGCGTCGGACATCCTCTCAACGTTTGCCGTCTACTCGCTCTTTGTCCGGCAGGGCACCACGGTATCCACCGCCGGATCGCGGCTCTCCATTGCTAATTCCACCGGGGGGAATCTCTCGGCCGTAGACCTGACCTGGAGTAGTGGTCTCCCCGTGACCTCGGTCGTGGTTGGGGCGCTGGCCGGGCCCGTTGAACGGTGGCGCGGCGGATGGTATCGGGTGGCCCTCCGCCCCACGGCTGCGCTCACCACGGGCATTGGTGGCACCATCCGCTTTTTCATCAATCCGGCGATTGGATCGGCAACGGATCGCGGGGATATCTACGCCTACGGCGGGCAGGTGGAACAATGACGCGCGTTCTCGGGTGCCTTGGGCTCCTACTCCTGACCGGGTGCTATGTCCGTACCCTTCATGAGCCCGCGCTGTGCGGCGACGTGCGGATAGATACGGTGAGCACGATTTTCGTCAACGGTCAAGCGGCCGGGGTGGTCACACAAGAGACGTGTCTACTCTGGGTGGCGTTCAGTGATTCCACCCAATGTTGGAACCGCGACGGCGAACGGCTGGCGCAATGTCCCTGACCGTGGCGGAATAGATGACCAAGGTCGCCAGTAGCTACATGCGGACCAACGGCGCGGCGCTGACCAGGGCGGCGGATGTGCTGTCTTGGACAAACGTAATGGGAAGACCACAGGCGCTCACTGTCTATCTTCGGTTTGTAGACTCTGGCGTTGTTCGGCAAACGGCTGGTGCGACCGTGCTTGCTATTGGTGTAGATCCAGCAATTAGCGTGCGCGAGGCTTCTGGGGTGTGGGCCGCGGTGCATTCTAACGGGACGGCGAACGTCACTGGGTCTGCATCTGTGGCAACGAATACCGGCGACCTTGTCGAGCTGGTCATCCAGGTGAGTACGACAGGGACCGTGACGGTGATTCAATCCCTCAATAGCGCGACGGCAACAACCGGATCAACCAGTGGTGCGCTCAAGTTCGGGACTGCGTGGAGCGTACCAACACTGTCGCTAGGGTCTAATGTCAGCGGGGCAAACCAAGCCTTGGTTGCCATCCGCAATGTACTCGTTGCGCGTGGCGTCCAAACCCTCGCTACCATGCGGCGGCTGGCGGGGACATGAGCGCCAAAGCCTATACTGTCTACGTCTACAAAAGCACCGCGCCGGATACGAGTACCAGTCACGTCGCGTTCACGCTCACCAACTCCCGGCTCCTCGAAGCGCCGACGGTGCGGCGGCCCCTCATCCGTCCCCTCTATGGCCGGTCGGAATCCCAGCCGTGGTATGTGGACGTGCTCGATGTGGGGTCCAGCTTCTCGGCCTTGCTCGCGTCGAGCGGCCGCTATGACAAGCTCGGCCGGCTGCTACAAGTCCGGGTTGCCAAAGACTCGTCTACCGCCGTCAAGCTAGGCACGGGCCGCATCACCAACTACGAGTTGCTGTCGGACGTGGCCGGCTATCGGGTGACGGTGGAGGATGAGCGCACCCTGGAACGGCAAACCAACATCTTTACCACCAACACGACCCGTCTCTATCCCGGTGGGGTCCACGCGGTCTATGGGCCGTTCAAGCCTCCGGCCGGGGTACGTCATGATTTGCGGGCGAGCACAGCAAGTGCTCAATGGCGGCGCATCCAATGGACGATCTTCAACCAGGCGTTGAGCGAGTCGGTCTTCGCGGCCTTGGGTGAAGATCTCCAACCGGGGATTGACCAGCCCGAACAAGCGATCCGCACGGCCAGTACCGTCACCGGTCTCTTTCGGTACGCTCGTGTCCGCATTGGGGCGACGGATTACGTCATCCGCAACTTCCCAGCGCCCGATAAGACCAACTACGACGACTACAATCAAGACCCGCTCGCGGGGATTGACTACGCCCTCGGGCAAAGCGCCGGCAAACTCCCCCCGCTCCTCGCCTGGATTGCCGCAAGTTCGACGGTGAGTACGGGGGGGACCAATGCCTTCCTGCATATGATGGGCGCCCCGCCGTCACTCTTGACCCCGCTTCACATCGGGGGCAAGACCGGGCGTACGTTGCAGGACACCATCGCGGCGATCTACAACGGCGACTATTCCAGCTCGGGGGCAAAACTTCCCCGCTACTCGACGGCGGCCCTCGACGCCTTGCCGAAAGACGTACGAGTCCGGTATCGGATCACCGAACCGACGGACATGAGTCAGTGGCTTGAGGATCAGGTCTTCATGCCGCATGGCTTGGTGCCCAGCGTCAACACTGATGGCCAGATCATCGTCAAGCAAACCTTCTGGCCCGGCTCAACGTCTGCCATCACCTACAGCTACACGGGGGCGAATCTCGCCGAGCATCCGACCTGGAATCACCAAGGCCGAGAGCAAGTAACGCGGGTCAAGGTCAGGTACACGGTGGAGTCCTTCATTCAGGCGAAGACCCGTATTCTCGGCTCGAACACAGTGAAGGCGGGTTTCCCCGGCGAACCTCTGAGCGACCTGAGCGGGGCGGCAGACCGGATTCTAGCGAAGGAGCAGACCTTCTCCGTCACCCATGACATTTCCACCCGATTCCAACCGCGTGAAGTGGAACTCCTCGGGTTCGGATGGCATCGGTCTGTGACACCGAATCCCGTCAATGCGGATCAGGATCAGGTGGCGATCAAGAACGGCGTGAAGTATGGGCGCGAGTTGCTGAACCGCTTTGGGGACGGGCCGGTGTACGGTTCATTGATCGGCCTCACCTCAGCGGAATCAGTCGAGCAGGGCGATTGGGTCAAGGTAACGCTGGGTACGTATCCCAACGCCTCAGTGCCTGGCCGGGGTGGTAACCGATTCGTCCAGATCTTCGGCCGCACGGATCAACCCGACGGGCCCACGCATGACTACCTCGACGGTGGGCCCGCCAACAATCCGCTGACGAGCCCGAGCATCACGCTCTCGACCAGTACGGCCGACAGTCGGCATCAGCTCCGGGCGACCATCGGCTCGATTACCGCGGGCGGCTATGCCGAGTGCCAATTAGCCGCGAGCAGCACCACGCCCGCTGCCACATCCACCAAATGGACGGCCGCCTTCACCACGGATACCACGGGCATCACGTCGATCAATCAACGTGCGTCGGGAACCAAGTACTACGGCCGGGCCCGGAACCAACACATCAACCGGATCCCCTCGGCGTGGGTGGTCTCGACAGGCAAGACCACGGCGAGCCTCACGGCACCGTCTGGGCTGGGCTCCACGGGCATCAACGGGGCGGGCTTCACTGCGCTGTGGAGCATCGGCACGGTCGGCTACCCGTTAGAGATGTTCATTGACACCAGCACATCGGCGGCGTTCAGCACGGCCAACCTACTGGCGCGGTTGCCGGTAGGCGCCACCCGGCATGTGGTGAGTGGGGGTCTGGCCTTGGACACGACATATGCATGGGGCGTCCGGCACATTGATCTCTACGGTGGAGCCTCAACGGCTCCTCGGGTAACGTTCGCCACGTCTACCGTGGCACCGGTAGCACCGACCATGCTCGGGCTGGAAGCTCTTTTGGTCGGACCATACTAATGGCCTTCCCAACTGGCCTCGTTCAATCGGACGGCTTCGCCGAATCCGGGATCATCTTGGGGCTCAATCCGTCGAGCGACCGGAGCTTTGACATTCGGTTGCAGCGGCAGGATACGGGGACGACGTGGGGGAGCATTCAAGTCTGGCAGGGTAATAGTTACAATGGCGCCTTCCAGTATCGGGATCTTCTGAAAAACGATGGGCTCCGCCGCGACTATCGGGCCCGCCATGAGAAGTCCGGCTACACCGCAGGGGCGTGGACGGATACGGTCAGCGGGGGGCCGATTCTGTTATCGGATGGGGATGCACCACAGATGCCCTTGAGTCGCCGGCCGATTAGCCTCCCGATTCTCTTGTCCACGGCGGCATCGGTACGCTTTGGGAATACGACCGGGGCGGGCCTGTCCGTCTCTGGTGGACAGCTTGTCGGGCGGAGTGCCACGGGCAGCGAAACGACGCTGACCACCTAGCTTGGGATATTCTACCAGCCGACATATACCACGATCCATCGGGAGCCGGCATTCATGGGGTAGCCGCCCCTTATGGAATCTGCTTTAGGTAGAGGAGGTATGCGTTGTTCGAGGGTAAGTAGATGCGCTTCGCTCACTCCATACTGATCGTAGTCGTAGTACCACCAGCTCATGGTCCGCCCATGTCCGCTTTCCTGGATCTCGACTTTTTCGGGTGTCCCGTTGTGAGCAAGAACATCGCAGGCGTCCCAGTGGACGCGGGGGATGAACCGTTCGTATGGGCCCAGGGTCGCCTTGAGGCTATCCGCCCGCGCTCGAACAGTAGACTCCACACATCCCAACCACATGAATGCTTGCGGAGGAATTACTCCCAGGCCATCACCGGGCCGGGCGGTAGGGGCACAGGCGGTAAGTAGGACCAGGAGCGTGAGCGCGTACCGCATCAGGTTGTCTTCTGGAAGACCCAGGTCGGGTAGGGATCGCAGAGCGAAGCCGGAAGCCCGACGGCGGTCAGTAGTCGGTGCCGGAGATGGGTCCGCTCTGGCACCAACATCGCCCCGGGAAGGTGCCGGCGCAGTTCGTAGTACCCGACGCCTCGCCAGCCGCTTGAGGCCCACGGCCGATCCTGCCGGAACCGCAACCGCCAGATCGCGTGGCGCCGCGCCAGGCCCGACGGAAGCCAGTGGTTGAACCACAGACCCGTCGTATGTAGGTCCCTGGGGTAGTACTTGTTCGGTGTCTCGTTGATGATGAGATGCCCGCCCGGACCCACGACCCGCCAGATTTCCCGTATCCACAGTGCCCGTGGCTGGGGGATGTGCTCAAAGACCGCGTTGGCGAGGACGACGGGGAAGCGTCCATCGGAGAACGGGAGGGCTCGGGTGTCCGGGACGTGGAGTAACTGAACAACCCCACGCTCCACGACGTCACGGAGTAATTCATCTCTGCGGGCCACCCGGCGTTCATCGACTTCCACTCCGATGACCTGGGCGGCGCCGTGCTCTAACAGGACGGCGGCCGAGAGGCCGGAAGCGGCCCCGTAGTCGAGGACGATCTGCCCCCTGAACAGGTGTGCCCAGTGACGCAGCGTCTCCCGGAGAATGTGATAACGATTCTCCTCAGTAGGGTCCGGTGCGGCATAGCGCAGTCGCGGGCTAACGACTGTCGGCATTGTTCCGGTACGAATCAACGAGGACCCGTCCAGCAATGCCGGCGAGGCTGTAGAGGACGAGACCGAGAGCCAGAACAACGCCAGCGCCGATGAGGTATTCCATGAGGTGCTCCTGGTGTCAGGTACTAGATATGATGCGCGATTCCCGTGCCCGGAACAACTACCACTAGTGGTAGTGCGTAGACGCCACACTACCAAGCGGCCGGCTGACGGGTAGAATGCCGGGACCGGGGGGCCGGACGAATACGGAAGGGAGTCGCCGATGGAGTCGTCGCGTGGTGTGTGGCTGGACCCCGGGATGGGGCCGAACGGAGAGTTTGCCGTCTCCATCGTGGACAGCCGCGGTGACCGGCTGTTGGCGGGGTTCATCCCGAACGGGCGGGACAAGGACTTCTTCATCCGGGAGTACTACGCGCTCCTGGACCGCATTGACCCCGTTCGTGGCCAACGGTCAAGCCTTCCGCTTCTTACGGGGCTTCTCCGCCGGCCCGCTGGCCCGACCGCGCGGCTGCTTCAGCTCCATCCGTGCCGCGGCGTCGGTGAGCCGGTCCACCAGGAAGACGGCATCTCGCCTCTGCCGGAACCGCCGGGCTTGCTCCAGGAGGGCCACGGCCCCGGCTAGCATGGTGTCGGCCGGGTCCGCCCCGGACTGAGTCGCGCTGACCGTTTTAAGCACCTTAAGCAGTATCTCCCACTGCTCCTCGTCCCACTCGAACGCCCCGCGGGGTAGGCCAAGCGCCAGTTCGAGGTGACGGAGGCTGGGGGCGGTCGTTCCCCCGTCTTTCTTCCAGCGGCTCAGGGTGTCCGAGCGGATGCCCCAGGGCTCCAGCGTCACAGCCTTCAGCTGCAACACCTCGAGCGCGGCATCCAGTCGGGCCGCGAAATCCCCCGCCATCCCGGCAGTCTTGGCTCCTGCCATCTTGTCGCTTGACAGACTAACGCCCCTTCCCCCATACTTGGCAAGCGCAAACGGATTCGTTTGCCGATGCCAACACCACCGGGGGCCTAAGTCAGTGTCAGACAACGATATAAGCCCGCCCAACACTACGTCATCGCTCGACAAGCGGCAAGAAGCCCCGCGGCGGGACATCGTGGGCGGCTCGGTAACGTCGGACGAGCGGACCCGCATCCTGGGTGCCTTCGAGCAAGCCGGGTTCCGGACCATCTCTGAGGGCGTCCGGGTGATCTGTCTCGCCCACGCCGACTCGGCCGCAGTCCGTGATGCCGTCGCCGCGTGGCGCCGTGCCAACCCTGCTGAAGCTGCCTGACGCCATGTCCCACCCTTTCCCTGCACGCAGCGTGGGGCGCCGAGTCGCCCGCATCAACTACCCCCGGGGCAATCCGGTAGAGGCGTGCGCCCTGGCGTGGGGGATTCAGCCCTCGAGCGCGGCGCAGCGGTTGAAGCTCACGGCCCCGGAATGCCCGTGGAGTCAGGCGGCGCTCGGGACCGAGGCGTTGATCCGGGCCGGCCATCCGGTACGAGCTGAGGCGTTGTGCCTGCCGCTCGATCTGGTGCGGGTAACGCTCGGCGAGCCCGCAACGGTGGAGGCGTTCGACCGGGCGCGGGAGACGGAAGCGATCCGGGACGGCGAAGAAGATGTGGCCCAGCAGTTCATCCGGGACCGGGCGTCGTTCGAGACGTGGGAGAAGCGGACGCTGGCACATATCGCGGCGGCGCTCCGGGCGGTGAAGCTCGGCCGGGCCGTGTACGGGCGGGTCGCATGAAGCCCGACGGTTACCGGTTCATTCGTGGATACCGGACGCGCGCTGGCGTGACGCGATACGCCCTATGGGAGCGACAGGCTGGCCGCAATCGTCGCGTGGGGACCGCACACAGTGAAGCCGACTACCTCCGGTTCCTCGGATTCTCAGAAGAACGCATCGCCCGGTGGCGGGTCGCATGAATTGGCTCATGCTCTACGTCCTGCTAGGGCTTGCTGTGGGGTTAGGCAACAGTCACCACGGAGCTTAAGATGACCCGCCCGATCAACATCTATCGCCTGGGCTGTCTCCAGGAGGCCGTCACGGAAGCCTGTCGTGAGGATGAGTCCATGTCTCTCGCGGGCATCGGGCCGGAGGAGCTAGTCGAGGATGGCAAGGAGGCGCCACTGATCGGCCTAGAAGCGTTGGAGGCCGAGTTGCAGGAAGCCCTCACTCAAGTGCGTGCGCTGCGCGCCCATACCCACGCGTGGGATGAGCGCGGTTTCTGTGAGGTCTGCGGTGCGGACGGCAACGCATGAACGTCGTCCTCTGCGTCCTGCTGGTCCTCCCGGCCCTCACCGACTGGGCGCACGACTGGTTCACCCAGGTCTGTCTCGTGGGCTGCGCGGTCGCGGCGCTGTGGCTGCCGGCGAATCCACGGGCCTGGGTGACGTGGGTCCGGCGGCGGAGCGGGAGGGGCGCATGACTGTAACCGGTTCTTACACCTGTGCAATGTGCAAGGCGACTGTCATGAATGGCCAAACGCACATCTGCGGCGGTTCGTCACCTTGGTTGGGCGTGCCGGGGCCTGATGCGCTCACTCGTATCGCCAACGCCCTGGATCGAATCGCCGCCGCGCTGGAGAAGTCCCGATGATCCCCTGGCTCGTGGTGCTCGGTCTCCTGTGGCTCGGTGCGGCTTACCTGCTTGGCGTCCGGCATGGCGAAGCATCGGGCGCGAGGGAGCGGGAAACGTTGCGGGATGGCTTGGACGCGGCACTCCGGCGGGAAGCGGAAATCCCGCCGTTCCAGCCGCCGGTATTCGTGCAGCCGGGCCGGATTCACCAGTGGTACCGGCGTCCGATGGGGACGCCACGGAGGGCGTCGTGAGCGATGACCGAGTGATGAACCTGATAGAGCTGGCGGCGCTCACGTTCGCGATTGTGGTTGGGGTGCTGGCGATGTTCCAGTCACTCCCTCGTGTCGCGCAGATCATTTGGCCTTTCTTGACCGCCGTCTGGGTCATCCTAGCACGAGTGCATCGCAAGGCGGCCCGGTGACCCCGCCTCGCGTCGTGCTCCATCGCTCCTGGCTCTCGGCGGCTTACTACTACGCGCTCCTGTGGGCCCGCGACTGCCGCGAGCCGGCGGCAAGAAAGAACTGATGGCCACACGTCAAGATCACGTCGCCGACTGCGGCTGTGAGTGGGAGGAAGGCTGCTGGTATCCCTGCGCGAGCTGTATGGCGCAGACGCAATTCGTCCCGGATGGCCTGCCCGGCTATCCCGGAATGCCGTTGCCGCAGTACGACGTGGCCTGGATCGACAAGCTCCCCGACTTCCCGATGGGACGATGATGGGCTGCTCGCCCGATCTGGACCGCTCGGTGGAGGAACTGACGGACGCCGGATACCGTGTCCTCACCAAGTTGGAATGTGCGGCGCTGCTGCTGAATGTGAATCTCTGCCGGAACCTGCTGGCCTACCAGCGGAGTGCGGAGACGGACGAAATGAACCAGGCGCTGAAGTGGGTGGCTGACAGTCTCGAAGGTAGCACGCACACCTAACCCCGGAACGCCGGAGAGCCCGGCGGGAGGATGTAGGACCATGAGTCAGAAACCGGACAGCACGACCGCGAAGGATAGCGGGACCAGTTTCGCCGCGCATCCCGAAGGCCAGTACGCGATGGTCTGCGTGGACGTGGTGAACCTGGGCACGAACATCGAACAGTTCCCCGGTCAGGACGCCAAGGAAGTGGACAAGGCGGCGCTGGTGTTCGCCTCGGGGGAGCGGCAAGAGGACAAGACGTTGACCGTGGTCACCGTCGAAATGACGCTCTCCATGAACGAGAAGGCGAACATGCGGAAGTTCTTGGAGAGCTGGCGTGGGAAGTCGTACACGCCGGAGCAGGCGGCGTCCGGTGTGCCGCTCCACAAGGTCCAGGGCCAGACGGCGCTCGTGAGTGTCGAGCACATTTTGACCAAGCGGGGCCGGAAGTTCGCCAAGGTACGGAGCATCGCGCCCCTGCCCAAGAAGATGGACGCCCCCGACGCTGGCGTGTTGGAGGAATACGAGCGGCCGAAGTTCTTGGAAGACAAGAAGGCCGAATACGCCAAGGCGCTGGCGAAGTACCGGCAGGACGTGCATGCCGACGTGGATCAGTCCGTTGGGGAGTATCCCGACGACTTCGATCAGACCGACGACACAGACGATCTGCCGTTCTGATGCAGACACCTGACCATGCGGTTGCGCGGTCACCGATGGCGGAGATTGAAGGCCGTCTCGGGATTGACCCGATTCACGTCCTGAACGCGCAACGGTTGGCGCTCATCAACGAGGGCTGTGACCTGCGGGCGGTACATGGCGCGTTCGGCACGTTTGACCCGCAGCGGAAAAGCCAACTCGCGGTCATCAAGATGGCGCTCCGGGCACGGGCGCAGCTCGACAAGGTGAAAGTCACCGAGGCCAGCCTGGACGATCAGGCCCATGCGGACCCCCGGTATGTGGCGTTCGTGACCGAGGCGACGAAACAACGGGCCCGGCTGGCGCAGATCGAGGGCAAGATCGAGGCGATTGACCAGACGATCAGGAGAGCCAATGTGGTGGCCCGCTACGTGTGCGATGAGACGCGGCTGTGAGGAAGCCTCGGGCTCGGCCGGCATGGGCACATCCCCAAGCTGATACGTGGTGCCGGGTGCATCGCTGGTGGGGTATGGCCGCGGGGCAATGTCCTGAGTGTCATCCCCGACCGGACGTGACGATGCCCACGGGCGTGAGCGAGCAAGGGGATCCCTACCTGAATGAGGCGGTGCAGCCCATGACTACGGGTATCCGCGAGGAGCGGATCGAGAAAGGCGGGACACGATGAGCGACGCGACGCGGTACCAACACGACCTGGAGCAGATCGAGCGCGAGGCGAATGAGTATGCCGACCGCAAGGACTGTCCGCAGGTGTACGCGACGCTGGCCGTCGCCGAGCGGTTGGAGCGTATCGCTGTACTACTGGAAGAGCTGGTCAACAACGCGGTGAACCGATGAGCGGCGCGACGCGGAAGCCCCAGGTGGGCGACGTGGTGGTGATTCTTCGGCCACCGCAAGGCGTGATGATGCCTTGGAGTAATGGCACACGGCGGCTCGGCGGCGCGCTTGGTGTGGTGCATTACGTCGGAATGGATGGCGACCTCGGGGTGCAGCACAGCGAAAGACTGAATGATCGTTGGTGGTACGCACGGAACGAAGTTGCCATCGTGGGTGATACCCGATGACCCCGCCCCGTGAGGCCGCGCCGACCCCGCGCCCGTGGAAAGCCGGAGCACGTTACGGAAGCCTCCACACGGAGATTGTCAGCGCGGACGGTGGCCGCGCAGTCGCCTACTGCTGGACGTATCGCCGTCCCAACGCGGCGAAGGACCGCAAAGACATCGAAGCGGACCCGGAAGGGAAAGCGAACCTCGCACTGATCGTGGCCGCCGCGAACGCCTATGACCCCGAGGCCCTGGCCCGGGTGACGGCTGCGCTGGAGTTAGCAGCGACCCGTCTTGAGATTCTGACCGACCGGATGCGTGGGTGCCACGAAATCACCGGGAGACACGAGTTGCTGTCCGAGGCAGAGGCGTTCTGCACTGAGGCCCGCGCGGCGCTGGCGGGGACCCCATGACTGACGACATCCTGCGGCGCATCAGGTGGCGCCTGTGGGCCGTAACAGTGGCGGTGATTCTGCTGGCACTCGTGCTGGCGAAGGCGGTATCCCCATGACCGACCCCCGTCTCCTCGATACCCCGATGGGCCATCCCATCGTGTCCCGTCATGCCGACGACGTGGCGATGCGCCGGGAGCCCCTGGTCAGCCAGCGACACGCGACCTGCGTCTGCGGCCAGCCGGTGAGTGTTGGGCTGGTCTGGTGGGGCTTCTGCGGAGACTGCGTTGAGCAGCTCCCCGAGAGTATCCGGGAGCGGCTGTACCGGACCTATCAGATGGGCGCCCCACGGCAATCAATGGTGTGGCAGGCGGCGCATGATGAGGCGCTGGCGTTGCTCACAGAGAGGGGAAATACATGAGCGCGGTCACGATGCCAGATGTCGGTGTCCTTGTAGTGGCGTCCTGTGCGGTGTGTGGCACACGCCACGCCTTCGACCAGGCCATCAACGACCGGGCCCTCAACTCCCGAGGGCTGAATGGGCGGCAAATCTACTGCCCGAACGGCCACTCTTGGCACTATCTCGGCAAGACGGAGGCCCAGGTCGAGCGCGAGCGGGCCGAGCGGGCCGAGCGCGACCGGGATGCCGCCCGTCAGAGCCGGGACTACGAGACGCAGCGGGCGGACCGGGAAACGCGGCGAGCGGTAGCCATGAAGGGCGTTGTCACTCGCACCAAGCGGCGCATCGCCGCGGGGAAGTGCCCGTGCTGCCACAAGCGATTCGGTGATGTTGCGGAACACATGACCGCCGAGCATCCGGGTTACGGGACTGACGCGTGACTCCCGTGACGCGGGACCCGCTGGCCCGAGCCGCGCGACGGCTGCTCAAGGCGCTGGATCGTGAGGATAGGGCGCGCTTATTGTGGGTAGTGACGCGCTCTGAGGAGGGTACGCGCGCTGCCAGGGCATCCAAGGCGTACATGGCGGCGAAACGGGTACGGCAAGAGTCCACTACGGCCGTCGAGCGGGCCCTGGCCCACCGGAGGAAACGATGAAACGCAAGATTCGCGGCAAGGCGTGGCATGGTTGGGCCTACTACTCGCCAGAGTGGAGCGGGGACGGCCTTTCGCACTTCGCGGAAGCGGAACGGCCAAAGGCAACGGCGCCGATGAAACCCGGCCGGTGGGTGCGTGTCAAGTTCGTCGTTGTGGACGGCGTGGCCCACCGGAGGAAGGGGAAATGATCGCCCGGCTTCTCTGGCTCGCGTGCGTGCTCCTGGCGTGTGGCTGCTGCCTGCCGCTCCTGGGGGCGCGCCCGCCGGACGGTGAGGCATGACGGCCTTCCAGCTTATCCGCTATGACGCGGCTCGGGCCGCACTTGCCGGGCTATGTAGCGTGGACGAAGTGAAGGAGATGCGCGATCAAGCCCAGGCGTTGGCGGCCTATGCTCGACAGGCGAAGGACACCGACCTGATTGAGTGGGCGACCGAGATCAAGGTGCGGGCCGAGCGGCGGGCTGGTGAGCTGCTGCGGGAGATGGCCGAGACGGGACAACGGGAGAGTAAGGGGGGTGACAGAAAATCAAAGTCGCAGCCTGCGACTTTGATGCAACTAGATGATCTCGGCCTCAACAGGTCGCAGTCCTCTCGCTGGCAGAAACTCGCCGCCATCCCCGACGACAAGTTCGAGCAGGCTGTTGAGGCCGCCAAGGAAGTAGCTCGTGAGGTTACGACGGCTGGCATTCTCCGCACGAGTACCGCGCACGTCGCGCACAACGCGGGTGACAATGAGTGGTATACCCCCAAGGACTACATCGAGCGGGCCGTTGCTGTCATGGGGGCCATCGATCTAGACCCGGCCTCGTCTGAAGCTGCCAACGCCGTCGTAGGTGCAAAGCGGTTCTACGATGCCGAGCGCGACGGCTTGAAAGAACAGTGGAAGGGGCGTGTGTGGATGAACCCGCCCTATGCTTCCGATCTCATTAATCTGTTCACGCGCAAACTGGTGGCCGCCACGGAGTCGGGGACTGTTTCTGAGGCCGTCGTGCTCGTGAACAACGCAACCGAAACGCGGTGGTTTCAGGATCTCGCCCACACCGCTTCGGCGATCTGTTTCCCATCCGGCCGCGTCCGGTTCTGGCATCCCGCTAAGGAATCTGCTGCTCCGCTCCAGGGCCAGGCCGTTCTCTATCTCGGAAAGCCACACCTGCCGCTCTTCGTGAATCGCTTTGCGGAGTGCGGCCTTGTACTGGTGAAACCCTGATGGCGCGCGGCGACCAGCGGTGCGAATGCCAATGCCACTGGAACTGGGGCTGGTTAGCAGGTGCTTTCGGGCAGACTCGGATCAGTCCGATGTACGCCGACGTGTTTGTGTTGATCGAGCGGAAAGAGGCTTTTCTCTTAATCGAGACCAAGCACCGCGAAGAGGAGATGGCGGCCGGCCAGCGTTTTCTACTTGAAGCGTTCTCTCGAAAGCGTGGCTGTGTCGCCGCCATCGTCTGGGGAGAAGAGAGTCAACCGGAGCGGTATCAGTTTTGTAAACGTGGTGTGTGGTATCAAGAGAAGAGAACAGACCGAAATCGTTTCCGCGGGGTGGTTGCAAAGTGGTTCAAGTCTGCCAACACTGGGGACCTCCTATTCTGGGAGAAGGCCTCGTGAGTCGGTACGCCCGGCTGCTGGTGGAGAAGCGGCCGGAGCTGAAGGGCTGGATCACCATGCGGGAGCTGAAGGCGTGACTGAACCGATTTCCGACGCCGAGCTGCGTGAGTACGTGGCCATGCGCCTGAAGGTGTCCCAGGAGAGTTGGGCGGCTGGTGGCGCGGCCCACCGGTGGGCGGCAATCCTCAAAGCCCTGGACCGGCTGAAAGCAGCGGAGCGCACTGTGGCACGACAGCGGCGGCGGCGGGCCTAGGCGGATGCCAACCTGGGGGGTGGCCCTTGCCAACCGGATTGGGGAGCCCCATTTTGTAGGAGTCGGCATGACTCTCAGCGTGGCGACGACACAAGCGAAGCGGTTTCGCGCCGTAAGTGCCCTGTTCTTGTCTGGCTACCCGCCGGCTTGGACGACTGAGAGAGGGCGGCTGCGGCGCGATTCGTTTGGTGGTCAGTGCAAAAGTTCCCGGGTCCCCACGGCAGAGCGTGGGTGTGTCTTGCGAGTAGTGGCGGGCAAAAGCCACCAGAAGGGAACGGGTCTTTGCTGCGGAGGGGCGTCCTTCATGTGGATTACCCCTCGCTCGCTAGGGCAAATCCGGAACCGGCCCTCGAAAGCCGGACGGGAATTGGCAGGGACGGTCATGCGGTTTCAGCTCATCCGGCGTTTCCGCAAGGGCACCGATATCCTAGGAATAGTGGATTCGCGCTCATTGCGATTTCACGCCCTGCCACCTCTGTTTTCAGGCGGCCTCTGCCACCGTCCCCGCCTCGACGCGAGCAACCCGCGTCCCAACCAACCGACGGGAAGTCCCCCGACGCACAACAGTTCCCAAATCCCCGCTCTCGCTGGCGAGCAACGGGGTCCGCGAGGCTGCGCGTCGGTGGGTGACGGCCGCACGCAGCGGCCCAATAAAGGTGGACCCTGGGGCATCCTCGGGCCGGCTATCCGTGGCGGGACGCCGCGACAAGCTCAAAGCCCATCACTGCGGACACGGTTGTCGAGTACACAGCAGACGGCCCTGAGGTCTCCCTCGCGGCTAAACGCTCGCCATGTCTGACCAAAATGGATGGAACGTGAGCGCGGCGGGTGTGCTCCGGCAGGTCTGCAAACTGGACGGCGGCGAGTTGGCGAAGGCCCTGTCCTGGTGGGGCAAGCTCCGGGTGCGCGGCCCGAGCGATGGGGACATTCAGGCGGCGATCAAAGGGCTCCCGCATGTGGTCCGGGTCACGCCACCGTGGCGTCCCTACTGCATGTTCAAGAAGGCCAACCGTGCCCTGTTCTTGGAGGCGATGAGTGCGGGACGGAAACGCGAGACGGGGAGCGCCAAGCGGCTGGGGGCGATCATGGCTGAGCTAACGAAGCCCGCCTGTCTCCGGTGCGGCAACGAGCTGGTGGCGGGTCACTGTATCGCCACGCCGGGCTGGTGCCGGGATCATCCCCTGAAGGGCTGCGAGCGGGAGCGGAGTAGCGCCATGCTGAACGCGGACTGGAACCTCTGGCGGGCAGACGGGCGGCCGGAGACGTGGGAGCGGCGGTATCCGCTGAACGGGCGACCGGAGCGGGCGGACCATCAACTCCGCGCTGCGGGAGACGCGACATGAAAGTTTCCGAGATGCCGGCTGGCCAAGCACTGGACATACTGGTGGCCGAGCGCGTCATGGGGTACAAGGACGATGGGTCGTGGCCGCACCAAGTCACGGATGAAGATGGGGGCACGGGGGACCGGCTGCCCGAGTATTCCACCAGCATCGCCGCCGCGTGGGAAGTGGTGGAGAAGATGGCGACTCGGGGTATCTGGATGGCCGTCAGTGACATGAGACACGGTAGGTACACCATTGAGCACGCCGCGCCGTGGTCGGGCTGGTGGGCAACGTGGATGCGCACCGACCGCTCGACTGACCTAACCGAGGTAGAGGGTGACCACGATTGGGCGGCGACGGGTGACACCGCTCCACTCGCTCTCTGTCGCGCTGCCCTTCTCGCCGTGGGGATCACTGACGCATGAGCGACTACGGGTGGACCTCTCCTGAAGCCCGGGCCAAGAGTGTGGCGGCCCTGTACGGTCGCCCGAAAGGCCATCCCCGGGACCGCAAGTTCGGGGTGCATGACCTCGACCGAGTAGACGGGCCGGTGTCCACCCAGACGGCGACGCGGTGCGCGTGTGGGCGGGATCGGGTGATCGCCGGGCGGTGCGTCCGGTGCGGTCAGGACCGGGCCAAGCTCCAGGGGACGCCATGAGTGTCACACTGAGTCGGAGGAAGGACCGTGAAGGCCATTCCACGCTGCGTTCCTATGATGTGCTCCGCGACGGTGAGGTAGTCGGAGTTGTGGAACGCGTATCTTGGTATGCAGAGCGACGGACCCCAGGCCGCATGTACGTCAATGCTCGCTGGAAAGCAAAGTCCCCGCGTTGGGAAGCGCGCCGCGTTGGTGATCATGGCGGGTCTCCGGGGTATGATCGTCGCCAATGGGCGGTGGATGCACTACTGCGCTGGTTGGAGACAGCATGACCCTGCCTCCCGTCCTCTGGCGGCTGATCGGCCCCTGCTGTGTGCTCGGCGCCGCGCTGGGCTTCCTCGCCTTTTTCTGGGCTGCGGCCGGTCCCGAGGAATGGGAGATTGAGGCTGAACGGCGGCAGTTGGTGGCCGAGTTCTGCACGGTGGAGCTGGTGACGATTCCCGCCCTGACGTGGACGCGGGACAGCGGGACGGTGGCGCTGAACAGTTTTCTGGACAGCAACGCGACGCGGCAGGCGATTCGCCGGAGGGGACGATGAGCGCCAAGACGGGGATTAGCTGGACCGATTCCTCTTGGAACCCGTGGCGCGGGTGCCGGAAGGTGAGCCCGGGCTGCAAGGCGTGTTACATGTACCGGGACCAGGAACGCTACGGGCGCGATCCGCGCGAGGTGGTGCGGTCCAAGACGACGTTCCGTGACCCGCTCAAGTGGGCTGACGGGCGTAAGGTCTTCACCTGTTCGTGGTCCGACTTCTTCATCGAGGACGCTGACCCCTGGCGGGCTGAGGCGTGGGACATTATCCGGCAGACGCCTCAGCACACCTACCAGATCCTGACGAAGCGGCCGGAGTTGATCCGCGAGCGGCTACCCGAGGACTGGGGCGCCGGGTGGCCGCACGTCTGGCTGGGGGTCTCGGTCGAGACGCAGCAATACGCTTCCGAGCGTATCCCGGTGTTGTTGGCCACGCCCGCTGCCCTGCGCTTCCTCTCCTGTGAGCCCCTGTTGGGCCGGATCACTTTCCCGTTGCCGTGCCGGGAGTCGGTGTTCTGGGGTGGCGTCCGCTGGATCATCGTAGGCGGCGAGAGCGGTTCCCCGCATCGGGTGATGGACATGCGATCACTTGGCGAGGTGGTCACCGCCTGCCGAGATGCGCGGTGCCCGGTCTGGGTGAAGCAAGACAGCGGCGATAAGCCGGGCCGGCAGGGGCGCATCCCCGATGACCTGTGGATTCAGGAGTTCCCGGCCGCGAAAGGGGACCGATGAGCACCGGACGGACTAACCAAGCCAAGGGCGAAGCCGAGCGCCGGGCCGTTGCTGACTGGTACCGGAAGGCCGGGCTGATCGTGCTGAACCTCAGTCAGCCGGGACTTCCCCGGGGGAAGCATGGGAGACGTGGGACCTTCACGTCGGCCGGGATTCCGGATCTCTTGGTGATTCATCCCGTTCGCGGCTACGGGGCGTGGTTCCATGAGGTGAAGTCCGGGCGGGCGAAGTTGTCGGCGGATCAGCACCGGGTCTGCGACCAACTCACGGCGGCGCAAATGCGCGTCGTGGTTGGTGGTGTGGCGGCGGCGAAGGCTCAACTTCGGTGGTGGGGCTTGCTGGTGTCGACTGATGCCGGCGACGTGTTGCGGCCTGTGACGGTGACGTGCACTGATGCCCCTGCGTTATGCGCGCATACGACTGAGGTAGCGGGATGAGCGACGAGACGGCGGTGACGCGGATTGGCGCGGCGTTGGTCAAAGCCATCCATGAGGCACAAGTGCCGTGGGGCATTCTGGATTCTGAGGCGCGACTGGTCGCCCGCGCCCTGCTGGCGTCCGGTGTCGTGGTGGGGCTGCCGCTGACGGAGGATGAAGTCCAGCGCGCGGGATTCTACAACTTCGACCTCAACTCCGCGTTCGCCCTCATCGCCCGGCGTCAGGCATCGGAAGGAGCGGGAACGTGATTCAAAGCAACGATGATCCCTCTATGTGGGATGAGGCAACCGACCGTGTAGAAGCGGCCGAATCCCAGCGCGCCACGGTCGCGGCCTTCCTGCGGGATGCGCGGGCGCATTGGGAGGCGTTCTCAATCGCACCGGGCTACTATCCGACGCTCGGCTGGCTGGATGAGTTTGCCCAGCGGTGGCCCGGCGTGGGGAGCGAGGGGAAATGAGCGACGGTCTGTTTCGTGTCACGACTTCCTACCTCTGCGCTGGGTTCGTGGTTGAAGGCGGCAGGGTGACGCGCTGTGCTCCCATTCTTCGGAAGCGGTTGGCCTACTGGATGGCCGTTGCGGAAAGGATTTCAGGATGACCGACGACCTCCGCCGCGTGGTGGCGCGTACCCGCCGCTGGCTTTCCCGCGACTGGCGCTGCGGGTTGCTCGGGCATCGGCTGCCGTATGCCGAGCAGATCATCAGCGGCTTGGGCCTCATGTACCGCTGTCGCCGTTGTTATCGAGGCGTCGTATTCGTGCCGTTTCCCTCGTGAGGTTTCTGATGACCGATGCTGACCAGGCCCCACCCGAGGGCGAGCGGCCGCTGACGTGGGCCGAAGTGCGCGACTATCTGCTGGCACGGTGTGCAGAGACTTGCGACGGTGTATACGATGAGCGGGATCGCCATGCACCGAATTGCCCCGTGGCAGACCTCGGTGGCGTGAACGCGCTCGCCCGGGTGGCGGCTCCCGCGCCGGCGGCAGATGCAGCCTACGACCAAGGCTACGCGGATGGTGAGTCATCCGGCTCGGCTGATTGGGTCGGAGCCCTAATGGACGTGCTTCCCGAAGGGGTGGAACTGACTCCATTCAAGGTCGCCGCGTACTTGACCCGCGTGGCGGCTCCCGCGCCTCCGGCAGCGGGTGGGCTGGATGGCCTCGCCGTGATTCATGATAGCGGCGATGCGAACCAACCGGACGGATGGATCGTGACGTTGAACGGGCACACGATCTACACGGCCGAGACCGAGGACGAAGCCGACGGATTCCGACGAGTACTTCGCGCCGCTGTGGAGGCCGCCCGGCCCGCGCCGCTCTGTCCAATACATGGTGCTTTTATCGTCGGGCCGGAGGGCGGCTGTCCTAAATGCGTAGAGTATCCTATCTCACATGGCCCGGCAGATAGGTTGGAGCGGTCGCCTTCGTGCGTAAACGTTCCCCCGACCGACAAGGACCCCATCGGTCCTTCTGCCGGTGCCGCCCCTGGGCCGGAGCCGAGCGAGGCGGCGGTGCGAATCATCGCTGAGACGATGGCGGCGGTGGCTAGCGCCGCGCGATCCGAGTCGTGGAATGCCTTTGGCGCGCGAGCCCACATCCAAAAGGCCGCTAAGGCGCTCACCGCCGCCTATGCCGTGGATCACGTCGCGCCCGCCGCTGCGGGAGAGCCGACGGTCGGCGCGAATCTCGATGCGCTGCCTGCGACGCTGCCCGTTGCCCCGTCGGCCGAGCGGGAGGGGCTGGCACAGGTAGACCGCTCTACGGTGAAGCGTCTCGTGCAAGCTCTCCGTGATAACGCCAATGCAGAACGTGGCGCCATGAAGGGTAGAAGCGCGGGGACCAAGAACCGGCGTCGCGCTGCTGCACGCCGATTCGAGGAAACTGCTTTACTGATTGAGACGTTGGCAGCCGCCGCCCTCCGCGCGCGGCCTGGGGAGCCCGACGGCGCGGCGCTGACGCTCAAAGACGTGGAGCCGCCCGAAGTACTGGAACACTGTGGAGCCATGCGCGTCGCCACCCGAGAGACCTGCGCGCTCCAGAATGACCATGAGGGCGATCATTGGTTCGGGAGTGAGCAGGACGGCGCGGCGCTGGTGCGGGTGTTCGCTCGTGATCTTGACAACAACGGCCACGATGGAATGCACCGAGACGCGGCCGAGCGGTTCCTGGCCACGCGCCAGAGGGGAGGGTGAGCCGTATGGAACTCATTGGTAGCGGATCTCAGCGACCGGATGCGCCTGAAGAAGCAGCGGCCTGGGATGAGGTTGTTTGGCTTGCCTCCATCGCGGGTGACTGTCGTCTGCCGACAACGCCTTTCGTCCTCAACAACATCGGCCTCGTCTTGGAAGCGGCGCGCACCAGGAAGATCGTAGCGTGGGCCGCCCGTCCTCCCGTGGCGTTCCCGGAGGAGAAGCGATGAGCCCCCCCTTCCCTGAGAACTGCGCGATTCTAGAGCGCACGGGCGACGGTAGGGCTGTAGGCCGCTGTTGGTTTCGGGTGGTTGAGGGTCAATGCCCTCGCCACGGTGATGTGCGTGAAGTCCAAGCACGATTCATAGAGACTGGTGACCTCACGGACGAAGATGTGTGGCGCCACACGCGGCCTGCGGCCGGGACGGACGGCCCGCCATGAGCGTTCTCTTGCGCCGCTTCCGATGCTGGATCGTCGGGTGCCGATGGAACAGCGACACCGTACCCGTCTGGTGTGAACGCTGCGAGCGAGATTCGCCACCGTGGGCACCGTACCATCGGCGGGCGCGCCCCGCAGGAGGGAGCCGGTGAGCGACGACGTGTTCCAGGATAGGGGGTTTGCTGACCACGCCGAGTTCAGTCGCATGGTCGCATCGGTCCAACTCACCACGGTTGGCTGGTACGAGGCATTCCGGCGGTGGCAGTTCGATGACGGCACGCGCAAGGGGCTTCAGGCGCTTCTGGATCGACAGGCTAAAGCGGCAGGAGGGAGCCGGTGAGCCGCCGTGACCAAGCAAACCAACAGTCTCCACTCTTTGTCTGCGGTGAACGTCATTGTGACGTGAGTGTTGAGGACGAACACGACATAGCGGGGACTGAGTACGCCGAGGGAAGGCGAGTGGCTGAGTTCCGAGAATGGCACGCTCGCTATCGCAAAGCGGTAGCGGAAGGACGCGAATTGCCGGAGGAAGAAACGAGCGAGGCACGCCTGGACAAGTACATCTCTTGGAAAGAGGAAGGTACCCGCGCTTCCCGCCGCCGCGTCGCCATGCAAGAGTCGCAGGCGATTGACGCGGCGCTCGAACTTCTCGCGCGCCATAGATACAGAGTGACTGGTGGTCCAGAGCTGGAGCCACCCCAGGAGGGGAGCCGGTGAGCCGGAAACAAGACCCCGAGCCTGAGCAGGCCGATCGCTGCGCGCTGGAAATCCTCTGCCGCGTGTTCCATGACGGGGCCGATGACGCGTTCGCGGAGTGGCGCGCGTTCGACCGGAGCGGCTGGTTTCACTGGTCCCGCGCGCTGGGAGCCTTCATCGCCGGACGTCTGGCACGGGAGCCCGCCTATCAGGCCGGTGTGCGTGAGGGGTTGCAGCAGGCCATCCGGCTCATCAACGGCGCGCAGCAGCCGACTCCCCCGGTGTCTCGGTGAGCCGGGTTGACCAGTGTCTAGCGTGCGTTGCGGCCGTGAATCTCCTGCGGTATTTCCGGGGTGAAACGTCACGATGGGAAGGGAGTGCCTGGGCTGACCATCCGCATCGGCCAGATTGTCCTAACATCGTGGCTCGCCAGCATCCTGGGCCGGACGTGATCGCGGCCATCAGCTCTAGCGTGGTCCGACGAACGCAACCCCGGGACGTGGGGCAGTGAGCCTCCCCTGGGTGCTCCCCCGGAGGGTGGGCCGGTGACCACGCGGGACCCTGCGGCTGGATTCGGTTCCGGAGCGGTTCCTGAACCGGGACCTCGGCTTGCCGCGGTATCCTGGGGCGCGCGGTGGCTTGTACGTGTGGGAAACGGAGGGCGTCGTGATCAAGTTGGCCGAGCAAATGCGGCGCGCGGGCGGGGCCTTTTGGGCAGCGGATCTCTCTCTGGCGCGACTGGCTGAAGGGTTGGTGCGATTGCGACTCGCGCATCGGTCAACCCCAGCGTATCGCGCATGGTCGTGTCGGCAGGACGGGTCCGCGCGGGCGGCTCGCGCCCGTCGCGCCTCGCACAAGTGGCCTGAACGGTGGCGGAGTCAGGCGTGAGTGCCTGGAAGCGCGTCCCCGATGGGCCGTACTACCTCGACTGGCAGCGGCGAGGCATCGGGCGGATCTGCGTGTCCTCCGGCACGCGACGCCTCAAGGTCTTCCGTCGCATCGAAGGGCCATCAAAGAGCAGACGCATTCCGTCATGACCGTGTTCGATGCGCACCGCCGGGGCCGGCTCGACCTGCTCCCGCTTTCTGAATCCCTGACCCCGCTCCGGCCGGCGGTAGACGCCTGGATTGCGCGAGCGGGGGACACTGGCCGGCGCGCGGCGAAGCAAGGTTTCGCATGACTCCTCACCCCAAGCCCCCGCTCCGCGCTCCCCGGGAGCCGAAGCCCCTGAAACGCTCCACCTGGCTCTCCCGCGGGAAGCGGCCGAAGGCCCGGAAGGTCACCAAGGGCGGCCGGAACACGATGCCGGCGAAGCTGGCCTGGCTGCGGTGGCTCGGATGCGCTGTGTGTCCGGCCTGGCCGGCGGAAGCCCACCACGAACGCCAGGGCGGAGCCCGGGCGGATGACCGGAAGACGGTCCCGCTGTGCGCCGCGCATCATCGGTTGCCGGGGCCGGAATCCCGGGAAGCGTTGGGCCGGGAAGGCTTTGAGCGGTGCCACGGCGTGAACCTGGACACCCTCTGCGCGGACTACCAGCGACGATGGGAGAACGCTGGTGGCTAACCGCCGCGGTACTTTCGTTCCTGGGCCGCGATCCCAAGCCATCGGGCGGCTGGCGTCTGAGCACAAGAGAGCGGCCAAACTCGCCCAGCCGTTGACCCTCTCGACCCGCTGTCCACGCTGTCACCATCCGCTCCACTTCCAGACTGACTTCATAGGGCACAGTCTTGATTCCTGCTCCGGGTGCGGGTATCGGGCACGACCCAGCCGCTTGCGCGCACCGGTAGGGCCGTCCTAGCCTACCAGGTAGGATGGCTGAAACCGCCAAAAAGATGGTCAAATCCGGGAACAAAACCGGGAATGGCACTATGCTGTCCCCGAGAAACGGTGCTGTCTGCCCCACCGGTGCGCATCCGGGAAACACTGGGGGAAAGCCAGGGCGGTCCGGGCGGAAGGCGAAGGATTTCCGCCAGCTCTGTGGCGAGGCGGTGGACAAGTACGCCCGTCCGAAGGCCGCCAAAGTGCTCAAGACGCAAGAGCCGGGGGATGGGGAGAAGGCCAACCCGACGTGGTGGGCAGCCGCGGCGTACCTCGCCCGGTACGGCCAGCCGGAGCCGCCGAAGGAAGTCAACGCCAAGATTGGCGGGACGGTCATCCTGAAGGCCGTCCGTGAGTGAAGAGTACGTCGTCCCGATCCCGGATCTTCTGGCCCACCAACACGAAAGCGCCTACCATCCCGCCCGGTTCAAGCTCCTCTGTAAAGGCCGGCGGTCCGGCAAGGACATCGAAGCGTTCAACGTCTCGTGGTTTGGGCATGGACCGGACCGGAAATGGCCGGGCATCGTAGACGGCTGGGATGTGGCGTGGCTGGCCCCGGATTACCCTCAGGCTAAGAGCGTGTGGCTCCAAGAGATTCAACCCCGGTTTGAGGGCATTCCTGGGGTCAACCTGAACGAGACCGAGCACCGGGTGACTATCGAGGGTCACGGGTCGCTGGTCCTCCGGTCCGCTGAGAACGTGACGAGCCTCCGGGGATTAGGGAAGCGGCTGATTGGCGTCGTGGTGAATGAGGCGGCGCACCTCGATCTCGCCGATGCGTGGCGCCGAGTCATCAGGCCAATCCTCATGGACAACAAGGGCTGGGCCTACATCATGTCCACCCCGAACCGTGGCGCCGACGGCGGGGTGGATGAGGAGGGAATCCGCCGGGTCCCGAGCTACTTCAACACGCTGTGCGAGGAAGTCCGGGCGGGGAAACGGGGCACGGACTGGGCCGTGTGGTTTGGGGATGCCCGCGAGAACCCCAAGATCCCAGCGGACGAGTTCCAGGCGTTGCTCGCCGAGTATCCCGAGGGATCGGTGGCGATGCAGGAGGAAGTCTACGCCCTCCTGCTGCCTCCGGGAACGGGGCTGGCGTTCAGCGAGTGGCGGGACGACGTGCATGTCTTGGACACGTTTACGGTCCCGCGACACTGGCGCTATGCCGGTGGGTACGACTGGGGCTACTGGAGCCCGAGCGCCTTTATCCTGTTCGCGCAGGGGGATGATGGGGCGACGGTGGCGGTGGCCGAGAAGAAGTGGACGCAGAAACTCGCCTTTGAAATGGGTCAGGACATCGCCCGGATGTGCCAGGCGGTCGCCCCCATGCCGGTTGAGTACATCGCGGCGGATTCGTCCATGTGGGGCGTCCAAGCCCAGAAGGGCTTTCCGAACATCGCTGAGGAGCTACAAGCCGGGATCAACGCGGAGTGGGATCGGGCTCGGGAGGCTGGCTGGAAAGGCCCACTGCGAGCGCCGATGCTTGTAGCCATCGCGAAGGGCCACGACTCGCGCATCGCCGGCGCGACGCTGTTCCACCGCTACCTCAAGTGGACGGCGGAAAAGGATGGGACCATTCTCCCGTTCAACCTGCCGCGCTTGCGATTCACGAAAGCGTGTCCCTACCTTGTGGCGTCCATTCCCCGACTGCCGCCGAGCCCGACGGACAACGAGGACGTGGATACGGACGCCGACGATCACGGGTACGATGCGGCCCGATACTACCTGATGAGCCGGCCGCCGTTGCCGGAGGCGCCGAGAGCGGCCAAGTCGGCGGACGATCATCCCGGGCTGACGGAGCGGTATCCGGGGCTCGTGGAAGGGACGAAACGGGAGCCGGTAGGGCTCAACAAGTACACGCCCAGCAAGGTGCGAACGGAGGCGGGATGGTGAGGTCATGGCAGAAGGCTGATGACGCTGCGTACAACGCGGCGCTGTTGAAGGCCACACGGAAGATCATGCGTGCTATGATCCGGCGGACAGCCGCACAGTTCGCGGCACAATACTACCCGCCATTGAAGCGGAAGCCATGATCCGCCTTCCCTGGGTGAGCCGAGCCCGGTACGAGGCGGCTGCGGCTGCTGCGGAAACCGAGCATCAGTTGGCCGAAATGGGAAGCAAGTCCACGCTCGCCGCACTTGAAGGGATGCAGAGGGCTTGCGACGGCGTGGTTGCCGATATCCGACGAGAAGCGGCCCAGGAACGTGCCGAGTGGGCCAGTCGCTATGAGGCCCTAGTGGACAAGCTCGCCGCGCTCAAACACGAGGGCTACGGCCCGCCCGTCACCCTGCCCACCCCTGAGCCGGAGCCAGTTGAGCCACTTCCTGCTGCGGTGCGGAAAGCCATCAACGACCGGGCGAGCAAGGGGTCCGTAGCGTGGCGGCATCTGGAACGGCAGGCACGGGAGAAGATCGGACTGGGGGTGGATGTGTCCGAAGTGGCGGCGCTGATCCTGAACGGGGAGCCGGTCGAATGGTAACGATCCCGACAGAAGCCTCGGTGGCATTGGACCATTTCGAGTATCGGGTCAAACGGATGGTGCCGCTTGCGCTGATGGGCCGAACGTCAGCCGAGGCCATTCTTGACCAGCAGGCGCGCTCCTGCATCCTGCTCATCACGCACGTCGTACTCGGGAAACGGGGGGCGGTGCTGCGGGTGCCAGACACATGGTGGGACCACACGAAGGAACGGTGGTTTCCAGCTTGGGCCCTTCGCCGCTGGCCGGTGCAGTATCGGGAGCATGAAGCGCGTCTGCTGCTGCCGTATCTGCCGTTGCCGACGACGCGGGAGTGGGAATCGGTGGCGGTGTTCGCACAGGACCCAAAGGCATGACAGCAACCCATGACGACCGGAAGTGGCAGCACGTCAAGATTGCCTTTCGTGCCATGCCGTGGCGGCATCGGCTGACGCTGTTGTGGGGCGGGACGCTGCATCTTCTGGTGCGGCGCAAAGGGGACGGGATCGAGATTCGCGGCGTGAAGGTAGCCTGATGAACGCGAGAACGTGCCTAGAGCACGGCATTCCGTATCCCTGCCCGGTATCTATCGTGGGTCACTGGGCCATTGAGGATGGGACCGATGGATGGTACGTTGTGCGGCCGTGGGACCAAGGACGATGCGGTCCCTTCACGGAGGCAGAAGCGGCCGCGCAATTGCCTATCCTCCAGCGGCTCTACGGGGTGGCCTGATGGACATTCGCTACCCGGGGATGCACGAAGTAGACCGACTCCTGCACCGACGGGATGATCGGCCACCGTCATGGCGACCAGTAGAGTACCTACCCGACGTGTACAGGATGACGATGGCTCCGTGGTGGATTGTATGGCTTTATCGGTGGCTCCCGTCACACGTTGGCTGGTGCAACCGTCCCGAACACCGTCGGTGCCAGGAGGTAGCGTTCTACTTGTGGAATCTGTCGGCGCCCCGATGGCGTATTGGATGGCTTCCACGCAGTCGCACTACGTACCGGACGCGTCGGCTGATCGCCGCGCGGTTCTAGCAGGAGGGTGGGGTGGCGGATCAATTCGACGGCTTAGAGGATCAGGGCAACTTCACGCCCGGCTCCACGGCATCCGACGACGTGGCGCGGGAGAACCTACTCACGCTCGCGCAATCGGACCCGGAAGGCTGCGCCCGCCGGCTGCTAGCCGATTGGGACGCCTCAAACAAGCACGTCAAGAGTCTCAAGGCGCAATGGAAGGTGAACCGCGCACGCGCGAAGGGGTTTACCGGCGTCTCCCTCATCAAGCAGCAGGACGAGAACAAGGCATACATCCCCATCGGGGCCCGGCAGTCTGTTGCCGGCATGAACAAGGCCGCGCGGCTCAAGCGGCGTCTCCGGGCCCAGATGTTCGCCGATCCCGCCAAGCCAGAAGCGACCCCGAGTACAGATGAGGACCAGGACCGGGACGCGGCTGAGCTGGCGACGCGGGTCCTCGAGGATCTGTGCTCAGAGGGCAATCTCGATTTCAACTTGAAGGCTGGCGATGCCTTTGACCTCGGGTCGGATTACGGGTCCGGGTTCATCCGGTTCTGGGTTGATCCCTACGGTGGCGGGAATAAGCCGAAGGACATCTACGCCTCGCCGTTCGCGGTCACTGAGCAGGAGCCGTTTGCGCTGGGGCCGGCCGGGGAGAAGGCCCCGCCCCGGCTCCGGTACGTGACCGTCAAGGGCCAGATCGTGGACGATCCCAAGCAGGCGGCGCGGGTCTGGCTGCCCAAGCTCCGGGACGAACTCCTCACCGGGCGGCAGGTGCGCTTCCTGCCCCATACGGCCCGGGATCTCTGGGATGCAGACGCGGTGATGGTGGGGGCGATGGTGCCGCTGGGGGTGGTGAAGGCCATGTTCCCCGAGCTGGCCAAGAAGCCCGATGTGGAGATCCAGAAACTCACCGGCTATCGGCCGCAGGAATCGGCCGACCTGTTACCCTCCGGCAAGAAGGATCATCGCGGCTCGGGGGATGTGGACGCGCAGTACGTCTTCGTGCTCTCCCGCTATCACAAACAGTGTGCCGACTACCCGCAGGGCGCGTATCTCGTGCTGGTGGGCGAGTCGTATCTGGCCCATACCGGTGAGTGGTACGATACCGAGGCCGATCAGCCGCTCGACATTCCCCTGACGCAGTTCGGGCACTACCACGAGGAGGACAATCCCTACAAGCAGGGGACGATGGAGCTGCTGGGGCCGGGGAATGAAGTGCGGGCCATGATGCTCGGCGCGATGCTGGAACATCTCGACAAGTTCCTCAACCGCCGCATCTTCGTCCCGCTCACCTCCGTCCTCAAGCCGGAACAACTCCAGTCCGAGACCGCGAGTGTCATTCAAATCAACCCCGGCGGAGAGCCGTTCTACGAGCAGCTACCGGATTTCCCGGTCTCGGCCGAGAAGATGTATGCCATGACCGGGGACGACATGGACGATGAATCCGGGTTGCAGGAGAGCGGGCAGGGCGGCGAAGTCCCCAGCGTCACGTCGGGCAAGCAGTTGACTCAGATCATCGAGCAGGTGGTGGCCGGGCTGTCGGAGCTACGGGAGAACACGATCCGGGGCTTCGTCCGCGGCTGGCGCATCATGCTCCAACTCACCCGGGCCTATTACTCGATGCCCCAGAAGATCAAGTGGATGGGAGAGGATGGGGGCTACAAGGTCAAGGAATGGACCGGCTCGGACCTGGGGGGCACTCGGGACGTGCGGATGTTGAAGGGCAGCTTTACGCAGTTGACCCCCGTCCACAAGGCGAACCTCGCGCTGACCTATTTCGGGGTCCGGGATGCTCAGGGCCAGCCGTTGCTCGGGCTCCAAGATGTGCGGCACCTGATTACCGGGGAAGTCGGGCCCTGGCTCGGGATGCGGGACGATCCCCACCGGATGCGGGTCAAGCGGCAGATCAGCCAGTGGTCCGAGGGTCCCCCGGAGGGCTGGCAACCGCCACAGGCGCCGACCGACCCATTCACCGGCCAGCCGGCGGTTGATCCCAATACCGGGCAGCCGGCCCAACCGCCCCCCGATCCGACGTTGACCAGCATCTTCGCCCCTGTTCCGGTGGACGAGGAACAAGCGGTGGCGGTGATTCGGACGGAGGAGCTGGGCCGAGCGATGGCGGGCGGTCGGTATGCTAGGATGCCCCCACCGTGGCAGGCTGGGCTCCAGATGGCCTATCAGACGGCCCGGCAGGCGGCAGGGCAGGCCACGGTCCGGGAACAGCAGCAGGCCGCCCAGGCTCAACAACAGCAGGCCGTCCAGGTGGAGAAGGAGAAAGAAGCGGCCAAGGTGGAGGGGAAGATCGCGGTCGAGCGGGCGGTGACGCAGATGGGGGGCATGGGTGGGGGAATGATGAGCAAGCCGGGAGACGGGCGGCCGGTGATGGGTGGGATGACGCGCTAGATGACGTAAGCCAGTATGGCTACGCGGGATACCTCGTGTGGCCAACAAGTGACAGTGACGCGACAGTGAGCAGGCATCTTGACACCACCTTATCAGGAGCCCTAGTATGGCTGACGACACGCTGACCAGCGCCGAAGATGCGACCCTCGATGGTGAGTTGGATCGCGTATTCTCCGCCGCGTCAGCCCCCGAGCCGGACCCCGCAGCTTCGACGGCAGGCGCCCCAAGCGCCGAACCCGCCCCCGCTGAAGGTTCCCAACCCCGGGATGACGCTGGACGGTTCGCCCCGAAGTCGGCGGACACCGCCCCGGCCGTAGCCGAACCGGCTCTCCAAGAGCCCCAGGCCAAGCCGAGCGAGTCCCCCGCACCCCAGGCGGAACCCACACCGGAACCGGCACCTGATCTGCAAGCGCAGATCGATGCGCTTCCTGCGTTCCAGTATCGAGCGGACGGGGAGCCTGTTGAGATCCCCGGCTCGAAGGTGGGACCCGACGGGGCGTTCATCCCCAAAGCCGCCTTCCTCGATCTGCAACGCACGCTCTCGGCCGGCCGGTTGTATCCCAAGCGTCATCAGGAATGGCGCCGGGAAACGGATGCCGCGAACGAAGAAGCCGCTGCCCAGAAAGACGCTTGGGAGTTCGTCATCGGCTTTTTCGACAAGAAAGCGGCAGAAGGTGGCCTAGTTGACTGGGCCCAGAAGGCTGAGCTGGAATATCCGATCCTGCGGGAACAGGCGCAGGCGCGGTACTGGGAACGGAAGGCAAAGGCAGCCGAAAAGGGCCTGTCCTCCGTTACCCAGCAGCAGCAAGCGGCACTCCTCCGGCCGCAGATGGATGCGGCACTCGAAGGGGCGTTACAGGAGTTCGGGACGGGGCTGGACGCCGGGGACGTGAAAGAGCTGTTCGACACGTTGCGGCGGCCGGACTACGAAGCTGCCCTGTTCCCGACGGCGCCGGAGGATATGCCCGAGTACGGGATTCGGAAGGGCGAGCGGATCATCAACCGCCAGTTGGTGCGGGATGAAGCCGAGCGGTTGCGGCGGATCGTCGGGCGCTACAAGCCCAACGGCCAACCGACCGCGAGCCCGGCGGAAACGAAAGCAGCGGCCCACAACGCGGCCGTGCAGGCAGGAGCAAAGAAGCAGCCGCCTCCGACGGTGGGGGCGACCCGGGGACCGGCGCCGAGCGGCAAGCCCGTGACGCGGCCGGTGTTCACGAATACCGAGGATGCGGACGAGTACTACTTCGGCCGTGGATTCAACCCGGACACTGACTAACAAGCCCGCTGCACCATTGGGGTGTAGGGGCGGGGGAATGTGAGGGGGCGTAACTCCAATGGCGACAGCCACATACGCAGTAACGCGCTCGGACACCGATCTTGAGCAACTTTGGCGCAAGGTGCAGGCCGGCGTGGTCGAGGCGTTCAACTTCGGAGTTGAGGAATGGAACCTCCTCAACAAGCTCACCAACTTCGACGTGGATTGGTCCGCTCGGGAAATCACCCTGGAGCTGGACGTGCTGGACGACTACGGGACCGCCTCGATCATCGAAGGCGGGAAGGAATCCCGGCCGTCCTCGCCCGCTCCGGTGACGGCGACCATTACCTGGATTCTGCTCAACAAGCGGTTCACCATCAGCAAGACCGCCCAGTACATCAGCGAGCAGACGCCGAAGGCGATGCTCGAAAACCAGCTCAAGTTCCAGAGCAAGAAAGCCGTCCAGGGCATCCGCCGGAAAGTCGGCGACATGTTCTATGGCTTCTCGACGGGGACGGTGGCCATCGTCACCGGCATCTCGACCGACGCCGTGACGCTTCAGGATCTCTACGGCATCAGCGGCCTCGGGGCGACCACGGACGACCGGCAGGTGATCGACCTGTTCCGGGCGGGCGACTATGTGGCCTTCCTCAATCCGTCCGGCCCGGCGCTGCGGACCAGCGGTATCGCGCTGATCGACTCGGTGACCGAGGCCACGAACGTCATCAACGGGACCACGTTCTCGGATGTCTCGACGGTCACCGCCTCGGACTTGGTGGTGTTCGCCAACAACCTGGAAAACACCACGATGGCCTCCGGCACTGAGCGGTCCCAGAACCTCGTCGGATTGCTGGACGCCATGACCAGTGTGTCGGTGCATGGCGTGTCCAACTCCTCGACCCCGCGCTGGAACGTCGCCGGCTCGGATACCGCGGGCGGCCGGTTCACCGGCATCAAGCTGCGGAAGATGAAGCAGGCGATTGCCAACAACGGCGGCGTCGAGCTGGACACCGTGATTTGGTCCAACGGCGTCGAGAACGACGTGGTGGCGCAGTTGCAGGCGGGCCTTCGGTTCTCCGATGCGTTCAACATGGAGCTGGACGGCAAGCCCACCAGCAAGGGCGTGACCTTCTTCACCAGTCGGCGGGTGCCGGATGGCTACGTGTTCGGGTTCGCCAAGAAGGCAATCAACAAGATGACCCTACTCCCGGAACCCGGGAAGCAGGCATTCGACGACGGCCACAAGCTGCAGGACGACAGCGGGCTGGTGTTCAGTCTCGACTATCCCTGCGCGATGGTCTACAAGAACCGCGCGGCGATGTACTACCTGAGCGGCGTGACCGAGCAGTAGGCCGACGTAGTGGCGGCGGGGTGAACGTGGGCCCCGCCGCGCACCCTTTCCTCTGGAGTGTCTGACCATGATTAGCAAGAGTCTCGCCGCGGCGAATGCCGATGTCATCATCACGGTCTCGAGCGACGTGCCGCAGGCGTATAGCCAGCACCCCGAACTGGCGTCCACCGTGTCGTGTTACGTCACGGGGACCTTCGTCGGGACGATCACGTTTGCCGGGACAGTGGACGGCACCAACTGGGTGACGCTGCCCGGCTACGTCCGCCATGCCTCCGGCATGTTCGCGGGTCCGCAGTTGAGCACGACCACCGGGACCGGCACGTTCCTCATCCCCGCCTACGGCTTCAACAAGGTCCGGGCCCGGATGACCTCCTATACGTCCGGCACCGCGACCGTCTCCCTCGACAAGGGCTTGGGCGGTGTCCCGGTCCAGCATGTGAGCACCGAAGGCTTGAAGGCGTCCTACGGCTGCGCCACGCAGTCGCTCGCCACCGTCACATCGGGCACGGACGTAGCGCGCCTCAGTGGATCGGCTACGACAACCGTTCGGGTGACACGAATCACTGTGAGCGGCACGATTGACACCGCCGCCCAGTACGTGAACGTCGGCATCTTCAAGCGCACCGCCGCCGCTTCTGGCGGTACGGCCTCCCAGCCGTCCATCGGGCTCTATGACTCGACGAACGCTGCGGTCACGGCGGTGGTCGATCTCTACACCGGCAACCCGACCACGGGCGCCGGTATCCTCGTCAAGGCACAACGGGTCTGGTGCGCGCTGTCAGGCACCGCCGCCGCCTCGCCGGGGTTGGCCGTGTTCGAGTTCGGCACCCGGAACAGTCAGTCGCTCGTCCTGCGGGGTGTGGCCCAGGGCGCCGCCGTGAACTTGGGGACGACCGGCAACGCCGGCGTGTTCGACATCGACTTCGAGTGGACTGAGGAGATATAAAGTGCCACGGGGTAAGTACTTGAAAATTCCCCGACCCAAGGCACGCACGAGCGCGGTAGGTGGTGGCAAACGGTGCTCCTCCTGTCGCACGGTCTACGAACGGCCGGAGGAGCATTTTGCCAAACACCGGGCGACGTGGGACGGTTTCCAAAGCGTCTGTAACTCCTGTAAGCGTATCACGCACCGCAACTGGGTTCATGGTCTCAAGAGTGGGGAACGAGATCGAATGCTTGCCGAGCAGGATGGGCGGTGCGCGATCTGTCAGGAAAAGTGTGAGAAACTGGTGATCGACCATTGTCACCAGCACGGGAACATCCGGGGTCTGCTCTGTCGGCCCTGTAACGCGTTACTTGGTATGTGTCAGGACGATGAGGCCATACTACGGCGGGCAATTGACTATCTCCGCATCCATGCCCGTCGGGCTGGGATTGCGTTGGAGGGTTAAGAATGGCGGGGACTCAGCGGTCGGTTGATGCGTTCAAGCCGGAACTGGTGCAACCCGAAATCCTCCGGCAGCTCATCAACCTCGTGACGGACTTGGAGACGCTGCGGAATGCCCTCGATGTTGGGGGCATTACCGCCGTCACCGAGTTGATGGCGGATCATGCGACGTTCCTGACGTGGGGGACGGAAGTAGACGCGGACGAGAACAACATCGCCAATCAGGTGGACTACCTCCTCACCCCGGATGGGGTGACCGGTGGGAGTTACGCCTTTTCCGCCGGAGCCGCGCCCACCCTCGCGGCGACGGGCTGGGTGAAGTACCAGATTGATAGGGCGGAGTACACGGCCGAGATGCCGGCCACCATCACGCTTGAGGACCTGGGCGATGTCACGCAGGGGAACTTCTCGGCGTGGCGGATTGAGATTGACAAGCTCGGCGCGGTGACGGCGAAAGCCTCGCCCACGGTGGGGGGCTACGCCACGGCCCAGATCGCACTCCTGGCGCTCGGCGGCCTCGCTCCCACCGCGAGCACGGTCACGCTCGGCTATCTCACCCTCACCGATGCGGATTCCGTCATCAACGTCGGGACCGACAACCTCAACGCCGCTGGCGTCACGTCGGCCATCTACTACGAACGCGGGCCCCGGAAGCGCATCAGTGGGCTTAACGCCGCATTGGGAGCGGCTTCGACGCTCACCGCGGCCTCGACGACCTACGGGCACGGCACGATCAACGCCAACATGAACGGGCTCAAGAAAGCCGAGATCACGGCCGGGGCGACGCAAGCCCTGACCGATGCGGATACGATCAGCACGCTCAAGTTTGGGAACGTGCTCATCTGTACCGATCTCGCGGGAACAGGGAAGGTCAGCATCAATGCCGCCGGGACGCCCGGCGTGACGGCGATGGCCTATGCCTCGGCCGCTGCGGCGCTGACAGCTTCCGATCTGGTTGTGGATCGGTTGCCGTCGATGTTCGTGCCCATCGCACTCATCAAGGTCAGCAACCAGTCCGGGGGCACGTTCACTTTCAAGACGACCAACTGGGATGCCGCTAGCGTCACCAGCACGATTACCGACGCCACGTCGGCGCCCTGGGATCGCACGGTGGCGAGTGGGTTCAACTCGCATCAGGTGAGCCGCGATCCGATTCCGGCTGATGTCACCGCGCCCTTGCCCTCTACGCTTTCGGCCACGGTGCCGAGCGCCACGGCGGTCAACGAAGCCGGCGACCTCGTGGCGGCGTCTATCGCGCTGAGTGAAACCTGATGATGTACCGGGAAACCTGGGACGCTGATCCGGCGTGGCAGGCTGACCTCGAGCGCCTGGCGCCTCGGAGTGACCGGGTCAACTGGCTCCTGATCCATTGGGAGCCTGGGGTCGCGTGGGAGCCGGTGCAACGCTGGGAAATCCGCGAGATGATCCCGGCCCTCGATACCGTGCCGGGGGAGATGATCGAGGAGTACCAGGGACCCGACCCGCGGACCAGGGGACGGTGGCTGGAGGAGAAAGAGGAGAACGGGACGCTCACGAAGTCCTGGCACTCGGATAGTCTCGTCTCCCATCGGCAATGGCAACTGTTCCACCTGACCCGGTGCCACTCGCAACGCTTCTGGGTCATCCAAGGTTCGTACGGGGGCCATCGGGTACATCTCCCCTTTGACCAGCGGCGCATCCTCGCGGGTCAAGGTCGGGTCGCGGATACCCCGGCGCCCGGGGCCCTGCCCTACGCCGAGTATTCCAGCCGCACGTTCACCCGGATTGCGGAGTGCGACCGGTTGCAGAAGTGGAAGCACGCGCTCGCCTGGGATCAGCGGCAGGAACGGAAAACCGACGCCGGGCTTTGGGTCAAGCAGGACCGGCGGAATGATGCGGCCGCGTGGAATACCGAGTTTCTGAAGTGGTGGGACGATCAGGTGGAAGGCTGGGTGCGGGATCTGCCGCAGTCCGCCATCCCGGCGTTCTCGGATATGCCCCGAGGGGATACACAGTACAACCGTGACGAGGACGCGCTGGACGCGAGCCTTGTCCATGAGGAGGACTAATGGCGAGGCCCAAGACACAGCGGGATCAGCGGCGGGACGTGATGGCGGAAGATCAGTTCGGGCGGCCCTGGAGCTACCAGATCGAGATTGCGACGGGCGATCCGACGGGGCTCATCAATGCGGCCGGCTGGCACGATCCGCTCCGCACGCCGCAGAAGTACTTGAAGCCGAAGAACGCGTTCGGGATGCAGGCGGGGTCCTTCATGGTGGATTTCCCGACGTGGATTACCGACCACGTGCGGGCAATGGGTGACTGGCAGCAGCAGCTCATGCGCGTCGCCCAGCTCAAGTACCCCGGAGGCATCAGTCCCGAGGACGCGGAACAGAACCCGTGGCTGGCGATTCTCACCGGCCCGAAACCGTGGCCGTCCGTCGAAGCCCTGAAGGCCGCGATGCAGGGGAGTACCGCCTTGCTGGGCTGGGATCGGGCGCGGAAGTGTCCGGCCCAGACGGTCCAGCGGCATGATGGCCGCATGGTGCCGGCGGATCGAGGCGCGCGGAAGCTGTTGGGCGTGGAGACGGTCGAGGACACACTGGCGGCGGCGTCCGGGGAAACCTCACGGGAACGGGTGGGGACAGAAGCACCGGGGGAGGACACGGCACCGGACACGCCGCCTTCGCATGAGCCACCGAAGACGTGGCCGGAGTTCGTGAAGTGGGCGCGCCAGACGGGTCAGGCCATGAACACGACCGAGGCCGGCAAGCTCTGGGCGGCCCGGAAAGCGGGGGTCTAAATGGCCGTCGTCCAGATCGGGCACAACACCCAATACGGCGTCTCGCATACGCTGGACGCGACGGATGAGCATACCCCGCTGGCGGATACCGGGGCGGCGGCGGGCCTCATCAACTACCACATCGTCTTCAACGGGACCTGGGACGGGACGCTCACCTTCGAGGCGGGGACGAAGATCAACGGGACGCTCGTCTGGGACCCGATCCTCGCCACCAATCTGGTGAGTGCCGCGACCGCGACCACGACGGTAGGGGCGACGACCACGGATGAAATCTGGCGCATCGATGCCACCGGCTTGTCCGGCATCCGGGTGTACGCCACCCTCGTCACCGCCGGCTCTTGTACCGTCACGCCCACCTGGGCGATGGGGTAAGTCCAAATGCTCACCACTTCAGGTCGTGATGAAATCCTGGCGCTGTACGCGACGGGTCACTACGTCGGGCTGATCTCGGCCGAGACGGATTGGCGCGCCGGGTCTGTGACCGAACTGTCCTACAGCGGATACGCCCGACTGGCCTTGGCCCTCGATGCCGCGGCGAATGGCTCACCGGCCACCTTCCGGCGTCGGGCCAACAGCGGGCAGTTGACCTTTGCCGCCGTCGCGGGGGGCGCGGTCGCCCCACTGCTCTACGGCGTCTGGGATGCGCTGACCGTCGGGACGCTCAAGGCCATCGGGCCCTTTAGTGCCGACGTGCCTGTTGTGGCGTCGGTCGTGGATACGACCGCTGACGATTTCGTAGCGGTGGCGCATGGACTGGTCGCCGACCAACGGGTGTATCTCCTGGCAAGCGCCGGGATGCCGATGCCGACGGGAGTAGTCGACGATACGCTCTATTACATCGGAACCGTCGCGGATGCCGACCACTTCACCCTCTCGACTACGGCGTCGAACGCCAACCCGGTGGCGATTACCACCCTGGGGGCGGTACAGGTGATCCCGACAGCCGCGACGACCGTCAACAACGACGAGTCGCCGCAGATCGCCATTGGTGGCGTGCTCCTGGCAATCTAGCCGTGGCCCGTTACGTCCGGTTCCAACGGGAGCCTATTTCGGCTGGCGGTGGGCTTGCGCTTACCCTTGGCCCTTCCCATCTCGGGCTCTTTCGTGCTAGCGGAGCGGTGAGTGCGGTTGCGGGGGCTGATGAGGATGCCGAACCGACTTATTCCGCCGGGGCGGGTGATGTCTCGCTGTTGACCGAGGACTTCGACGCCTGGGCAAGCGTGGATCAATCGGCGGTCGCCGCGCCCAAGATGCGCGTCTTTGGGGATGCAGAGAACGGGGGTGGCAATCCGGTTGCGACGGCAACGCTCGTCAGCCCAGGTCGTGGGGGTGCCGGGAAGTGTCTCCGGCTGACCTACCCCCAGGCCCAGAGTGCCGTCGATTCGCGGCACTTCCTTCAGACGGTAGGTATCTCGGTCAGCACCGCGTTCACCAGCTACCAAACGATCTGGATTCGGCCGAGTACGAATGCGTGTTCCTTGGGCAGCGTGAAGGGTACCACGCCAAAGTTCATCCAGCACTACCACACGGCCCAGGGAGCCGCACAGCGGGTCCAGATCAGCTCGTTCAAGTTCGCTTCTGGCTCGCCCTCCCTCGGTGGGCTACCCGCCAGGGAATACTTCCACGTCAATAGTCAGGCGAACTCTTTGGCCTTACAGCGGGGCGACCCGCACTGGCTCACGAGCGGGGGCCTCGCGGATCTCGCCGACAACGATTGGCACCGCTTCACGACCGGGGTCAAGGCCAACACGAGTCAGGGGTCCCGCGATGGCATGGCGAAGTTGTGGGTTGATGGGACGCTGGTCGTCGATCTGTCGGCCCGGGGGGTACTGCTGGGTCGCACCGATAACACTGAACTTGATCAGTTGGTGTGGGATCGTGGCATCGGAGACATTCACTACGGCGACGTGCTCTTCGCCGCCGCCGCGCAAGCGACCGCGACCTTTACGTTCGATTATGACGACTTCCAACGCTGGCGGAAGGTGAGCGGCTAATGCCGGCGGGAACTCCGGTCGTCCTCGGGACGGACGTTGCGCTTGATACCAGCAGTGATCTGGTCGTCACGATTACGGCGGTGACGGCAAACCGGAAGGTGCTCTGCTTCATCCACAAGGTCCGGGCGACTTCGACGCCGGCGGCCTCAACGCCTACTGGGGGGCTCGGGGCGGATACTTGGGCTCTCGTCACCGCTGGAGCGGGCGGCACGCTGTCCTACGACGTGGCTGGGGGGTCGCGCGGCGTGGGATGGGTCTACGAGGCGAAACCGTCGTCCCCGAGCGGAACCGAGGTCACGATCCCGACCGACGGCATCACCTATGAAGTGGTCCGCGCAACGGTCGTGAGCGTTCCTGATACGAGTACCGTTGTGCAGTGTGTCCAAGACATCGGCGGCACGAATCCGGTGAGCTGCGCGCTCTTGGAGATGGCGGACACGACTAATAACATCTTCATCATGATGGCGTGCCACAACGGGACGGCTAGCCGGACGTGGGACCCAGACGCCGCCGATGGCTTCACGGAGCTGACCGACACCAACGATATTAGTGCGAGCACTGACCGCGGTGTCACTGAGATACAGTACAACATAGCAGCGGCGGGCGCGGTGACGGCGGATGCAACACTCAGTGCGGCGTCCAGCATCATCGGCGGGGTAGCACTGGAGCTGGCCTATGCGGCAGAGAGTACCCCGGTCGCGCTGGCCGGCGCCCCTTCCCATCTTGGCGTATTCCATGCAACGGGCGAATTGGACCGACTGGCAAGCATCGGGCCGGTTTACCTTGGGGTGTTTCATGCACAAGGCGCAATCTCCGCCTTCAGCGCCGCCACGGTGCCCGACGCGCCAACGGGCTTGGCTGTCCAGATACTCGATCTTCAGGGACCTAAGGCCCGCCTGACGTGGACGGACAACGCCGATGATGAGACCTCGTACCATGTGGAGCGGGCCAGCGATTGGAATGGCGCCACCGGCACGTTCGCCGAAGTGGAGAGCCTTGCGCCCGACGTGGAAACGGCTGACGATGACGGCTCTTTTCAGCCGGGCCAAGAATATGCGTGGCGCGTCTTTGCTCGGAATGCGGCGGGTGACAGTGACGACAGCAACGTGGTAACGGCAACGCCGAGCCCGGCGACAGACTGGACGATGGGGCCGATAGGCCGGACGCTACGCATGGGCCGCCGTCGGGCCTTGTTGATGTGAGGAGCGACTAGTGGCAAGCTGTCAATGCGGGTGCGGCCGCGAGGTGAAGAACCGCTTCGTCAAGGGGCATCATGTGCGCGTGATGCGTATTCGGCGTGGAACGTCGGAGTCACGGTTCCTCATGAAGATTCGCAAGGAACCTACCGGTTGCTGGTCGTGGATAGGGGCGCGAGCCGTAGTGGGGTACGGGAAGTTCTGGTACGAAGGCCGGCTTATGGAGGCCCACCGAGCGGCCTTCCTGCTCTTCCGTGGGGAGATTCCCCTTGGACATCATGTATGCCATACCTGTGACTGCCCGTCATGCGTCAACCCAGAGCACTTGTTCACAGGAACGCGAAGCGAAAACATGATGGACGCTAGCCGGAAGGGGCGGACGTCGAACCAGAACCGTGGCAAGACACATTGTATTAGAGGGCACAATCTCGCGGATGCCTACGTACATCCCCGCGGGAATCGGGTCTGTCGCCACTGTGGCCCGATTTGGAGAGACCGGTATCTCGCTAAACGCCAGAGGGTGACACATGGCGAGCTATGATTCCAGCGACCTTCTCGCCCTGTTCCTGCGCGATGCGGGCATTCCGAGCACGACGGAGTTCCCGACCACGGCGCAAGCGTACACCTATCTCCGGGACGGGCAGTCCTACTACTACGGCGTGTTTGCGACGCATTGCCCGTGGTACCTGATGGCGGCGCCGACGCTGCTCACATCGAGCGATAGCGGCGTGACGTACGTCATGCCCAGCTCGACGCACGTCCTCGCGGTCGAAGTCTACGACAGCCTGAACGGCCGGCTTCTACGGCCCTGTAGCTACTGGGATCGGGGCGGCGATTACGTCTGGGAAGGGAACCGGATTCGGATGCCGGGCAGCGTCGCCAAGACGTTCAGCGGTGGGCCGTACGTGCGGTACATCGCCGAGCCCACTGACCTCGATGGTTCTACGGCTCCTACACTGATGCCGGACCATGCCCGGGTGCTGATCGTGGCCCACGCGGTGACGACTTGGGCCGGCCGGGGCGGGATGCGGGATGCGCGGCCCTTCAAGGAAGCGGAAAAGAGTCTGGCGTGGGGCGACCCCGACCGCCCGGGCGACATCGGGATCATCGGGGCCTTGAAGCTCCAGAACCCCTTCTTGGGTGCGACGGCAAGCGCGAGCCGGGCCTTGGTGAGCGGGCTGCAAGCCATTGATACCGGCTCGGGGTACTCGGCGCTATGAGATACGTGCTGGCGGGTTTCATCCTGTTGGGTTGTACCGGCGAGTTGGTTGCGCCCGTTCCCGTGACTCAGCCCGTGTCAGTCCTGTGGTTTGTCGGGGTGTGCGACCGCCCCGTGGTCTGGTGGCTCCGGACCGACCCGGCTATCCGGCCTCCCGTCATGGTATACATGGCTCGCACTGATTCTCTTGCACTCCTCACAGACTCAGTCGTCATGGGACTCCGATGGATGGAATTGGATGGAGCGGCGCAGATCGTGGCTGCCGGTGAGTTTTCTACTGGCCCTGTGGGACGGCTCACAGCTACCTGCAGGAGTTTGTGAACAATGCCAGCGCGCCGCTCAGTCACGTCTTGTGAGGGGGTAACGGGTATTCGGATCACGTCCTCGCTAGGGACCTTTCGGCCGGATGACGCGACGGTGTTAACCAACTGCCTGCCTGCGTCCACTGTGCGGGATATCCCTCAGCCGATTATCCCTCGGTACGGATTAGTCGGCTTGCCTGCAACACCGGCGGCGGTGACGAGTGGATCACATAACAACCAACTGATGTATGAGTTCCGGAAACTCGACGGGACGCTCACCATCATCGGGGTCTGGAACGGTATCATTCATACCTACAATCCGACCACTGATGCCTGGACGGCAGTGGTGACAGCGGCCAATTTCGCCACGGCGAGTATCACCCGTGCAACGTCCGGTCGGTGGTTTGCCGCTACCTTCAACAACACGGTCGTATTCTCGGACAGCACGAACCTCCCGTTTACTTGGGACGGGACGAGCGGGGCGGGAGGATTGGTTTCACTAACCAACGCGGCCGTGGCCTATGGTCGGCCCTTTGTCCATGCAGGCAAACTCGGGTTCATTCAGAACGCTGACCGCTCAACGTTTATCTGGTCGGAAGAACTCGCAGCCAATACGGGCTATGAAGCGGGTGGCTACAACAACGCTTGGACCCTGAAACAGAACGGCTCTAATCCGCTTGTGGGAATACAAGGGAGCAACGCCGGGTTGTTCTATTTTCGGACCCAGGGGATCGGAATCATCACAGGAGACGTGACCCCGGACTTTGCGACTACTGCTACTGATGATGCGATTGCCGAATCAGTAGGGCTCGGAGGGCCGGACGCATTTCTGTTGCATGAAAAGCGTTTCTGGTTTCTTGACGAGGCTGGGCGCCCGTGGTCCCTAGAACTTGGCGGTGGCCTCACGCCGCTCTGGGCGGACCTAGAGGCAACGCAGGTAGCGGAAGCCAACCCCGGCGCCCCGGTCGTTGTGTACAGCTTTCCGAGGTCCACGGCGACAGCGCAAGTGTCGTGGAATCCGGTGTATGACCTTATCATGATGCGGGCGAGCGCCACAAGCGGGTTTGCACCGTACTGGTTCGGCTTTAGTCCCTATACGGGGCGGCTCGTGACCGCGTGGCAGTTTGATTCCGGTGAGGAGTTCTACAGTTCTGTTAGCACCACCTTCACATCGGTTCCCGCGTGGGTCGTCGGGCTTAACGGGTCCTTCGCTGCTGCCGTCGTAGCCGGTCAATGGGAAGATTTGGATGTGTCGGCGGTAGACTATCGGTCGTACAGTTGTCAGTACCGGAGTGGGCCGCAAGCGTGGACAACTGGCCTCGCTTTACACTTTAGCCGCTTGGATCTTGTCGCACAGTCTGTAGCAACCAGTTTTGTGACGGCGGGAAGTGCGTACAGTCTCCGCGTGCTGACCTCTGACAATCCGGTGACCACTCAATCGGCGCAGACCGTCAACTATCTCACGCCAGCCGCACTCAACTTGCAGCGGTACGCGCAACATGAGGCGATTGGACTCAATGTTGGTGGCCGATGGGCGGCAGTGGATATCCAATTCACACCGGAAGAACTGACCGGTGTGGCATTCGCCCCCCACGCTATTTATGGTTGGGCCCTGCACCATTACCCGATTGGGAATGAGCCGGAGGTCCGATGACGCCGCCCTTCAAGCCGGAGTTGGATCGGTCGGTTGGCACACAAGACCGTCAAGTCACGGTGAAAATCAGGGATCGTGCTGCGCTCTATCAGACAGCAGACGCCGACCCCGCTGTCGCGCTCTACACCGTCCCGGTCAACTACACGGCGACAGGCCGCGTCTATGTGACGGAACGGTCGGGCACGGCGCGAACCTTCGGGATCGCGCTACGGAAATCCGGGGCGGCGATTGATAACGCGCACTACGTTGCGGGCCCGACGGCCCCGCTCGCAGCGAACGAGGACGCGCATACGGAGGAGTTCAAGAAACTGCCGGTGAATACCATCGTCCAGGTCGTCGCGTCGTCGGCCGATGTCTCCTTTTCCTGGGTTGGGATTGAGGAGCCGGTATGACGATGATCCGGCGGTATGTGCGGCAAACGGCGCCCGTAAACATCGGGGACGTGTCCGGGCGGCTCAGGATACAGCGGGCAGCGGCAGAGCAGATGAATGTGCTAGGGGAGAGTAACAGCTACGCCACGGTTCGCCTTATGGGCCTGACGGTAGACGGATTAGTCGGTGTCGGATCTCGCGCAGTCGTGGCGGATGCGAACGGCGTGTTGAGCGCGCCCTAGGAAGGAACGAGACGCATGGCGAACAATCCCCTGAGCCTGGGGCCGCGGTTCAACATTCTCCTGCAAGAAGCAGTGGGGCAGGGGATCGACCGAGCGGCGTTGATCCAGGCACTCCAGAACCTGCCCCCGGATCAGTTCCGGGCTTTGCAGTCCTCACAGGCTACCGGCTTCGAGGCGTTGAACCAAGCGATGGGCGGGCAGCTCGATCCCGCGAAAACGAGCACGACGTTGGGGGGCGAACGCAAGCCGTCAAGCGCATGGAAGGGCCTGACCGATCCCCGCACGTTGGCCTTTCTTGCCGCTCCGCTCGCCGTAGCGGCTGCACCTGCGGTCGCTGGCGCGGTAGGAGCCGCGGGAGCGGCTGGTTCTGCTGCGTCCGGTGCTGGCGCACTCAGCACGCTCGGCCAAATCGGCAACATCGCCCGCACCGCCGCCCCGATCATTGGTGGAGTAGCCAATGCCATCGGGGGTGCCCAGAGTGGTGGGCAGGCGGACAAGTACGCGGAAGCGGCCGGTGAAGCGGGGCTGCGAGAGACGGCCGACCGGGAGCGGATTCGCGCGGCGCTCTTGCAGCGGATGGTGAGTAGCCCCGGCGGAGCCCGGCCTGACCTGTCGGCCACGTTCGCCGGCAGTCAGAACCCCTTTGGGTCGGTCGCCCCTCGGATGCCCAGTGCGCCGATTCCCGGCGCGTTGGCCCCATCAGGCGGCGGTGTCCCTCCGGGCCGGGATCTGGGGACGGTAAATGTCCAGCCCGGCACTGCCGCACCGATGACGCCAGAGGAGCGGCGGCGAAAAGGGTTGATGCAGTCTCTTGTGCTGGGAGGACGCTAACATGGCGAGTGTGGCCTACGCCCCGCTGATGGAGGAGAACCCGGTCCTCAAGCGGAAGCCGAGTATCCCGCCCGCCCCGATTAGCGGGCCCGTGCCGATTCAACCGTACCCGCCCCGGGATGATACGCGGGATGCGACGATTGGACCGCAGGTGCCTCAAGTGCCTCCGGTGGGGGCAACGCCTTCCCCCACAATGACGCCGGACACCTTCGGGCCACCGCCGATTACGCTTGCGCCGCCGGTCGCCCCGCCATCGCCGACCATCGGGTCCCAACTCGTGCCCGACACGTTCCGGCCGAACATCCCTAGTCCCATCTCGCCCCGGATACCGGAGGGGCCGATCACCCCATATCAGCCGCAGACCCCACCGGGGCCGATCAACCAGTTCGGCCCAGGCGACAACCTGATCGCGTCGCAGGTGAACCCGGTGAACCGGGGAGACACCGAATCCGTCCGGTCCGCCGTCATGGCGCTCCTGGGTCAGACTTCCGGCGGGGCAAGTCGGGGAGATATCGCGGCGGATACACTCAAGCGATTTGATGAGCAGCAGGCGGAATCTGATCGCATCGCCCAGCAGGAGATCGGCCGGTCGGCGGCGAAGTTCGGGCGCTTGGGGTCTGGGGTCACCACCACCCAGGTCGGCGACTATGGTGAACGCTCGGCCATCGCCCGCGAACGGGAACGCGCACGGCTGGCCGGAGAAGTGGCGGACCAGGATATCGGGGACCGCTTTGCCCGGGTGGGCGCCGCGCAAGACGTGTATGGCCAGTTCTCCGGTGCCGATGTCGGGGCGCGGAATGAAGTCCGCGGGGAGCGCGGGTATCAGGCGGGCTTGGATCAACAGGCGCTCCAGAACCGGATTCAGCAGACCGGGCTTGAGGAGGACTTGTATGGGAATCAGTTCACCCGGGATCAGATGTACAATCAGTGGCTCTCGCAGCTCGGCTTCCCGGGGAGCCAGAACATGTTGCCGGGGACGGCGGACTACTACAACGAGCAGGCAGAAGGCTCGAATCAATCAGCGGCCGATTTCTTCCGGCTCCTGGCGGCGCAGGGTGGGAACAGGGGTGCCCAGACCAGCGGGGCGGGCTACTACGGGCAGTACGGAGGATAGGCCATGCCGAGTTTCGCACGGATCGCGTCGGCCTTCAGCGCCCCGGTCATGGGGCTGCTCTTGGGGCAGGAGGACAAGCGGAAGCGCGAGAAGGAGGACGCCGACCGCGCCCGGGCCGAACGCTTGGACTTGATCCGTCAACGGCTACTAGAGACGCAGATCGCTGGCTTGCAGACTCAGCAGGCGGAGGCCAGTAAGACGAAGGAGCTGGCGGGCTTGCAGGCCAACCGAGATGAGGCGTTGCAGAACGAGCGAGCGGCGGACTTCCAACAGCGGTATGGAGCTGAAGCGGTGCCGAGCGGGCTGCATCCCGAGATTGCGATTGAGCGGGGCGAAGCTGCGGAGAAACGCGAGACGGAGGAACGGGGACGGGAGCACGCCTTGAAGGTGGCCGGGATGCGGACCGAGGCGTCCGCAGCGACGCAAGAGGGCGTTGAATATCAACGTCAGTTCCAGCGGGAGAACGCCCTGGCCGATGACTACGCCCGAACGGTGAAGCCGTGGGAGATCCCGTATAACGCGCTCGTGCGCGGGAAAGGGAGCATGGCCGAGGCGAAGGCGGGGAACTCGGCGGCGCAACTCCAGATGCTCTACGCCTTCATCCAAACGCTGGATAACTCGGTCGTGAAGGAAGGCGAAGCGGCGATGTTCGCCCGAGCGGCCCCCTATCTCTCGCGGGCGCAGATGTACGCAGATCGTATCAATAACAAAGGGGCGGTGATGACGGCGACGCAGGTTCAAGAAATCGCCGACATCTTGACTCAGGTGGAACAGCAATTCGCGGATCGGTTCGCGTCCTACAAGCGGTACTATCAGAACCGGGCGAAGAAGTGGGGGATTGATCCCTCCTCCTTCATGGACATCCCGGAGACGTTTGGGGCTGGGAAAGATGAGGAACCAGAGGATGAGATGACCCCCTATCTCCAGCCGGGGCTCTAATGGATGAGCAAGCGATTCTCGACGCTGCCGCCCGGATGCTCGGAGACGGGATTGATCCGGCGAAAGTCGATGCGGCCGTGCGGCGCCGGACGGGCATGAGCCTGTCGGAACTCGGGGCGAAACTTGGCAACGTGCCACGCGATACCCCCGAAGCGCCGAAGCCATCAGCCGGTGAGCAGCGGCAAGAGCGATTCCTGCGGGCGACCGGCGTCACTCCGGCTGGCTCCGAGGGTGCGGAGAACGCCCAGGATCAGACCCGGCTCATGGCGCATGGCGCGGCCTTCGGGCTTACGGATGAACTGCGGGGCGCGATGGCAGGTGTGATCCCCGGGGGTGAGGGGTACACCGAGGCCCGGGATACCGAACGCGAAGCTCTTGCGGAAGCCCGGGGCCGTCGGTCCCCGTTGGCGGCTGGTGGGCTGGAAGCGATGGGCGGGCTTGCTGCGCCCGGCATGGGCGCGGCGCGCTTCATCGGGAAAGGTGTTGGCACGGGGGCCAAGATGCTCCGCGGGGCTGCGGCCGGCGGGACTGCGGCGGCAGCCTATGGAGCTGGTGGGGAAGGCGGGCCTACTGAACGGGGCGTGGAAGCCCTCAAGATGTTTCCCATTGGGGCGACGTTGGGGGGCGTGGCCTCAGGGGCGGTCCCGCTCGCCAAAGCCGTAGGCCGTGGGGCGTATCATGGTATGGGGTTCATCGGTCGGGCTACTAGGGAAGTGAGTCGGGAACTCCGGGGCCCCCTCCGAAATGCCGAGTCTTGGGTCCGGGAACAGGCTCGGGAGGCCGGAACTAAACTGACCCCCGCGCAAGTCACCCGTCGGGCGGAAATCCGGTTAGCCCAGCTTGAGGGAGACCTGATGGCCCCGATGCGGCCCAAGCCGCCCCAGAAGCCCCCAGAGGCCCGGCCAGACACCTACGAGGGGTTGGTGGCGGCTCAGGCGAAGATTGAGCGGGAGCTGGGGACGACGGAGGCCGCCCGGCCCGCCCAGACCGGCCAGTCCGCCCATCCCCAACCGCCCCGCCGACCGAGTGACTTACGGATGGAGCCCGTCGCGTCCGCCACGCCGGCCGGAACTGTGCGGATGGCCAAGCCGCCGCTGCGGCTGGAGTCCTCCTTGCCGCCTCAACTGGCCGAGAGTCCTATCGGGCGGGCGCTTGATCCGGTGGCGCTGACTCGCCAGCAGCCGCACGCGACGCAAGCCCAGATGGCGGTCCGCAGCGCGCCCATTCTCTCCCGGGTGAGTGGCCTAGACGAGATTCGGGCGGTGGGGTTGAAGGCGTTTCAGGAGGGCGATCAGGCCACGCTCGACGCGGTGAACAGCGTGCTCAAAGAGCGGGGCATGGCGTTTGACTGGACCACGATCGCCGAGGAAGCGGCGAAACAAGGAAGGCGGGGACGCGTGCCAAACCCTAAGCCGGGGGGCGCCCCAGAAGTTTCACGCCCCGTTCCGTCGGTAGGCCGCACAATGACGGCGACGGTGGAGGGGCGAAGCTACGAAATCCCTGAACGGTGGATGCAGGGTGCCACACTTGGTGGTCGGCGTTCTCAGCAAGAAGCAGTACAGCTATGGCACGAGCAGGCATTGGCCGAAGAGGCGGTGACTGGAGTACCAACATCTATCCCATCGCGACAATCCCGGAACCGCCGATGATCCCCCGCCTCGTGGCCCTTGCCCTGCTGGCTGTGGTCGTGCTGATCGCCGCCGGCCCGCTGCGCCCGCTCTACCAGCGGGTCGAGGCGTGGACGTGGGCGCAGGACGAACGGACCTGGGTGGCGCACGGCCTGATCCTGCTGATGGTCGGATTCAGTAGCGCCGTACTGATCGGGTGGTTCGGTCTCGGGTTCACCGGCTGGGGCATGGGGTGGTACGCGCGGCGGGAGAACGTGTTCACCGGCGAGCCGATGAGCACCGACAACTGGATGGACTTCCTGGCCCCTCAACTCGGGGGCCTGCTGGGGTTCGCCCTGGGGCTGGTGGTCCGGTGACGCCGGCCGAACTGACGGCGATCACGGCCGGCGTCGGCCTGTTGGGTGGCGTCGGCGGCTGGTTTCTCAAGGCCAAGACGGAGCCGAAGGCCCGGAACGGGAACGGACTGGGGAAGGAGCTTGCTCTAGCCATCACGGCCGATGGGGAACGGACCCGCCAGACGATGAAAGACGAGGGGGAGCGGACGCGGGAAAACACGGTGAGCCTCATCACGGCACTCCAAGCGCAAACGGAACTCGCGATGATCCGGGCGGCACAGATGAGCCGGCAGGGGGCGGCGTGATGGCCCGTATCCTGATTGTCGAGGATGAGGCCAGCCTGTTGCGGGTGTTGCTCACCTACTTGACGGAGATCGAGCAGCACGAGGCGGTGGGCGTGAGCACGGCCGACGATGCCCGGGACGCGGCCCAGCTGGGTCCCTGGGACATGGTGGTCACGGATCGGATGTTGCCGGAGGGGGAGGACGGGGAACGGCTCCGGAGCGCCTTTCCCGGGACGCGGTTCCTGACCATGACCGGGGTGGACCAGTGGGAGGCGGATGTGCGGAAGCCCTTCAGTCTCGAAGAAATTGGCGCCGTCATTCGGGCGCGCCTCGCGGTGGCGCCATGAGTGTCGAGCTATGGGCGGGCCTGATCGTGCTGCTTCAGGTGGTGGGCCTCCTCTTGAAGCTGGAGGAGCGGGCGCAGCGACGGAAGTTCCAGGTAGATCTTGAGGAGTGGCGACAGACGATGCGACGGGTCCGGCAACCAGACCCCAACATGTGCGCGGAGGAGTGACGTGAATCCGAAACTGGAAGCGGCGAAAGAGCGGCGGCGGCTCGCGCTCACCACGCCGGACGTGCAGAAGTTCGAGAAGTCGCTGCCCGCGATCATCGCCGCGGTGGTGCGGTTCGGCGGGCCGGAGCACTGCTTCCTGAACATTCACAGCACCGTGGCCGAGACCGGCGCGCCCGACGCGTGGTGGGAAGTGGTGCCCACGGATCGGGCGAAGCTCGCTGATGGCGAGGACCCGCCGAGCGGGGACGAGAGCCATCCGTGCCCACCCTTCCTGGACTGCTGAGTGCCGCCAGCATGGCAGGAAGTCTTTCACCTGGCCGGCCTACTCCCGCTCCTGATCCTGGGCGGGCTACACCTCTGGGGCGTCCGTCGGGATTCTCGGGACTGGTGGCTGGCCTCTGGCTTTGCCGTCTCCTGGGTGGCGGACTTGGCAGCACATTGGGCCGATCCCTGGCTCGTGTCGCACGTCTATTCCGTGGGGCAGGCGGGATGCCTGTACGGGGCGCTCACGACGCCACGCCGCGCCTCCTGGCTGCTTGGACTGACGGGCCTCGTGGCCGCGTGGTCGCTGTCTGCCGGACCCGTGACCGCGCCGGCCGTGGCGGTGTGGGTGGTGAGCGCCGGGGTGATCTTGTCCCTGATCTGGAAACGTCGGGATCTCGGGCTCCGCTGGTGGGGGCTGCTCGCGTACTTCGGGCTCGGGCTCGCGTTCCGCGTGTGGTTCCCGCTGGCCTTGGACGATGCGGAGACGTTCCGGGTGGCCTGGCTCGGCTATCAGGCGTGTCGGATGGCGGGCCTGTCGCTGGTGAGCTGGGCCCTCTTGAGAGGACCGTGACATGGCGCGCCTGAGCGAAGCCACCAAGCAGACCATCGGCACCGCGCTCACGCTGCTCGGCAAGGTGCCGACCACGCCCGCGCGCATCATGGTGACGCTGTTGCTGGGATTCGGGACGGCGGTCCGCTACTGGCTGGCCGCTCCCGGTGGCTGGTCGCCGTCCTGGGAATGGCTGGGCTTCCTGTCGGTGTGGGCGGGAATCGACGCGGCGCAGTTCTACGGGAAACGGATGACTCACATTCCCCCTGCGGCGGAGACGCCTGGGGCACCGGAGGCGACACCTGGATGACGCCAAATGTAGTGCTGTCGCTACGGTTTCTGTCCGTCAGGGTCGGACCAGCCCGAGCGTCCGTCCGAGCCAGAGAAGCGCCACGATGGGGGCGAGGTGAGGCTTCCGGGCAAGCCAGCGAAGGATCTGCATCGAGACTCTCATGATCAATGGAAAAGGACGCCGCTGCATGAAAAGTGCCACCGTATTACTCGCCACGATGTTGGCGCTCACCAGTCCCCTGCACGCCCAGGATACCGTCCAGGTCAGGCCAGGAGCGATGGTCTGCGGCGGCTGGGTGGTGCCTGACACCACGCCCGGGACGGTGTTCCGCTGCCAGGTGAACGGGCCGAACGATATGCGCCGGGTGCGCGCAGTTGTCGTTGTGGTCGTGGTGGACAGCGTGCCGGTGCTGCTGCCGCCACCTCCTCCACCCCCGGTAGACACGCTGCCGCCCCCGCCACCACCGGACACCGTGTCAGCAGGGACCGCGCCAACCTACGATCCGGCGCGGGACCTCCTCTTGGTGGCCGACAACTTCGACATGTGGGACGGCTTCAATCGGCGGAACGTGCCTGGGGCGCATCTGCGGGTCTATCGGGACTCGGCCATCGGCGGCGGAAACCCGGCGGCGACGGTCAGTTTCACGCCGGGCCGGACGGGTCAGGCCGTCCGGATCACGTATCCGCAGCAGGTGGGGACGGCGCAAGGCCGGCAGTATGTCGGGACGGTCAATGTCTCCACGCCGGCGGGCGTCTCGAGCTTCCAAGAGTTCTGGGTGCGGCTCTCGTCTGGCGCCTCGCCCACCGGGACCGGGCCTAAGTGGGTGCAACACTACCACGCGACCCTCGGCACCGCGCAGCGCATCCAGATCGGGTCCTTCAAGTTCCCTTCTGGGTCAGCCTCACTCGACGGGATGCCAGCTCGCGATTACTGGCACGTCAACAGCCTCGCCAACTCGCTCGCGCTCTCGCGGGGCGGGCCGCGGTGGCGGGACATCGCGGATGGCGCGTGGCATCAAGTCACGACGGAGGTCCGGGCGCACACCGCGCGCGGGTCCGGCGATGGCGTCGCTCGGATGTGGATCGACGGGACGCTCGTAGTAGACCTATCGGCGACGGGTGTGCGGGCGGGCTGGACGGACGCGAGCGAACTGGCCCAGCTCGTCGCTGGCGTGGCCATCACCGACATCCACCTGGGCGACCTGCTCTATCTCGGGACGGTGCCCACCTGGACGCTGGACGTGGATGACTTCCGACGGTGGCGGGCGCGGTGAAGCGTCCCCGAGTGCTCTGCGTGCGGGCCATCCCCGTCCTGCCCTCGCCTGCTGGAGTCCAGCGGCGGGGACTGATGGGGCTGGAAGCGGGCTTGATGGTCCGCCGTTACCGCTCCTGGATGATGGCCTCCCGCAACTGTTGCTCGGCCGCCTCATCTTCGATAAGGCGTATGACGCCAAGCGTCAACAAGATGAGCAGCGTGACGAGGATACCGGGGAAAATGTACCAACGCCACGAAACCGGGCGAGGCGGGCGGGAGATCATGAGGAGTTGCATCGGTGCTCCAAGCTCAGGGGGATGGTTACAGCGCAAGAATCGTACACCAAGGATAGCCGCTACACCGCATGAATCGCCTTCAGGAACCCGCAGTCGTGTCCGTGAAAGTCGGTGAACTCCACGATCTGGAATCCTACCGCGAGCAGGCGCGCGGCGAGATGCCGGGCCCGGTCCCGTTTCTCAGCCGGCGGGGCGTGCCATTCGATGGCGAGCTGGCGGATCTGGCCGAGCAAGAGATCGGGCGCCGCATCGAGAATCCCGTACTCCGCCCCCTCGCAGTCGAGCTTCAGGAAGTCCACCCGGTCGAGCTGATGCCGGGCGAACAGGGAGGCGAGTGAGGCCACCGGCACGGTCATCGTTCCGGTGGGGTGCGCGAGGCGGGCCGGGTCAGTGGTGTGCAACGCCCCCTGTGCGCCCTGGTAGAGCGTGAGCTGGCCATCGGTGTCGCCGACGGCGGAGGCCACGATGGAAGCCGCGAACCCGTTCCGTCGCAGATTGTGGGTAAGCAGCGCGAAGTTCTCCGGGTCGGGCTCGTAGGCGATCACCCGCGCGTCCAGCGAAGCGGCGAGGACGGAGAACGCCCCGATGTTCGCCCCGATGTCCACCACGACATCCCCCGGTGCGATGGTGAGCCCGTGGGTCAAATACTCTCGATCTGCGGCGATCTTCCGGACAATCCCGGCGTCCCAGGTTTCGCGGCGCACACGGAAGCGCAGACCGCCCGCCGTCACGGTGCGATACGTGAGGCCGGCCCGCTTCAGGCCGCGCTCCAAGCGCACCGCGACGGCATGGGGCAGTTCGCCACGCGCCACGGCCCGGAGCCCACGCCAGGTCGCAGAGCCGTCGGGCTTGGGCTGTACCGGCTCCACCACACGGACAGGATCAGGGATCGTCATGCCGACAGGATGCGCGATTCTCGTGCCCGGAACAACTACCACTAGTGGTAGCCGTAGACCTACCACTAGTGGTAGGGCAAAATGCGAGACTTCCGAGCCCCGCGTTCCGGGGTAGAATGGCGGAGCCGGGGGGCCGGACGAATACGGAAGGGAGCCGCCTATGGAGTCGTCGCGTGGTGTGTGGCTGGACCCCTCTTGCTGCGCCCGTAGGAAGTGGTAGGTTGGGAGACGTTCAACCGGGCGTTGTGCCACCGTTCACCCGGGGTGTCGTGGGATTCGGCGCCGCTCACTCAACGGGATGGCTTGTCCCTGGCGGGATATTCAAGAAATCCGGGCGCTGACCCACCTCCGTCAACCCGGTCCCGTGCCACCATGCTAGCGACAAGTGCAGGCCGCCTCGTACGGCCGAAAGAACAAGCTCGACCCTGGGGTCCCTGGTACGGGCCACACCCAAAGCCGAGCTTGCGAGCCACAGTCCCTGGCGGGGTAAAGCGGCACCCCCAACCTACTAACCCGGGGCCTCAGTGTAAAGGCACGGGATAGGGAGGAAGCGCCCTAGGTAGCCGGTTGCTGGGGGCATTCCGGGGGCTCTGGGTCGCCGAGAGTGGCCCTTCCCGCCACATGCAAGTTCTTGCAGTCTAGGGGTGCAAAACCTGTCACTTGCGTTTGCAATGTGAGGGCCTAGATTGCCTCCACCATGACATGCCCACGTTGCAAACGACCCATCGCCCCCTGGCCGCTCAGGCGACCCAATCTCTGTAGCCCGGCCCATTGGGTTCGGTGCATCCGGTCGGACCTCCACACTACCCCACAGTAGCGTTGCAATGGCTTCCAGGCCCATGACTAATAGCGTGGCCAAGCTTGGCCGGTCCCCAGGGGTGAAGGTGGCCCTGTGTGCCTCCTGCGGTAAACGGTTCGAGCCGCGCCGCGCCAATCAACGGTTCTGTTCGGCAAAGTGCCGGTGGCGGGCCTGGGACGTGGCCCACCCCCGCATCAGGCCCCGAGATGGGGGGGCCACATGATCTGGCCTGCCGGCATCGCGGCGGCGTTGCGGGCGGTGAAGATCGGCCGGGCCGTGTACGGGCGGGTCGCATGACCCGGCTCAATTGGGCAACGCTCTACGCCTCGTGGTGGGTCATCATCCCGCTCGGCTATGGCGTGTGGCTGCTGGGGAAGTGGGTCCGGCGGCGGGGCGGGAGGGGGCAATGAACTCGCCTCACAGCCGACGCGCGATCGTCCGGCATTACGGCAAACGGCTGGTCGTATTGTGCGACCTCGGGCATGTCATCGAGACCCATGAGATCGACCGGAGCTACGGCGGGTCTGCTCTCCACGTCACGCTGATGCAGCACCAGAACGGTGAGCCGAACCGGTTTGATCGGCTAGCGATGGTCTGTCAGGGCCACGGCCACGAGGCGGTGGCACGATCCCCTGGCTCGTGGCGCTCGGTCTCCTGCTGCTCTACCTGGGCTACTCCATCGGGGTGCGGCATGGCTGTTCGCTCGGCAAAACAGAGCGGGAGACGTTGCGGGATGGCCTGGACGCGGCACTCCGGCAGGTGGCGGAAATCCCGCCGTTTGAGGGACCGTACATCATCGGACCACCGACCTACACGGCGAGCCATGTCTACCAGTACCGGCGTCCGATGGGGCCGCCACGGAGGATAGGATGAGCGACCACCAGGCAATCAAGCGGATACTCCTGAGCGAGTTGTCCTCCGGTTGGAGCGACGGGGAACGCCACCGGCGGGCCTGTCTCCTAGCCGAGCGTATTGAGCGCGCCCTTACCTTGGCGCACCGCAATCGGGGCAAGGCCGTGAAGTTGCTGCTCACGGTGGCCCGATGACCCCGCCTCGCGTCGTGCTCACACGTCAAGATCACCTTGCCGACTGCGGCTGCGAGTGGGAGGAAGGCTGCTGGTATCCCTGCGCGAGCTGCATGGCGTACGCGCAGTACGTCCCGGACGGCTTGCCCGGCTATCCCGGAATGCCGTTGCCGCAGTACGACGCGGCGTGGATTGACAAGCTGCCTGACTTCCCGATGGGGCGCTGATGGGGTGCTCGCCTGATCTGGACCGCTCGGTGGAGGAGCTGACGGACGCCGGATACCGCGTCCTCACTCCACTGGAACGCGCGGCGCTGCTGCTGAATGTGAATCTCTGCCGGAACCTGCTGGCGTACCAGCGGAGTGCGGAGACAGACGAGATGAACCAGGCGCTGAAGTGGGTGGCTGACAGTCTCGAAGGTAGCACGCACACCTAACCCCGGAACGCCGGAGAGCCCGGCGGGAGGATGTAGGACCATGAGTCAGAAACCGGACAGCACGACCGCGAAGGATAGCGGGACCAGTTTCGCCGCGCATCCCGAAGGCCAGTACGCGATGGTCTGCGTGGACGTGGTGAACCTGGGCACGAACATCGAACAGTTCCCCGGTCAGGACGCCAAGGAAGTGGACAAGGCGGCGCTGGTGTTCGCCTCGGGGGAGCGGCAAGAGGACAAGACGTTGACCGTGGTCACCGTCGAAATGACGCTCTCCATGAACGAGAAGGCGAACATGCGGAAGTTCTTGGAGAGCTGGCGTGGGAAGTCGTACACGCCGGAGCAGGCGGCGTCCGGTGTGCCGCTCCACAAGGTCCAGGGCCAGACGGCGCTCGTGAGTGTCGAGCACATTTTGACCAAGCGGGGCCGGAAGTTCGCCAAGGTACGGAGCATCGCGCCCCTGCCCAAGAAGATGGACGCCCCCGACGCTGGCGTGTTGGAGGAATACGAGCGGCCGAAGTTCTTGGAAGACAAGAAGGCCGAATACGCCAAGGCGCTGGCGAAGTACCGGCAGGACGTGCATGCCGACGTGGATCAGTCCGTTGGGGAGTATCCCGACGACTTCGATCAGACCGACGACACAGACGATCTGCCGTTCTGATGCAGACACCTGACCATGCGGTTGCGCGGTCACCGATGGCGGAGATTGAAGGCCGTCTCGGGATTGATCCGATTCACGTCCTGAACGCCCAGCGGTTGGCGCTCATCAACGAGGGCTGTGACTTGCGGGCGGTGCATGGCGCGTTCGGCACGTTTGACCCGCAGCGCAAAAGCCAGCTCGCGGTCATCAAGATGGCGCTCCGGGCCCGGGCGCAACTCGACAAGGTGAAAGTCACCGAGGCCAGCCTGGACGATCAGGCCCATGCGGACCCCCGGTATGTCGAGTTCGTGACCGAGGCGACGAAGCAGCGGGCCCGGCTGGCGCAGATCGAGGGCAAGATCGAGGCGATAGACCAGACGATCAGGAGAGCCAACGTGGTGGCCCGCTACGTGTGTGATGAGACGCGGCTGTGAGGAACCGGAAGCGGTGCCCGCCCTTTGTGCCGCCCGATCTCTGGGCGCAATGCCAGAAGACGATGCAAGTCTGCTGGAAACATCAGTGGTACGGGCTCGCGGCGGGCGCATGTCCGGGCTGTCATCCCCGACCGGACGTGACGATGCCTACGGGCGTATACGACCCGGGCGACGTGTACGGGGACGGCCCGATGCCGCCGCATACGACGGGAATCCGCGAGGAGCGGATCGAGAAAGGCGGGACCCCATGAGCGGCGCGACGCGGAAGCCCCAGGTGGGCGACGTGGTGATGGTGAATGGACGGGTCCCGCGCCACCTCTGGGACGATGTACCACCTGGCACGATTGGCATGGTTCAAGGGCGGACCGGTAGCGGCGTCATGTGGTGGGTTCAACTCAGCGACGTAGGAGCACATGCCCGGCGTTGGTTCTTCGCGCGCGAACTGTCGGTCTTGGGAGATATCCGATGACCCCGCCCCGTGAGGCCGCGCCGACCTCGCGCCCGTGGTACGTAGATGAGGGGACCAACGTCTACGATGCCAACCACAGGTTCGTCGCGGAGTGTGACCAGTCGGAATTCGCCGAGCTGATTGTGTCCGCCGTGAACGCCTACGACCCCGAGGCCCTGGCCCGGCTGACGGCCGAGAACGTGCGGCTCCGGGCGGCGCTGGATGAATGTCTCAACGTACTCATCGGCTGTGTAGTCCCAGGCCCCGGCGTTGACGACCGGGCCGCAATGCTTGGGGCTCAAGCTATGGCCCGTGCGGCGCTGGCGGGGACCCCATGACCGACCCCCGTCCCCTCGATACCCCGATGGGCCATCCCATCGTCTCCCGTCATGCCGACGACGTGGCCATGCGCCGGGAGCCCCTGGTCAGCCAGCGACACGCGGCCTGCGTCTGTGGCCGGCCGGTGAGTGCCGGGCTGGTGTGGTGGAACTTCTGCGGGGACTGCGTTGAGCAGCTCCCCGAGAGTATTCGGGAGCGGCTGTACCGGACCTATCAGATGGGCGCCCCACGGCAATCAATGGTCTGGCAGGCGGCGCATGATGAGGCGCGGGCGTTGCTGAACCGGGAGGGGACGTGAGCTGGCGCGAACATCAGGTCTTGAAGTTGGCGCTCATACGCGCCATGCCCTCGTACTCCGACACAGAGAGTAACGCGTGTCGGCTTGCCGGCGTGCTGCGCGAAGCCTTCAGTATCACGCGACGGCATGGTGGCGGGATCGCTGCGGCACTGGAACACATCATAGATGCCTACCCAACGCCCCGGACGCGCAAGGTTGAGGACAAGCCAGCGCAAGAGCGGAAAGCGTGACTCCCGTGACGCGGGACCCGCTGGCCGTGGCCGCGCGACGGCTGCTCAAGGCGCTGGAGCGCGCCGAGGAAATGCGGGTTGCCGCCTGGGTCCGTGTAAGCCAAAAGGAGGCGGCACAGCGGGCAACTGCATTACGGCGGGCTAGGCGAGCCGTTGAGCGGGCGCTGGCCCACCGGAGGCGTCCATGAAACTGACGCTCCATGTTCGTGTGAAGGATAAGCACGCAGCCACCCTTTCTGTTATGGCGCGTGATGTCAATTTCATCTGGAATCCCCGACCCTCGTGGCTCCTCCGCGAAGCGGCCCGCGTCGTGATGCCCTGCGGCCGGATCGGGATGCTGCACGTTGCGGTGCCATTCGCCCCTCCGGGCTGTCGGCTGGTCACGGTGTACGGTGTCAGTACGGGCGTCGGCTTTCGGATCCGCGCCTTCACGATCTACGAGCGTGCACAAGCCGGGTTGTTCGGGGCGGACGGTGACCAATGACCGCGCCCCAGCTCGCCTTGCCCTTCGCCTCGAAGTTGGAGCGCGCCTTCTGGGCGTTTCATCGGGCGAACCCCCAGGTGTACCGGGAACTGGAACGTCGGGCGTTGGCGCTGCATCGGGCGCGGCCTCAGCTCAAGTTCGGCGTGGCGCTGCTGTGGGAACCCATGCGGTACAGTGCGCTGATGGAGACGACGGGCGATCCGTTCAAGTGCAACAACGATTGGCGCAGTCGGTACGCCCGGCTGCTGGTGGAGAAGCGGCCGGAGCTGAAGGGCTGGATCACCATGCGGGAGCTGAAGGCCTAGGCGGATGCCAACCGGGTGGGTGGCCCTTGCCAACCGGATGGGACGGCCCCATTTTGTAGGAGTCGGCATGACTCTTTACATGGCGACCAGTACACAAGCGAAGCGACGCACCGCCGTATGTGCCCTGTCCTGTCCCGGCCACCCGCCGACCAGGACGTTAAAGAGAGGGCGTCAGCGGCGGTGTTCTTTTGGTGGCTTACGTCGCATCTTCGTGGGGCAGCCGCCCGGGATAGCAGCCCGGTGGCATCCGGTAGTAGCGGCGCTGTGCCGAGCCCGGATGAATCTAAGTCGCTCGCAATCCCCAGAGCACAGCGTGGGGAACGCGACAGCCGGTGCAAGCCCGGCCTGCCCCTGCCACCGTCCCGGCGGTTCGTGTCACCGCTACCGCCCGGGCTCATGCAACCTGAGCCCCAACCAACCAGCGGGAAGTCCCTCCCAGCATGGCAATCATCCAATCCGGGCAACGCGGAAGCGCGCCCCGGTCGGCGGGGTTCATGTGCGGAGCGGTGTCGGCTTCATGTGGGAGCCAAGAAAGTCGTACCCTGGGAGACCGTCGCCCGGGGTTGACCGCCCGGACCCTCTCAGCACGACTCCACAGTCACGGTTGCTGGTGATTCACCTTTTGCTGCTGGGGGCGTCATGCCTACTACCCCGCCGCTAAACTCGGCTCATCTGGACGGCTGGAATGTGAGCGCGGCGGGCGTGCTCCGGCAGGTCTGCAAACTGGACGGCGGCGAGTTGGCAAAGGCGTTGAGTTGGTGGGGCAAGCTCCGGGTGCGCGGCCCGAGCGATGGGGACATTCAGGCAGCGATCAAAGGGCTCCCGCATGTGGTCCGGGTCACGCCACCGTGGCGCCCCTACTGCATGTTCAAGAAGGCCAACCGTGCCCTGTTCTTGGAGGCGATGAGTGCGGGACGGAAGCGGGAGACGGGGAGCGCCAAGCGCCTGGGGGCCATCATGGCCGAGCTGACCAAGCCCGCCTGTCTCCGGTGCGGCAACGAGCTGGTGGCGGGTCACTGTATCGCCACCCCGGGTTGGTGCCGGGATCATCCCCTGAAGGGCTGCGAGCGGGAACGGAGTAGCGCCATGCTGAACGCGGACTGGAACCTCTGGCGGGCAGACGGGAGGCCGGAGACGTGGGAGCGGCGGTATCCGCTGAACGGCCGGCAGGAGCGGGCGGACCATCAACTCCGCGCCGCAGGAGACGCGACATGAAAGTTTCCGAGATGCCAGCCGGGCGGGAGTTAGACGCGCTGGTGGCCGTGAGGGTGATGGGATGGACGCTCTGCAACCGGGTGGCTATGGGATGGGGCGATGGGCCGCCAGTCTTTGCGACGGGCGAGGACCCCTACGATGACACAGCCCGACCCTCCCGTCAGGACTGGCGACCGTCCGAGAACATCACCGCCGCGTGGGAAGTGGTGGAGAAGATGGCGGCCTGCCACCCGTCGCTTCACCGCTACGTGCTACCCGATCTCTGGCGTTGTGTCATGAACGTGAACCGACATGCCGTGAGCGCAATGGCACTTACTGGCCAGCTCGCCATCTGCCGCGCCGCGCTTCTCGCCGTGGGGATCACCGACGTATGAGCGACTACGGCTGGACCTCTGAGGAAGCCCGCGCCAAGAGCGTGGCCGCGCTGTACGGGCGTCCCAAAGGCCGTCTGCGGGACCGCAAGTTCGGGGTGCATGACCTCGACCGCGTAGACGGGCCGGTGTCCACCCAGACCGAAACGCGGTGCCGGTGCGGGAGTAACCGGGTGTTGCCGAGCGGGAACTGTCGGCGGTGCGGGCAACCACGAAAGGCGGGGACGTGACGCTCCCTTCCGTCCTCTGGCGGCTGATCGGCCCCTGCTGTGTGCTCGGCGCCGTGCTGGGCTTCCTCGCCTTTTTCTGGAAAGCCGCCGGTCCCGAGGCATGGGAGATTGAGGCTGAACGCCGTCAGTTGGTGGCCGAGTTCTGCCCGCTGGAGCTAGTGACGATTCCCGCCCTGACGTGGACGCGGGACAGCGGGACGGCGGGACTGGTGGCGTTTCTGGACAGCAACGCGACGCGGCAGGCCGTGAGACGGAGGGGCCGATGAGCGACGGAACATCAGGAACGTGGTATGATGTCCAACTTCGACCTGATTTCTCGGTTAGAATCCGACTACCCGATGACTTGACGGTGCGGGAAGCGGGCCAACTGCGCCACTATTTGACGGGAATCGCTAGGTCTAGTAGGAAGAAGTGGACGTGTCTCTCTGCGCGGGAAATCGGTCGCGCGATGCGGAAAGCGGACGCACGGTTCGCTGCTTTTCTTGCGGGGTCTGAGGCTGGATCGTGACCCTCCCCCGCGTGCTCGTCCTGCCGTTGCCGCCGAACCTCGCGAATGGCCGGCAACACTGGCGGGTGAAGCTGGCCGCCAAGCAGCGGTACTACGAGGCCGCCCGGCTGGCCCTGATCGCGCAGGTGGGGGTTGCCGGATGCATGGAGCCGCCCCACGTCGTGCGCGTCGAGCCGGTGTTGTACCTGCATCAGGGGATGGACCACGACAACGCCGCCGCCCGCGTGAAGTGGCCACTCGATTGCTTGGTGGGTCATGGGCTGCTGTACTCCGACGCGCCGCGCTGGTGTGACCTAGTGATGCCGCGACAGGTGATAGACCGCAAAGCGCAGCGTGTGGAGATCACGTTGATGGAGGTGGCGGGATGAAAGCAATCCTGAAAATGGAGTTGGCGTACAAGAAGATGCCGATTGCTGACGCCATTGTCATGCTTCAAGGCTTCGCCGACGAAGGGGCGACGCACGTCACCATGCGGGTACGCTGGGAGGAACCGACGGCCGAGCGGCATACGGAGGTAGCGGGATGAGCGACGAGACGGCGGTGGGGCGGATTGCGGCGGTGCTCCGACAGGTGTTGCCCGTGCAGTGGCCACATGAGATGGCGGCCCGCGCCCTGCTGGCCTCGGGCTGCGTGGTGGGGCTACCGGTAGAGCCGAGCCCGATCCTCGACAAACTCTACCGCCAACAGGGCCTTGATCTTGATGTCGCGCTCTATGCGGTTGCCCAGCGTCAGGCGGAAGGAGCGGCAACGTGAGCGACGAACGCTTGGCCGTACCGATTGCCAGCCAAGAGAAGTGGGATCGCATCCTCGCGGTGACGGAAGCGGCGGCTATCGAAGCCACCGGTAACGGCGAGTTTGCGGCCTACTTGGTTCGTTGGATCATGCAGCAGCGAGAACCTGAATCCCAGCGCGCCACGGTCGCGGCCTTCCTGCGGGATGCGGCAGCAGTACTTGATAGTGCATCGCCGGCCCATGCCTATGCGATGCGGACGATTCGAGACTTGGAAATCTGGTTGCAGCGGTGGCCCGGCGTGGGGAGCGCCAAGGATCACACCGAGTTGAACCCGTGGAAAGGTGGCCCCGCATGACCGACGACCTCCGCCGCGTGGTGGCTGAAGTGGAGCGGGAGATGCGACGCGCGGCCGAACGCACGGAGGCTGCGATGTACCCCGACGAGATCAATCGGCCGCCTTTGCGAGAGTGGGTCGACCGACTCCGGGACGCGCTGGAGGCAGGACAGCCGAGACGCGGTGATACGGTATCGACCTACGGAGCCTACGAGGACCCCATATGACCGACGCTGACCAGGCCCCACCCGAGGGCATGAAGCCCGGCGCTGTTGTGAACTGGTGTCCTGTGCATAACGGGCCGCTCTCGGATCATGTCGGCGACTACTGCCCGGCAACGGCCCCACCCGAGGGCGAGCACCGCGCGGTGCTTGAGGAAATGGTGGCCATCCTCGACGAGAATCTACGTGTTGGGTTCTTGGTTGGCCCAAGCGAACGGCACAAGGCGGCGCTCACCTGGGCGCTAGCCACCCTGCGCGTGGCGGCTCCCGCGCCTCCGGCAGCGGGTGGGCTGGATGGCGTCGCTTCCTTGCTCTGTGAATCGCGGCGTCATGGGGGTGCCCGGCCCTGCGCGTTCTGCCGGATGCAAGTTGCCGCCGCCGTGGAGGCCGCCCGGCCCGCGCCGCTCCTGCCGTGCCCGAATTGTGGCGGTCCGATCACTCGCACGCGGAACGATGTTGCCGAGTGGGACCACTGCCATTCGTGTGGTGAGGACGTGCGGCGCGTGTACTTCGAGGGGCCCACCCCACGCGACCCGGCAGGAGGTAAGACATGAGCGATCTACTAGATGATGCCTATACACCGTCTGAGCAGAACGTTCTAGATGACATGCGGGCCGGCATCAGTATCGCTCGCTCGCTGATGTCCGCCCGAATTGACAAAGGTTGGACTCAAGAACACCTCGCGCAGGTTGCCAAGGTGTGGCAGTCGCGAGTGTCCTCCATCGAATCTGTGCGGGGGAATCCCCGTCTCGGAACCCTCAACAAACTGGCGAATGCGTTAGGAATGACAGTGAGAATCGTACAACAGTGGGACCGCAAGCCCGGCGCCGCCCGGCCGGAGCTGAGCGAGGAAGATATTGCCGATGCTCGCGCAGCGGACGAAGCCATCGCAGAAGGTAGTTTCGAGGATTGGGAGGACGTGAAGCGAGAGCTTGGGCTGGGTGAAGCCGTGGATCACGTCGCGCCCGCCGCTGCGGGAGAGCCGAAAGGATGGTGCTCTATCTGCGGCGAGGCACATGAGGACAAGATGTTCTGGGGCGAGGGCCGTAGATGGTGCGTCCACGAAGACTGTCTGAACAAGGCGTTTGACGAGCACCCGAACCGTGGTGCCGCGTCGGCCGAGCGGGAGGGGCTAGCGGCAGAGTTGGAGGCCGATGCCGTCTCACTCAGCTTTGCCGTGGAGCCAAGCCACACCAGCCTCACGTACTACGTTGATGCGCTCAAGCGTGCCGCCGCCGCCCTCCGCGCGCGGCCTGGGGAGAAGAAGCCGTGAAATGTCCGACATGTGGTGCCGAGCATCCCCATCTGCTTGGAGAGCAGGTGGGGGAGCCCGACGGCGCGGCGCTGGTGCGGGATGTGCTACGTGGTGATGTACTCTCCGTAGAGCGGGCGGCGGAAGTGGATCATAACCCACTGGCCTCACTCGTATACGCCTACGAAGCGATTCTCACTGAGATGCGGACCGTGGTGGGCAACAGGGCGATTGCTGAATGGGTCGGCAGGCTCGACTTTGCCAGAGACGAGTTCCTCCTAGCCACGCGCCAGAGGGGAGGGTGAGCCGATGACACTAGAGCAAGAGATCGCCACGGCGCTGAATCGCCACTGTGCGGAGAACGGGTCCGATACGCCGGACTTTATCCTCGCGCAATTCCTGTTGGGTTGCCTCGCGGCCTACAACGTGGCCGTCGAGCACCGAGACAAGTGGCTCGGACGTGTCCCGAAGCCGCTATCGGGTGCCGCCCGTCCTCCCGTGGCGTCCCCGGAGGAGAAGCCATGAGCGAAATCCGCCGTTGCCAAGCCCGGCTCACCGTGGATGACCTCGAATATCAATGCCTATTCGCGGTAGAGCATGACGGCCAACACTACGCAGAATCCGCAGCGGGTCGCTTCGAGTGGGCTAATGGCCGCTTGCCTACACGTGCGGCCGGGACGGACGGCCCGCCATGAGCGCCACAGTCCGGTGTCCGAAATGTGACCACGACCACGGGGCCGATCTGTCACGATGGGATTACGCGACGTACTTCGATGTCGAATGCGAAGGCTGCGGCATCGCCTTCGACGTGGAAGTCGAGGCCATCCCGGAGTTCCATGCCGTAGTGCGGCGCCCCGCAGGAGGGAGCCGGTGAGCCGGAAACAAGACCCCGAGCCTGAGCAGGCCGACCGCTGCGCGCTGGAAATCCTCTGCCGCGTGTTCCATGACGGGGCCGATGACGCGTTCGCGGAGTGGCGCGCGTTCGACCGGAGCGGCTGGTTTCACTGGTCCCGGGCGCTCGGAGCCTTCATCGCCCTGCGTCTGGCACGGGAGCCCGCCTATCAGGCCGGTGTGCGTGAGGGGTTGCAGCAGGCCATCCGGCTCATCAACGGCGCGCAGCAGCCGACTCCCCCGGTGTCTCGGTGAGCCTCTCCTGGGTGCTCCCCCGGAGGGTGGGCCGGTGACCACCCGGACGCTGCGGCTGGATTCGGTGCCCGAGCGGTTCCTGAACCGGGACCAGCTCGCCGAGCGGCTGGGGTTGCAGGCCCGACAGGTGGCTCGGCTGGGCCTGCCGCGGTATCCTGGGGCGCGGGGGGGCTTGTACGTGTGGGAGGAAGTGGTGGCCGAGATGCAGCGGCGGAAGGCGCAACGGGAGAACCGGAGGGCGTCGTGAAGGTCGCAACACGGGTGTTCTGGACGCTGGCCACGTTCGTTGGCGTGCTCCTGCTTTTCGGTATGGTGTTCGATCCTGATGAAAGGGCGCCCTGGATCGTTCTGGGTCTGGTGTCGGCCATCGCCCTTATCTCTTGGTTGTGGCGCCTCGCGGGTTGGATCGACAGGCCGTGAGTGCCTGGAAGCGCGTCCCCGATGGGCCGTACTACCTCGACTGGCAGCGACGGGGCATCGGGCGGATCTGCGTTTCCTCCGGCACGCGGCGCCTCAAGGTCTTCCGTCGCATCGAAGCGATGCTCGGGGACCTCTACGACCAGGGCCGGCTCGACGTGCTGCGGGCCATCAAAGAGCAGACGCACCCGGTCATGGTGGTCTTCGATGCGCACCGCCGGGGCCGACTCGACCTGCTCCCGCTCTCCGAATCCCTGACCCCGCTCCGGCCGGCGGTGGACGCCTGGATCGCGCGGGCGGGCGACACCGGCCGGCGCGCGGCGAACTACCGGACCGCCCTGAACCGGATGCTCCGGCACGCGGCCCGCGATCCCATCGTCCACGACCTGCCCGGCTGCGTGAAGGCGGATCGGACGGGGAGCCAGGACAGCGGCCAGGTGACCAGCCACAACCGGGCGCGCGCCGCCTGTCTCGCCTTCCTGCGGGACACGCTGGGAAAGGAGCACGCCGTCTATCGCATGGCCGTGGCGGTGCCGGCGCTGCCCCCAGCGCCCCGTGCTGACCGACCGCGCCTCTCGGTGGCCCAGGCTGAGAAGATCCGGGACCGGCTGCCTGGGGCCCTGGGTGGGGCCTGGTGGAGTCTCTGCCTCACCGGGATGATCGTCTCGGAGCTGTGGGGCGTCTGGGCCGTGCGCGCGGATCACGTCCGCATCCGGGGCACTAAGACGGGCGGCCGGGATCGGATGGTGCCCTGGGTGGCGGCGCTGGCCCGACCAGCCTGTACCCGGCGCGAGCTGTCCGCCGCCCTTACCGCGCTCGAGCTGGAGTCCTACGACGCACGCCGGGCCTTCGCGCACTGGATGGAGGAGGCCGGCATTCCCCGTGCACGGCGGAAGGGGTACCTCGGGCACAAGCCGAGCGACACGACGGACCTCTACGAGATGGGGGACTTGAGCCGATATCTGCGGGAGGACGGGGCGAAACTCCGGGCCTACCTGGTCCGTGAGTCCCGGAAAATGTCCCAACGGACCCGGAACCGGAGGCGGGCGTGAAACGGGCTAAGTCGTTGTGGCGTAAGGATGCGCCGACCGGGACTCGAACCCGGAACCAACTGATTAAGAGGGAGTCGCCCACCACACAACAGGCGGCAGGACAGGGCACGGACTACCGGAAACCGCCCGAACCGTCGCCGAAAGTCCCGCACTTTGTCCCAACCGTTTCCGCCTCGCGCACGGGAAACAGGGCGAGCCGGGGCCACGCGGGAGAGAGGGCGTGAGCCTCACCCCCTACTACGAGGCGGACGGCATCACGATCTACCACGGAGACTGCCGGGAAATCATGCCAGAAGTGGCGGCAGCCGACCTCGTAGTCACCGATCCTCCGTATACGTTCGGCTTGGCGTCAACGAGTGGACGCCTAGGATGGGGCGACCTGATGAACGCAGCCACGTTCTATGCTGACATTCTGCGCTCCGTCCGGCGTCTCACGGCAACAAGGAATGGCGCGGCGTGGCTGTTCAACTCGTGGCGAACGTTCCCCGTGATCGCTCGCGCGGCGTGGGAAGCTGACTGGCCTGTAGTGTCTTTGCTGGTGTGGGACAAAGGTCCGGAGGTTGGCATGGGCGGGAAAGTCGGCCTGCGGGCACAGTATGAGTTGTGCGCGTTGTTCGCCCAAGAGGGATTCTCAATCTCGAATCGTTCAGCAAAGGACATCGTGAACGTGCCTTGGGGTGGTTCCGCGCCCCGGGAATACCACGCCGCCCAGAAGCCCGTCGGTATCATAACGCACATCCTGAGCGTCAGTCTGGACCATGCTGGGTTAGTGCTCGACCCTTTCATGGGCTCCGGCACAACGCTTATTGCCGCTCGCACCGCTGGGCTTCCGGCCATCGGCATAGAGATTGAGGAGCGGTACTGCGAGATCGCGGCGGAGCGGTTGAGCCAAGGAGTGCTCAACTTGGGGGCCGGATGACTCCTCACCCCAAGCCCGCGCCCCGCGCTCCCCAGGAGCCGAAGCCCCTGAAACGTCGGTCCTGGATCGCCCGGGGGAAGCGCCCGAAGGCCCGGAAGGTCACCAAGGGGGGCCGGAACACGATGCCGGAGAAGATCGCCTGGCTCCATGAGCAGGGTTGTGCCGTCTGTGGTGCCCGGCCCGTCGAGGTCCACCACGAACGCCGCCGTGGAGGCCGAGCAGACGACCGGCAGACGATTCCCCTCTGCCCCGCCCATCACCGCACTGATCGGAAATCCCGCCATGTGCTTGGGGGCTATGGATTTGAAGTGTGCCACGGGGTTTATCTGGACGGCCTCTGTGCGGAGTACCAGCGACGATGGGAGGACCGGTTCTGATGGCCTTTCCTCGCACCCTCACCTGGGCGGAAGCCCAAGACTACCGGGCCCAGTACGCGGCTGGCACCGTTACCCTGCGTGGTATCTGTCAGGCGGTGGATTGGGATGTGCGGTCTGCGTGGAGACTCATCCACTGGCAGACCTACAAGAACCCCACTAGCACACCAGAACCCGAGTTCCGTTACTCGCCCGTCCTCACCAAATGTCCAGAACATGGTGTCCAGCTTGAAGTCCGGTTCAGCCTAATCGGGGAAACCATCGGTGTCTGTCCGCTCTGCTTCCCATAGGTCAACACCGTAGCGCAGGAACGTCAACATCGGCCCTATTCCCCTGCATGGGCCGTCCCCGCAAAGAGCTGACAGGTGAGCAGGTCGAGCAAGTCGAGAAGATGGCCGGCCATGGCCTGACCCTCGACCAGATCGCGGATTGCTTGAACATCGGCGAGCGCACCCTTGAACGGCGCTTCTCCGAGGACACTGTGGTTCTGGCGGCCTATAAGAGGGGTAAGGCTGTTGCCATCAATGCAGTAGCGAAAACGGTCTATCAAAAAGCCGTTGCCGGCGAGGGCGCCTTCCCGTTCTTCTACCTCAAGACCCAAGCCGGTTGGCGCGAAACGAACCGCATGGAGGTAACCGGTGCCGATGGCGGCCCCGTTCAGCAGCACGTTACGACCGACAGTCCCCGGGAGTGGATCGAAGGCGAGTTGGCTCGCATCGCTGCCCGCCAAACAACGGTCCCGCATTCTCAGTCGGGTAACGGACGAGGCGCTTGATGCCCTCCGGTGGGATTGGCGATTCTGGGCTCGTCCTAACCAACTGGAACCCCCGGGCGACTGGGCTCTCTGGCTTCAGATGGCCGGCCGCGGCTTTGGGAAGACCCGCACTGGCTCGGAATGGATCAGCGAGCGGGTCGAGACGGGGAAGATGCGGTCGGGGCTCCTCATCGGAAAGAACCCGCGCGACGTGCGGGACTACATGCTGTACGGGGAATCGGGGCTCCTGAGTGTCGGTCCTCTGGAGAAGCGTCCTACCTACGAGCCCTCGAAACTCCTGCTCACTTGGCCCAACGGGGCCCAGGCCATCGTCCGCTCGGGGGAAGACAAAGACGTGCGGGGCCCGAACCTGGATACGGCATGGTTCGATGAGATGGCGGCCTGGCAGTACCCGCGGGAGACCTTTGAGATCGCCATGCTGGGGCTCCGAGCAGTCCGGCATGGGACAGCGACCCAGGCTGGTGTTCGGTGTCTGGTCACGACAACCCCGAAGCCGATTGGTATCCTCAAGGAACTGGTCTCGGCTTCCTATGTCGTGGTTACGGGCGGCACGACCTACGAGAACCTGGTCAACCTGGACGAGCAGTTTCAGCGGCTCGTGGTGGCGAAGTATGAAGGCACTACACTTGGGCAACAGGAACTCTACGCCCTGCTGTTGGAGGAAGCCGAAGGGGCGCTATGGACGCGCGAGCTACTGAATCGCACACGGGTTCGGGAAATGCCGTGCGAAGCCAAGCGTACGGTGATTGCGGTCGATCCGGCCATCTCCAAGAAGCAGGAATCCAACGAGACGGGCATTATCGCGGTGAGTCGGGGGACAGATGACCACGGCTACACTCGGGCGGATCGGTCCGGACGGTTCTCCCCTGAGGGGTGGGCGCGCCGCGTGGTACAAGCCTATGAGGACTTCAACGCGGATCGCGTGGTGGCGGAAGCGAATCAGGGTGGTGACATGGTAGAGCATACGCTTCGCACCGTGGCCCCGAACATCCCCGTCCGATTGGTTCATGCCTCGGATGGGAAGCGGACCAGGGCTGAGCCCGTGGTATCCCTGTTTGAGCAGGGCCGCGCCCACCATGTCGGGCTGTTTGAGGAGTTGGAGGATCAGTTATGCACCTGGGAACCCTTGGGCGATATGCCAAGCCCTGACCGCCTGGATGCGGAAGTCTGGGGCTACACTGAACTATTCCCAGTGAAGCCCGTGGTTCATGCCTCCCCGGGTGGGGTGTCCCAGAAGAACCCGTGGGCCATCGCATGACCCACATGACCCGCAAGGCCGATCCCGGGTTCGCCGGTCAGCTCGCGGCCTTGGCCGGCGGTCGGCTTGCCCCTATCGCCCGCATCGGGCCGATGGTCGAACTGGGCACCACGGGCTTGCGGCGGACTGGTGGGTTCATCTCCGAGGAACGGTTGCCCCAACTCTCTGGGGACAAGGCCCTCGCCGTCTACCGGGAGATGCGGGACAACAGCTCTGCCGTTGGGGCGCTGCTATTTGTCCTTGAGATGCTGGCCCGCGGAACCGGCAAGCGCGTTGAGGCGGGTGGGGAGTCGAACGCTGACAACCAAGCTAAGGAACTGATCCTTTCCAGCCTGGACGATATGTCCATGTCCTGGCCCGACACGCTCTCGGAGATCCTGTCGTGTGCGGTCTATGGATTCAGCTACCATGAACTCGTCTACAAGGTCCGCCAGGGGCAGCAGTCGGAGCCTGGGAAGTCCAGTCACCATGATGACGGGTTCTTGTCGTGGCGGAAATGGCCGATCCGCGCGCAAGAGACGCGGTGGCGTTGGGAGTTCGCCGACGATGGCGGGCTGTCCGGCATGCACCAGCTCGATCCGGCCACGGGCACCTATGCCTTCATCCCACTGGATAAGGCGCTCCTCTTTCGCCTGTTCGCGTACAAGAACAACCCCGAAGGCCGCAGCTTACTGCGGAATGCCTACCGGCCGTGGTTCTTCCTCAAGCGGATTCAGGAGTACGAGGCCATCGGGATTGAGCGGGATCTGGCCGGCTTGCCGGTCATGCGGATACCGGCGCAGGTCATGTCCGATGATACCCAGATGGAGAAGTGGAAGAAGCTCGTTGCCGACATCAAGCGGAATGAGCAAGCGGGCGTGGTCATTCCCTCGGACATGTACGGCGATACCGATAAGCCGCAGTACGAGTTGACCCTGCTTACGAGTGGGGGCGAGCGGCAAGTCCCCACCGATCCGGTAGTCAAGCGGTACGAGTCCGACATCCTCAAGACGGCCATTGCGGACTTCATCCAGTTGGGCAACCAGGAAGTGGGCGCCCGGTCGCTGGGCGATACCAAGGCGCAGCTCTTTGCCACCTCCGTCAACGCGCTGTTGGACAGTGTGGCCGGCGTCATCAACCGCCATGCGATTCCCCGGGTCATGGCGCTCAATGGCCTCGCCGTAGAACAGCCGCCGCACCTCGTCTTTGACGATGTAGAGTTCGAGGATGTAGTGGGATGGGCCGAAGCCGTCGCCAAGATGACGGGGGCAGGCATGCCACTCTTTCCTGATCCCGTGGTGGAAAACGTGGTGCGAAGTAAACTCGACTTCCCCGAATTGACGGAAGACGAGATCGAGCAACGGAAGATCGAGGACGAGCAGCGGGCCCAGGAACAAGAGGCGATGGACCGTGAGGCGGCCAAGACGGAACTCGATGGCGCGCGTGCGGAGATGGAACGCACGGGGGCCGATGCGGAGCGGATGCGGGCAGAAGCCCGCCGACCCACCAAGACGGAGAAGGCGGTCATGATCCATACCGGCATGATGGATATGCCCACGGCTATCAAGGAACTCAAGCAGGCAATTGCGCTCCATGAGCAACACCTTGAGGGCACCGCGCCCACCACGGGGACCGCCGGGCGGCGGTCGCAACTGCGGATGATGCGGATGATGGAGCGGGCGTTGACGGCGTTGGGCGTCCCGGATGAGGACGAAGACGGGGAAGGAAAAAAGGGGATGCCATGATCCCCCGCCTCGTGGCCCTCGCCCTGCTGGCCGTGGTCGTGATGATCGCGGCCGGCCCGCTGCGCCCCCTCTACCAGAAGGTGGAGGCGTGGACTTGGAAGCAGGACGAGCGGACTTGGGTGGCCCACGGGAGCATCCTGTTAATGGTGGGATTCTCTACGGCGGTGCTGATCGGGTGGTTCGGTCTCGGGTTCACCGGCTGGGGCATGGGCTGGTATGCACGGCGGGAGAACGTGTTTACCGCCGAGCCGATGACGACGGACAACTGGATGGACTTCCTGGCCCCGCAACTCGGGGGCCTGCTGGGGTTCGCCCTGGGGCTGGTGGTCCGGTAATGGTCACGGCGCTCTGGTCGCTCGCCGGGGCCATCTTGGGGACGTTGTTCCTCTACGTGACGATTGACCGCGTGCTGCGGAAGCATGGCGACCCGCGTCTCAGCCAGCGGGTCCGACGGCTGGAACAGGCGCACCGCCAACAGGAGCGGCGGCTAGAAAAGGTAGAGGGTGTCTTGCGACTGTGGCCGACGCTCCGCCCATGATGGCGCTCTTGGCCGCCTTCGGGCTCACGATGGTTGGTGGCATGGTTGTCCTCTGGTATCACCTGTGGTGGAAAGGACGGTCGTATGATTCAGGTCGCCCGGCCGGTCGAGTTCTGGGAGTTCGACCACGAGACGAGTACCAAGATCGTGGCGGCGTTCCTGTCGCAGGGAGCGGAAGCCCGTTTGCGTTTCACGCCCTCTATCTCCGAGCGCGGCGTGCCGATGCTGGACTGGTCGGTCCCCGGCGGCCCGCATACGGAAAGCAGCCATGAGGACCCCGGCGGTGACAACTCCACGGTCTGTCCCCCGATTTGCTGACCGGGTTCTCGTGGGTCTGCGTATTCGCGGGGCTCGTGCCGTTGGCCGTGCTGTGGCTGGAACGGCGACGCGGGTACCGACGTGTCTGGTGGCTCCTGGGCACGGCGTTTTCCGTGTCCACCGTGGCCGATCTCGCCCGGACATTCGGCGCCCCACCCTGGACGGTCTCGGCGGTGTTTCCGCTCAGCCAGTTCGGCTTCCTCTTTCTGGCGCTGGCGGGATCGTGGACGGCGGCGGCGCTCTTGATGGGACTCGCCACCCTTGCAACCTGGGCGGTGCTGCGAGGTGCGTGGGAGCGACCCGACGCGACGCTCACGGTGGCCGGAGGGATGGCTGTCGTCGGGTTGTTGTCTCGGGCACCGTCCCGGACCCGCTTCGCGCTGGCCGTCTACTTCGGGCTCGGCGCGGCGGCGTGGTTCTGGTACTGTACCGATCCCGGTACCGCTCCCTACTTGGTCTACCAGTGGTGCCGGTTGATCGGCCTCGCGGCGGTGACCGTGGAGGTGTGGCGTGAACACTGAATCCATCGTCATGCTCATCCTGAGCGGCGTGGTCACCGTGGTGGGCGGCATCCTGATCCTGATGGGCCGGTTTGCCCTCACGCGCATGGATGAAGCCCTGAAGGACATGGCCGAATTGAAAGGCGCGGTCCTTGGGGTCGAAGGCAGAGGCGGGTTGCTCCAAGAGATGGAACGGCTCCGTGATTGGCGGAACGATGACGTGTCGCCGATGCTGGCGCGTCACGAATCAGACATCGGCCAGCTCAAGCAGGACCGGAACCGATGAAAGACAACTTCACCAAGATCGTGCGGAAGGTCGCACTCGCCATGTTCGTGGTGACGGTGCTCGGCGGGTTGGCAGGCTGGGTACTTGGGCGTGACCCCTCGGTCCTCACTGGGCTGATGGGCTTCGTGACCACCGCGCTCTTTGTCGGCGAAGCCAGCAATATCGGGAAGAGGGCGACGTTCAAACCAGAAGCAGTAGTACCGGAGGCGACACCATGAAATCGGCCTGGCTCATCGCGGTCCTGCTGGCACTCAACAGTCCCCTGCACGCGCAGGACACCGTTCAGGTCCGGCCAGGGGCGATGGTTTGCGGTGGCTGGGTGGTGCCCGACACCACGCCCGGGACGGTGTTCCGCTGCCAGGTGAACGGGCCGAACGACATGCGCCGGGTGCGCGCGGTTGTCGTTGTGGTCGTGGTGGACAGCGTGCCGGCGCCACCACCACCTCCTCCACCCCCACCGGTGGACACGGTGAAGCCACCGCCACCGCCACCTCCGCCACCGTCAGATACGGTGTCGAGCGGCTGGCGCGAGGTCTTCCGGGATGACTTCGAGACGGGCAACCTGACGCTTGCCACGGGCGGATACCGTTGGGGCGGCTCGAGCGCGGGACAAGGGGATGGCCGGCCAGCGGTCGTGACTGCGGCGGCGCATTCCGGCACCAAAGCCTTGCGGTTCACCTTTGCCGGGAATGCGAATCTCGCGGATGATGCGTGGAGCGAGCAGCGGTTCGTCTTGGGGGACACGCTCAAGGCTGTCCGGCTGGAATGGTGGATCTTCCTACCGCCAGACTTCACGATCCGCAACGCCGACGGGCCGGACAACAACAAGTTCCTGCGCCTCTGGGGCGGCGATGAGACGGACGGCAACAACGGCTACAGCCGCTTCCGGGTCAAAGCTGGCTACTCGTTCCAGCTCGGGCCCCAGATCATCGCGGAATCCGGGACGGCGAGTCGTGCCGTCGGACCGCAGGGGTTGACCGGCTGGCGAGGATTACCGGCGCTGGGTCGTTGGGTGCCCATCGCCGTCGAAGTCACGGTCGCCACGGCGACGACGCCGGGGACGATGCTGCTCTGGGTGGACGGCCAACTGGTGAGTGTTAATCGGGAGAACGTTGCCATCTATCCGACGGGCGGGACGGGAAACTGGTTCAGGCACGGCTATCTTCTCGGGTGGGCGAACTCTGGATTCACCCAGACCACGACTGTCTACATCGACGACTTCACCGTGCGGGTGCGGTGACGGTGCTCGGCGGGTTCACACTTCATCGGAGGGATAAGGGACATGGCGTTCGAGCGCGGACAACTCAGTGACAGTGGCCGGGTCGGGGCGCATAGCCTCGCGAACCAGGGCATCAAGTGGCGCTGTCAGTACCAGGTGGATAAGCGGTGGATTGCGCCGGATGGGGAGCACGACGCCGGCGACTACGAGACGATCTACGGGGAGGGGAATACCCTCGCCAATGGTGGGGCTGATGTAATCTGGAAGCGCCTGATCGTCTTGAACCCGACCACGAGCGCCACAGGGGCGGTGCTCCAAGGGTTCAGTTCCGGCACGTCCCGGATTGGTGTCGGCATCAGCTCGGCCGCCGCTGCGGCATCGCAGACCGATCTCCAGGCCACGGCACCCAACAAGACGTATGACGGCATGGAGTCGGGCTACCCGACCCACACCACGGGCACCAGCACAGCGGCGCGGTCAGCCTCGTGGCGGTCGCTGTTCACCACGGCGCAGGCCAACTTCGCGTGGAAAGAGTGGGCGCTGTTCAACTCGACGGGCGCGAGCCGACGGATGTTGAACCGCAAGGTCCAGAGCTTGGGCACGAAGACCAGCGCGGCCCAGTGGACCTTTACCGTCACGCTGACTCTCAGTTAAGGGTCCAGTTGTGACGCTGATGGTGGTGACCCAGCGGCGTGCGCCGGGGTTGCAGGAGGTCATTGCGTCAGCGACCGATGCCTGGGCGCTGACTGACAGTGGGGCCGTGAGTATTCCGGGATCTCCGCCCGTTCTGGATAGTGTGACCGAACGGGATAGTGGTTCTGATGCAGGGGGGTCGGCGTTTGCGTTGGCGGGGTCGAATCTGTCAGCCGTGACGAGTGTCACGTTCAATGGGGTTGCGGCGACGAGTCTTGTCGCCACAGCGACCACAATTACCGGGCTCACGCCGGCCTACGCGGCGGGGGCCGCAGTCACAGGGACGCAAGTAGACATCGTAGCGAACAACGGTTCAGGTATTGATACGCTAGCTAATGCGTGGCGGTACTTTCCTGCTCCTACGACAACGTTGTTCACCGAGGACTTCGAGACCGGTTCTCTCACGGCCGGCTGGTTGGGAACGACGGGCGGCACGGGATCGCTGACCATTCAGGACGATAACGATGCGGTGAGCGGGACAAAGATCATCCGCTGCCGGGTGACCGACAACAGCTCATCGAGCCTTGCCTATGTCAACCTGAGTAGTGGATCGCGAATCGCCAACACCTTCTTTACAAATACCCGCGGCGTCTACATGCGATGGTGGCAGCGGGTCTCACAGTCTACCATCACCAACTCCGGCCTCAATGGACAGGTCAAGATTCATCTCTGCCGGGCGGCGGGCGATCCGGCGGATTGGCTCACTGTCGGCCTGGGGCCGCAGTTCCAGTCCAATAACCGCATGGATGCGCTCATCAACGGCAATGGCTACATCCTGAAGGACGAGTACGGCGACAACAATTTGTACCCCCTGACCGCTGACGAGTGGTTGGAGATTCAGGTTCGCTACTACCGCGACAACGCCACCTCGCGTGGCTTCGCCTTCTTCTGGATCAACGGAAAGTTTTACGGGAGCCAGAATGGCTTTAGTTCGTTGAGTCAGAATAGTCCGCCGGCCAACTGGAACCCGGAGTTCGGTATCTCGTTCCAACAGAGCAACCTAAACGGCGAGAAGATCATTGATCTTGATGATCTAGAGATCGCCAACGGATTCATTGAGCCATGACCTGGACGGTGACGGAAACCGGCTTCCCGAGCGGCGGCAGCTCGACGAACCAGGCGGCGTACAACATGCCGTCGGCAACTTACGCCACCGGGAAGCTCTACAAGGTGACCGTGAGTTCGCTTGGGCTGGCGGCCGTGGACCCTGCGATTCCGACGCTGACGCTGGCTGGCCTCACGTTCACGCAGCGCCAAACGATCCTGACCTCAGCGGCCGAGGGTGGGCGGCGAACCACGGTCTGGACAGCGATCGGGAATGTCACCGGCAACATCAACATCGACTGGGGAGCAGAAGTCCAGTCAGCCGTCCAGTACAAAGTCGTGCAGGTCGAGAACGACGCGGGCACGCCGGAGTTCGTGCAGGTCAGCCCGGATACCGACCAAGCCACGAGCACGGCCCCGACGGCGAACTTGGCCGCATTTGCCGACGCGGGGAACCTGATGCTGCTCTGGGTGAGCTGGCGAGTAGCAGCCACGACCTTCGCCAAGGATGCCGCACATACGGATCTGACTGGTGGAGCTGTACCGGGTGGCGATAATCTTGCCCAGGACGGCGCCTACTTTGTGGGCGAGGATACGACCCCGAGCGGGACGCTATCTGCGTCCACTGCATGGCGGGCGGTGGCGCTAGAAATCGGACTGGAATCTGAAGGCACCGCCCTCCCGATCACGGAATCCATCCTGATCCGGTACGTCTAAGTGCCGGAGTTCACTGATTCCGATGCGCTGACCTTCGCGGAGTCGAGTACCCAGCTCGACTATGCTGATACCGTCAATACCGCTAGCCTGACCGAGGAAGGCGGGTTCGGTGGGGAAGACAGCGCCACCGTCAGTGAATCGGAGTCAGGCACCGCGATCGTCACCGCCACGGCGGACACCGGGACGCTGGCCGAAGTCCATACCTTGGGCATCCCCTCGGTTGACAGTGACAACGCAACGCTCGCTGAGGAGACCCAGCTTACTAGTACGACCCCGACGGATGACGATGCCCTGACGTTCGCCGAGGCCAGTAGCCAACTGGACTATGCGGACACGGCTGACGGGGCCACGCTTGGGGAATCCGGGACCGCCGTCCCGATTGAGTTCCTGACGGCGACCGATGCGTTCACGCTGACCGATCCCGATGGTTCAATCCTTGACCAGCCGACCGAGGCTATCACCCTCTCGGAAGGAACTGTCGAGATCACGGTCAATGACTTAGTGGCAGAAGCGACGCTCACCGAGTCCGTGGCCATTGCGGTCGAATCGAGCGATGCGCTGAGTCTGGCCGATGCCGGGCAGATTGATGCGCAATCCGCCCTGGAGTTGACGGACAGCGACTCCATGACGCTCACCGAAGCGGTGGCGCTTGTGGTGAGCCTTGTGGACACCGAGGCGATGACCCAGACGGACGGGGTGGTGGTCATTGGGGTGGGAAGTCAGACGGCGACCGTCACCAATCCTGATGAGTCCCAGGAAGTCCAGACGGTCAATGTCGAGGCGCTTACCGTCACGGACGCTGGCGCCCTGACCGAGCTGTACACGGCGATAGACAGTGGGACGCTTGGGGAATCCGCCGTCGTGGAGATCGGCGGCTCTATCCTCCTGGTAGTGGTCACGGATAGTGATACCTTGGCGTTGACCGATGCCGGGACCGCAGTCCTTGGGCTGACAGGCCATGCTCACGGCACGGCAATCCTGGTGGCCCGGCTCGATGGCACGGCAACCCTGACCCCGAAAATGGCGGGCACGGCATCCGGCGGACTGGACTAGGGAGGCGGTATGGCGCACGCGACAGCGTGGTTCGACAACAACGACATGCAGGTCATGATGGACGAGGTGAAGTCCAGTACGATGGGCTCCACGTCCTACTTGAACAGCTCCACGGGGTTAACCTACCAGGTCTGGAAGGCCACCAGCACGTCGAGCACGGCCAACCGGCTGATTGCTGCCACAAACCTGCCCTATGTCACGGGAACGAACGGGCGGTATCGGGCGACAGTCCAGAGCACGGCGGCGACGATTACGACCACCCAGCGGGGGATGGTGATCTTCACCCTATCGCACTCTGGCCTCAATGGGGAATGGCGGCTACATTGGCGGGGCGAGTATCGGCGGACCACCTAGACCCGTGCTTAACCCTCTTAATCTGGCCCCTGTGGCGCTGATCCCCCGGCTCCGGGTCAGAGTCTCCAGCCCCGACTACCTCGACCGGCTGGTGGTCTGGTGGACGACCTGGGGGGATCTCATGCCGGAATCGGCCAGCCGGGAGTTTCTGGAGATCATGCGGGAGGCGTGGACAGTCGAAACCACCGGAAGGGTTCTGCCTGACGTTCTTCCGCCAACGTGATCTTGCTGTAGAGAGTCAGGTGTTTGGCGGGGATCGGGTTCCGCACGATTATGAACGGCTGATCGGCATGCCATTCCCACTGTTCGCCATTCAAGAGTGTAAATGTCCCGCGATGACCAGCCGTTGTTACGCTCTTAACTCCATTATCCAGAAGCACTTGTCCAGTCTGGGTCAATATGTCGGACTCTTTGAATCGTGCCCTTATGACCACTAGGCTGCTAGTTCGATGTTTGGTCATTGCCCAGAGAGCTTGGCCTAGTCCCGTCAATCCTGTCTGGGGTTCAGGCCAACACCAAATACCCTGATCTATGTCCAAGAACTCAGTGATTCGTGGTTGCTGGAGTGGGTAAGGTTTGAGTCCATCCCGCTTGATCGTTTCCCACGCTTCAGCGGTGGTATAGTGATAGCCGATCATGAGCTCAACCGAAACCACCGCAGGGCCGTTACCCAGCGACCGTCCCGCCAGTAGGCTTCCCGAGCCTCCCCTTCCTGAGTGAAGCCAGCCTCCAGGAACACTAGGGCCCGGCGGTCGGTCAGGGTGTCGGTGTATAGGCGGTGGAGGCCCAAGACGTTAAAGCCGTGATGTATGAGTGCGGCGAGAGCGTCCGGCTCAAGGTTGGGCAGCGCCATGCAAGCGACCTCGGCGCTCCGGTTCACCCAATCTAGATTCGTCAACCCGACGATGCCGAGAGCGGGACCATCACAGACATAGTAGCCATCCCAAACGTAGTACCGCATGGTCCGGCCCCCGTCTGCGGTCAGCCGCTCATACCATGCCTCTTGATCGGCGAGGGTGAGCAGCCGCCGTTCCCGGACGTGGCTGTAGACCTCCGGGCTGTTCCGTAGGTCCCGTATCCACGGCAGGTCGTCCCGCTCAATGGGGCGCAAGATCATTCGACACCATCATACCGCCCCACCAATCGGGGCAAGGGGTTGCTCACCCTAGCCCAGGATCGGAACGACCGTAAAAAATCCAGGCCGATCCCACTAGGGCGATGACAGCGCCGATGCCCAAAGCAAGAACGCCGGCCCATCCAGCCCTGAAAAAAACGGCACCCACCCAGCTGCCGAGCACTGCTCCAAAGACGATAGCGGCGAACAGATCGAGCGTGTCTCGTATGGTCATGGCATCTTCTCCGCTACCCGGCGGATCAAGGCCAGGTCTTCGGGGGTGTCGAGCGAGAGGTGGGGCACTGTCTCCGGTAGCACCGTGTAATGGCCATCTGCCGCGAACATGAGTCGAATCCATGGCGTCACATGTTCCCGGTCGTGGGGCTCAGTGGCCAGCGCATCGGCCACGTACAGCGCCGTCGCCGTGAACACCTCCACGTCGAAGCCTGACGGCACGGTTCGTACCGGGTAGATGTTGGACACGTACATAGCCCCGGTATCGAGGAGTCGCTTCACCTGCCCTTGGATGGCGACGGGATCAACGAGCGGGCAATCCCCGGTGATGCGGACTACCACGTCAGCCTTGTACTCACGAGCACAGGCGGCATAGCGGTTGAGCACGTCATTCTCCGGGCCGTCCCACTTGAATACGGTAGAGAGGCCCGGCCTGAGGATGACTGGGGAGTCACCTAACCGGAACCACTGCAAGATCGTAGCCTCAAGTTCACTGTCCGTGGCCGGAATGGCAATAACGACGTGGTATCCCGCTTTGCGCGTTCGTCTATAGACTGTGCAGATGGTTGACGAATCCCTGATTGTCTCCAGTACCTTCCCCGGAAACCGCTGTGAGGCCATGCGGGCCTGGATGATGCACACGACGTTGGGGGTCATGGTGTATGCCAATCCTCTGCGTCAGGCTCAGCCCGGTCTTGTAAATGTTCGGCACGTTCCAAGAGCGCGCGTTGGCGGACTAAGAGTTCTTCGTAGGCGGGATTCGGGGTCATCCTTCTGGTGATGGTGTTGATGGATCCAATTAGCTGTACCGCCGCTGCTTCAAGGAAAGACAGATCGCAAGCAGTTGCGGTCTCGCGTACTTCGTCAGCGATCACCTTGAAGATGCGGACGTTCTCGGCCCGCTTGGCGGCCACTTCCTCATCAGTCATCGGATCTCCCGGATAATCTGGAACGGTTCAGCGTAGTCGCACATAGCGATGGCGCCCCAATTAGTGGCGCGGACCCAAAGTTGTTGGCTATTACGTGGGTGAGGCATTGGTTTTTGCTCAATAGTGTAGGCGTCCATCTCCATCATCTTCTGTTGGACATGCTCGGCCGTCAACTCCACAAACAGGTTGGGTGTGAACCGCTCATGCCACCAGTCGCTTGACCCCGGCACCTCCCCGCACCAGATGGCCCCACGATAGGTGGTCGGTCTGGCCGCCGCCATGACGGCCTCGAAGATGACGCGATGGTCCTTGTTCACGTCGGCCGGATGGTGGGTGATGACCACGGTAGGCTGGTGCGCCGTGATCGCCTGTTCTACCTGCCGCGTCCAGTTGATGAGCGGTTCATTGTCGAACATGTGGTCCGTGCCATCTTGCCGGCCCTTGTTCCCGAACCACACGTCGCCTCCGTACTTGGCCAGCGTCCCGCCGGCCAGCAACACCTCATCATCGGGATGCGCGGCGATTACGAGGATGCGCGGCAGAACGTCAGCCATTCCTCAAACTCCTCATCTCTCGCAATGGTGAGGCCCGGCTTTTCAGCGCGGGCCAAGTCAAGGCAGATTCGCGCGGCCATCTCGACCCGCATAGCCGTCCACTCGGGTAGCGGCTGATCGGGCCAGAAGGATTCACCTCGGAGCATGGCGCGAGTGGCGTTATACATGAGCCCGGAGCGCCGCGGGGGCCCGTAGAGGCCGGGGAAGCGGACAACGTGGGTACGGTTGCTCCCAAGGCCAAATGGTGGGTCCTTCGTCAGTAGTTCTTCCGCAGCTCGCTTCTGGTCGGCATACTCGCTGCCTTCAGCTCGCGTGCTGACAAACACGACGAATGACGGTCGCCAATCCACAAGGCATTCGGTTAGCAACCAGCCGAGGCCGATCATGTCCGTTGCGGGCGGCATTGGCCATGCAGCGTGGATCACAACACGCCGCTGATACCATCTGCGTCCAAGGATGCTCCAGTTCTCCCGAGGGACCGGCACCACGTCGGACCCGCCGAGCCTCATGATGTGTTGGCCCAGATAGCCCGAGGCCCCGGTGAGGTAGATCATGCGATCACTGTCCTCCAGTACCGTCTCAAGGTGAGTCCCACCGTATGCCGCACCCGTGTCGTGCCTTCCCCATTCCAGATGGCCAGTGGATCGGCCCCTGCGTGTACCGCTAGGCATGTCGTGGTGCTCGGTCGGGGATTGATCTCGAACGGTAGGAACGCCGTTCCGTTGTCTATCCCTTGGATGTTGTACGTCCCACTGGTCGGTACGGCGCGGTGGATCGCCTCACACGCCGCCACGACACGGGGATTGTCGTCCGTCACCCCGTCGAGCGTGATGCCCCGTTTCCGCACGACGCGCACCGGCACCACGGCCCGCAGGTTCTTGAACTGATCGGCCATCATCTGGACGGTGTACTCCTGGCCGTGCACCACGTCCTGCTCGACCAGCACGTCCCGGGAGCCACGGCCGTACCGGGGCTTGGTGAGCGTGGTATGGGGAACGGGAATCCCCCGCTCCCGGAGACAGCGGATCGAGCCGAACTTGTCCAGCATGACCGAGACAAACCATTGATCGGGAAGGAGGAGCTTCACGCCCTCAAAGAGCCGGAGCCGTTCGATGATCGGCAACTCCTCATCTACCGTGGGGATCACCAACCCGATGCCCCACTCGCGCACCAGCTCTAGCAGCGTGGTACAGTAGGCGGGATCACTGGCCAGTGGGATGGGCACCCGGTAGCGCGGAGGAATGAGCGGATCAATCGCCTCGGGGTTGGCGTCGGCCACCCAGACATCATGGAGTTGAGCGCGCCAGTAGTCCCAGAGGGGCACCGTGCCCGCGCCGCCACCACCGGTCAGCAGGAGCCTCACGCGCACTCCTTGACGGCCTGTACCACCGTGCCGATTTCCTGCTCGGTCAGGGTAGGAAACATCGGGATGCTGACCGTCTCGGCGGCGTACTTCTCCGCATTGGGCCACATGCCGGGCTCGTAGCCGAAGCGTTGCCGATAGTAGGGCTGCAATGGGATGACGGGGTAGTGAATTGCCGTCCCCACACCACGGGCAGCCAGCCGATGGCGGAAGGCGTCGCGGTCAGGATGCCGGAGCCGGTAGAGATGCACCCAGGACTCCGGAGATCGGGGTTCCACGGTGAGACCAGTGAACTCAGCATCGTATTGTTCTGCGATGCGGCGCCGTATGTTTACGCCAGTCAGGACGCGGGCTAGTTGGGACCGGGCCAGTGCGGCAGATAGCTCCGGCATCCGGTAGTTGTAGCCGAGTTCCACCATTCTGGTGAGGACTCGGCCATGTGAGCGCAATAGGCGGCATTTGTCAGTTATCTGCGGGTCATTGGTGACGATGGCCCCGCCTTCCCCAGCGGCAACGTGCTTCGCGGGATGGAAGCTGAAACAGGTCGCCAAGTAGTCCGGTGGAAGCGTGAGCGGGCCGTGGCAGGCATCCAAGACTTCTGCTGGCAGCGATGCCGCTCCTGCGGGTTCACCGCCCAAGGTAGGAAGCAAGGTATCCTGAAACATGGGTACAATGCCCGCCATGAGCATGGTGTTGGCTGTCGCCACGAATGAGATAGCGGGGCAATGGCAATAGCGTCGGCCTATTGCTCTTAGGGCTAGATGCAGCGCCGCCGTCCCCGAGTTCACCGCCACCGCGTACCGGGCTCCGGCAAACGTGGCCAGTTCGTCCTCGAAGGCTTCCACCTCTGGCCCCTGCGTGAGGTAGCCGGATCGCAAAGCCCGGAGAACCGCCGCCTCGTCCTCGGGCGTGATCGCGTGACGGGTGTACGGGATGGTCATGGGAGCGCCTTCCTGAGTTCGTCCACCGTCAGCCATCGCGTGTTCATGTCGCTGCGGTACGGGCCTGTCATGCCTACCACCGTCTCATGCGCCGCCACCAGATCCTCATGCACCTTCTCCACGCCGCGCGGCCCGGTGATAGTGAACGGCGGGCCGTGTGCTCCCTGAATCGCCAAGGCGAGATCAACGATCTTGTAGCTCGGCATGAAGGCCGGGACGTAGAGCCGCCCGCCCGGCATCGCTACCGTGTTGGTCACGAACAGGACGGCTTGCTCTAACGTGATCCAGAACCGGGTTGACCGCACATCCGTGACCGGCAATCGCCTCCCTTCCCGGGCCAATCGTTGCCAGAGCGGAATGACCGAGCCCCGACTGTTGGCCACGTTTCCATAGCGCACGACGGAAAAGAGGGGCGGGCCGCCGAGGTAGGCGTTTCCGCCGAGGACCATCTTCTCGGCGGTTCCCTTGGTGAATCCGTAGACCGTGATGGGATTACACGCCTTGTCGGAGGATAGGAAGACCAAGCGGGTATGATGCTCCACCGCGGCGCGCACGACATTCAGCGTCCCATCCACGTTGGTCCGCTTGGCCTCATCGGGATCATACTCGCACTTCTCGATCCGCTTCATGGCGGCGGCATGAATCACCACGTCACAGCCCCGCATGGCGAGGTCTACCCGGTCCCGGTCCCGCACGTCGCCCACCAGGAACCGGAGCCGCGGATCAGGGAATCTCTCGGCCATCTCGGCTTGCTTCAATTCATCTCGGGACAGGATGCGGAGCCGGCCGATTCCATGCGCCAAGGCATAGGTGGTGAAGGCCTGGCCGAAAGACCCCGATCCCCCGGTCAAGAGAACCGTTTTGCCGGTGAGCATGAGGGACGCTTGCGATGTTGACGTTCAAACGTCAACAGGGGCACCGTGAGCTATGCGCGTGTTGTTCTTGGGGCCGCCGGGTGGATCGAACAAATTGGCCGGCCGGGTCTATCGCTGGCTCTCCACGCAGCCGGTGACGCTCTCCGCTCCGATCATGGATAAACTGGACACGGTAGACGGGTGGGAGCTGGGCGTGTCCTGTGGGTACGTCCACCGCGTGCCTGGGCCCATCCTGGCCGGCCTGCCCATCGTCAACCTCCATACGGGCTACCTGCCGTGGAATCGGGGCCGATTCCCGAACGTCTGGCCTATTCTGGATGGCTCGCCGGCCGGGGTCACGCTGCATTGGATGGACGCCGGGATAGACACCGGGCCGATCCTGGCTCAGGCGCGGGTCACGGTGGAGCCGTGGGACACGGCGGGGACGTTGTACCGGAAGCTAGAGACTGCGGGCTTCGCGCTATTCCGGGACAACTGGCTGGCCGTGATGAGCCGGTCTCCGGGGGTGCCGCAACGCGGACCAGGGACCACCTACCGAAAGGAGGACCTTGAGTTAGTGCGGGCATCCCCGGAGACGCGGTTACCAGTCAGGCGGGTGCTGGACATTCTGCGGGCGCGGAGCTTCCCGGGCTACGGGCTGCGGATCACAGAAGCGGACGGGACGGAATGGGAGGTGTCGGTCGAATGCCGGCAACTTGGGCCAAAACCGCAAAATGACAAAAGGTCGAAGCCTCTTGACGGTTAGGCGGGGTCCTGCCCACGTTCTTAGTTAGGGGGTAAGGATGATGCGAGTAGGCGAATGGTGGTTGCCCAATAATGGACTGCGATATTTGACTCCTGGTTTCACGCGATGCCGCAATTGGCGAGCACAGTTCTTGGCGATCATGCCCCCGGCTGACGGGATCACCCTAGACTACCTCTATGACCCCGATGGCTATCTACGCGAACGTCACAAGTGGGATGCGCGCCACCAGATACTTGAACCCGAGCAGAGGTGATTTTATGACGAATAGGGCCGAAGATTACCTGATCATACCGTTAAGCCCAGCACGAGAAGTCTTCCTAGTCGTCGAATCAGTGGAAGATCAATCTGAACAATTCCGAACATCCGGTCCCCATCTAGCTATCGGAATGGTTGTTGGTCCTCCCCCAAGTGACGGCAAGACGTGGGTCGTGCTCTTTCCAGATGGGGCAGTTCCAGCTTCCTGTGTTTCTCTTTCATGGGAAGCGGCTCTTCGATGTTGCGAGAATAGGAAACGTTGCAGGGAGTTGGTTGATGATTCTGAGGTCCGCAAAGTTCTTGGCTTGCCGTGTCTGAAACCCTCCTGAAGCCCGACGGCGTGACCATCGTCGCGGAACTGAGTTGCAGCCACGGCGGTTTATTCACTAACGCACTCATGCTGATCGAGCACGCTAAAGCCGCTGGGGCCGATGCCGTCAAGTTCCAACTGTTCACCCCGGATGACATGGTGGGCGTCGGCCGGGAAGGCCCGATGCTGACTGCGGGCCCGTGGGCAGGCAAGACGCTCCGGCAGCTCTACAAGGAGACCATGACACCCCGCTCGTGGTTCCCTTCCCTGTTCGCTCATGCCCGGAGTCTCGGATTGGTGCCGTTCAGCAGCGTCTTGAGTCTGGAGGGGGTGGACTATCTGGAAACGCTGGGCTGCTGCGCCTACAAGATTCCGAGTGCGGAAATTGGATGGCTGGAGTTGATCGGGAAGGCCGGGGATACCGGGAAGCCTGTACTAGTATCTACCGGCATGGCCGATGTGAATGAAATCCGCGAAGCCGTATTCGCGGATGCTACTCTACTATACTGTGTCGCGGCCTATCCATGCCCACTTCAGTATGCCAACCTCTCTCAGTTATTTCCTGATGATGAGCACGACTGGCCGTATTGGGGGGTCTCCGATCACTCCAAGTCCCTCATCCCGCCTATCGTCGCTACTGCCTTCGGTGCCCGGCTCATCGAAAAGCACATCCGGCTACCCAACGTCGAGACCCCGGACAGCGGCTTCGCCTTGACGCCGGGCGAGGTTGCCGCAATGGTACAAGCTGTCAGAGACACGGAAGCAGCCATGCGGGAACCCACCGAGGACGTGGAACAAGAGAGCCGCCAGTGGAAACGGCGCGTGATTGACGGTCAGTGGTTGCGTGGCTGAGTGCTCGAAGTGCGGCGGATGCTGCCAAGTGGTGGTTACCCGATGGGCAAAAGATGAGATACGGTATCGCGGACAGGGGAATGATGTGCCGTTTGTCCTTGCCCACTGGACAGAAATCTCATTAGACCGGGCCCGTGAAATCTCGCCATTCCTGAATCTATGGGACCTCACATCCGATCCTGCTAGGCATTTCTACACCTGCGATGCGTGGGATAGCACCACTAAGTTGTGCACGATGCATGAGGACCGGCCGCCGGTGTGTCGGGGATTCCCGTGGTATGGAGGTGAGCCCAACAGTGGACTCTGGCCCTGGCCGCAATGCGCGTTCTGGGAAGATGTCCCCGAAGCCGACTGGCCCGACATTGTGAAGATGGCGCGAGTGGAATTGTGCGCGCCATAGTCCGCACCACCAAGCCCAAAGCCTTCACCCTCACCCATACCATCGCGGATGAGGCCGAGCCCGACATCGCTCGCACCATCCGCACCGCCTTCCTCGAAGCCCGCCGGCTCCTGAACCTCCCCGAGCTGGCCCGGTTCTTTGCCGACCGCTGGGAAGCCCAGATCCTCGACCACCAACGGTGGCGCACCATCCTGAACCCGCTGTACGCCCGGCTGGTGGGTATCCTCGGCGCCACTGTGGGTCATGCCGCGGAACGCCACGCCAGCCTCCTACCGGTTCACAAGACGGACCGGGAGACGCTAGGATCGGTGGGCTTTTCCTTCCAGCTCACCAACCAAGAAGCCGTCCGGTGGGCGGAAACCCATGCGGCCAATCTCGTGGTGGGCGTCTCGGAGGAAACCCGGGCGGCCATCCGGCTCATCCTCGTTCGGCTCTACCAGGATCCGACGATGGGACCGGACCGGGCCGCACGGGAAATCCGGGCGATCATCGGGCTCACCCGCCGTCAGGCGATCGCGGTGGACAATCTCCGCCGGATGTTGGAGCAGCGCCGCGACTTAGCGACCATTGCCCGGGATGCCACCAGCGCCTTGTCCCCGCAACGGCGGGCCTTCTGGGCGGAACAGCAGATCAAGACGGCGGCAGTGATTGACGCCAACGTGAGCCGCTACGCCGACCGCCTGTTACGCCAGCGGAGCGAGACGATTGCCCGAACGGAAAGCATGACGGCGAGCAACCGGGGTCAGCAACTCCTCTGGGAGCAGGCCCGGACGGTGGGACTCGTTGATACGGAAACGGTTCAACGGGAACTAGTGGTCACTCCCGACGTGCGACTTTGTGAGATTTGCGCCCCCATGCAGGGTGTTCGGGTGAAACTCGATCAGCCGTTCACCTTGGAAAGTGGCGAGACGTTCATGATTCCTCCTTTTCACGTAAAGTGCCGCTGCACGGTAATTCTCCGATTTTCCTGAAATAACCTAGCGCCCCAACGTCAACAAGTAATACCCCTTCCCCAACCCACTGGGGGAGCGACGGTTGC